GGAAGATGATGAAGAGGAGGAAGAAAAACCTGCGCCAAAGAAAACTTCTAAAGTCGGAAAGAAAAAACCTGCACCCGAACCAGAGGAAGATGAAAACGAGGAGGAAGAATCAGAAGCGGATAGTGATGAGGATGATGGTTTGGATGACTTAGATCGTAACGAATTGAAGAAATATATACGAGATAATGATTTAGACGTTTCAGTCAAAAAATCAATGTCCGATGATGATTTGCGCGAAGCTATCCGCGAAGCCTTGAAAGAGGATGGAGATGAAGATAGTGACGAGGAGGAAGATGATGAAGAGGAGGAAGAAAAACCGCGCGCAAAAATGTCAATGGCTGATCTTCGTAAACGCTTAGGCAAATAGTTTTAATACAAATATTGCGTTTTTTAATTTTGCATTTTGAGAGACAATAGTATATACTGAAAAGTCTGCTATTGTCTCTTTTTTTAATCTCCACGTAACATGAAGAATAATTTTGTCGATAAAATAGTAAAGAGGTTTAACAGCGAGGATGTAATAAAGTTTTCCGATAAGGACGGATTTATGGAAGTAAAGAGTTGGGCGCATACAGGTAGCCCTACTTTGGATTACAATCTACGTACTTTTGGGTTACCTACTGGGATTATAGAAATAGCAGGAAAGAGCCGGAGTGGAAAAACTACTTTGGGGCTTATGGCAATGAAATATTTTTTGAAAGAAAATCCGGATGATGGAGTAGCGGTAATCCTTTCCAGCGAAAACCGTGATAATAAAGATTACGCATTACAATTGGGATTACCCATTGACCAAATTATAATCATAAAAATCCGGTATGTAGAAGCAATGTTTCTTCAAACTAAAAAACTTATCAATGACACTCGTGAAATTCTAAAGGCTGAAAAAATTACTCCGAAGTTCTTTTTCCTTTGGGATTCATTAGGCGCAACCTTATCGAAGTCCGAATTGGATACCATGGAGGAAAATATTAAGAAACTTGACAAAGAACTTCAAAGAGGTACGGATGTAGAGGATATTGAATTGAAGAACGAGAAGATGATGGCATTTGCTAAGGAAGCAAAGAAATTTGCTAAATTTATAATGTCGGAAATGTATACGAATATTATCCACTTCGTTATGCTTAATCACCAGTACGAACAAAGTACAATGGGAATTTCAACGCGTAAATCTACTGGGGGTGAGTGGGTAGAATTGCTTCCCACTATTCGTCTTTCCATGAAATTGAAAGAACATAAAAAAATTGATGACGTAGAAGTTCTTCAAATAACGGAAGTAAAGGTTGTTAAAAATGACTTTGGAAGTCGAAAGAAAACTGATATAGCTATTCTTTTGGGGTATGGAATTATACTATCAGATGAAGATATTGAATATGCTTTGGAGAATGGGATATTAGTAAAAGAGGGTGCCAAGAAAATATCATTCATGAAAGGCAAACTATCTTGGAGTTCGCCGCGTGAATATTATAAATTATATCAAGAACATAATCCTCTGTTAAATGTTCTTCATTCCCGCATCCGCGCTTCTATGAAAAAAGATTTAGCTGATCTTAAAAAGTCTTTGTTACAAGGTATCGAAGATGAAGAGGACGATGATTGATCAAAGTTATATAAAGTATGGGAAAAGAAGCAATTGGAGTTTTGATAAATGATCCTCATCTCAATAAAGATAATGGAGATTTGGTAAAGAATATTTTCTATCAGTTGATAGAGGTTTGTCGAAAATATAAGACGAACCGTATATTTTGCGGAGGAGATATATTCACTAATCGTAGCGGACAACCTCTGACATGCTTGATAGATTTTAAGGAAATAATTGAACGAGTTAAACAAGCCGGAATAGAAATGCACGTCATTCCCGGAAACCACGATAAGACGGATGGAAATAGTGAAAAAAGTTATTTGGAAGTTTATGAAAGTGATTACTTTAATCTTTATAGGGTTGGGAGTCGTAAGTTCTTTAGTGGCGTTATTGTTGCTTTTATTCCCTACTTTGGCGATGATCGCTGGCTATCAGAATTTGAAAAAGTTACGGAGCAGATCGAAGAAAATTTCAATGATGGTGATATAGACGAGGATACGCCTTTGATACTCATAACTCATTCTGGTTTTGATGGAGTTGTTAATAATGACGGAAGTCGCGTAAGTTCAGAAATTAAACCAAAACTTTTTGAGGATTGGACCAAGGTTTTGATAGGTCATTATCATAACGCCAGTAAATTAGCTGATAACGTAATTTATACCGGATCAGCATATCAGAATAATTTTGGGGAGAGTTTTGATGATAAAGGATTTACGGTAATATTTGATGACGGAAGTACGAAATTTGTACGTAGTAAATTCCCCCGTTACATAAAGGAGACGTTAGATGTTGATGATACGGACGCTCTTTTAGGACTTTTGGAAGCGTATAAAGATAACAAAACAGATCATATAAGGTTCGTTTTCAAAGGTAAGAAGTCCGATGCTCATAAAGTGAACATGACCGAAATTCAAAACAAATACGGTATAGATTGCCAATATGAAGCGGAAGAGCAAGTTGAAGCAATGGAGGCATGCGAAAATCCCGAAGTCTTGAATCATAGCTCTCGTACTATACGTCAAGACTTTATAAAGTTTTGTTCAGAAAATGGTATAAAGGGCAATAAGTTTAAATATGGTTTGGAATTAATCAAAGAAATAAGCTAAAAATGTGGAATCCTATCTATATAAAAATCCGTAATCTTTTTGCCCATAAAGATTCGGAATATCGGTTTAAGAACAACGTTTGTACGGTTATTTTTGGTAAGAATAATACCGACCGTAATTTTGGTAACAATGGCGCTGGTAAAACTACGCTTTTGGAGGGAATTGCGATAGCTCTTACAAATGAATCTTTGAGGGATGTCAAGAAAGATAATTTCATCAACCGCGATGAGGATGATTGTATGGTAGATTTCCTTTTGGAAAATTACGTTCTAAAGAAGTCCTTGAGAATTGTACGTAGATTCTTTCGCGGCAATAAACCCGTGAAGATAGAAATATATGAGAATGACATTTTGAATACTCAGTTAACTTCTGTTTTGGAAGCTAATAAGTATATTTTTGAGCAAATCGGTATAACGCGTGAGGATTTATTGCGTTATTTCATAATCTCCCAAGATAACCGTTATATGTTCTTTACAGCGTCCGATGGGGATAAAAAGGAGATAATGAACCGGATAACGTCTGCTGATATGATAAATCCCGTCTTAGAAACTCTTGCGGAACGACTAAAGGAAAAAGAAGCAGAATACAAGCCTTTAGCGGATGAAATGGACGAGATTACTGTAAGAATAGAGTTATTATCAGAGCAAGCAGAAGAACTGGAAAAAATGAATACTTTTGAGGATGACTTAAGAGCAATTCAAGATCGCCGCGCGGAGATTAAAAGCGAAGCCGGAGAAAAAGCAGTTTTGGTAAAAAAATATACTTCTTTGATAAAAGAAAAGGAAGTTCAAATACAAGCAATATCCGTCCCAACGGACTCTCAAGCAGTCAAAGATAAAGTAAAACGTTTAAAGAGGGAAATTGAGGGTTTAGAGGACACCTTGTTAGAAGATCGTACAATTGAAAGGAAATTGAAATTGGAGTTATCAGAAGCCATTACATGTCCAAAATGTAAACATAAATTCCTTAATCAGTCTGAATTGGGATTAACGGTACGGGAAACTAAAATGCTTTTGGCGGAAAGTGAGGAAAACGTTCTTGCTGGACAAAAATCCATTAAGATAAAAAAACAGGCTTTAGAAAAGGCAACCGCAAAACTTCGAGAAGTAGAACGTGCTCAAGAAATATTAGACGGACTTGAAGAAGAAAAAACCCTTTACAAACGCAAATTAAAACGTCAAGAAGAGGAAATAAAGGAATGCACCGAAAGACTCAAAAAACTCGATCGTCAAGAAGAGGAAATAAAAGAGCGCAAGAAGTCTAACGTTCAACTCAAAGCTATACAAGATAAGATCGCCCGTGCAAAGGAACAATTAGAAGCAATAGAACCTCGTATGAAGAGCATTAAGGAAGATTTAGATATGATACGCTTTTGGAATTTTTCTATGGGAAAATCGGGATTTTCAACGTATCTTGCTAATAAAAGTATAAAGATCATAGAGGGCATAACGAATTCATTTTTGAGGAAGTTTGACGTAGACCTTTCAGTATTGATAAACGGGTTTACGGTTTTGAAGTCCGGAGAAGTTCGGGAGAAGATAGATGTGTTTGTAGAAACAGATGGAACGGATGCGGAAACGTTCCGCGCTAAATCCGGAGGGGAACGCGGTAGAGTGAATCTTGCCGGAGTATTAGGCATTCAGCATCTCATAAATCTCTCTACAAACGGTCGCGGTTTGAATCTTATTTGTCTTGACGAGTGTTTTAACGGTATTGATTCTGAGGGGCAAGAAAATATAATAAAGGTTTTGGAAAAAGTAGGAGTGACGATTTTGATGATTACCCAAAATGTCTCTGATAGCTTTAACAATAAGAATAAACTCTACGTTGTAAAAGAGAATAAAGTAGCGCGGTACGTTGATTCTTTACAAAGTTAGTATATAAATATACCGAAAACTTTGTTGGTAATGGAAAATAAAGAAAGAATTAAATACTTCAAAGACAAAAAGATAATAGCAATTGATCCCGGAAAGAATGGCGGCATAGTCGTTTATTCCATAGATCGGGATAAGTTATTGGAGGTTGCCGTCATGCCGGAGACTCCCCAAGATGTCTTAAAATTACTTTCTGTCTATCAGTGTAACGCTCGTTGTTATTTGGAAAAGGTAGGCGGAATGCCGGGCCAAGGAGGTTCGGCAATGTTTAATTTTGGGCGTGGCTACGGGCACATAGAAATGGCGCTTTTATCGCGTAATATAAAAACTATTACGGTTACACCTCAGCAGTGGCAGAAATGCTTGCAAGTTGGTAATAAGGGAAAAAAGACTACAACGGAATGGAAGATAAAGTTGAAAGAAAAAGCCCAACAGATTTATCCGCGCGTTGGAAAAGAGTTTGGTTTGGTATATAAAAAGGATTGGTTAGCAATATCAGATGCATTGCTAATCTTGGAATATGCACGTTTAACAGAAAATATATAATTCCCAAAATATAAAAGAATATGGATTTAATATACAATTGCTTTTGCTCTAATGAGAATTGCGAAAACCGTAGTAGTAAGATTAAAGCACCGGAGGGTTTTCCGGAATTAACTTGCCCCTTTTGCGGAGCACCTGTAAAAATTCTTGGTCATGAATCTAATATTTATGGAGCTTATACTTCTGCTTCTAAGGAACAAAAGACGGAGATGTTGAAAAAACGTTCTCATGAGCATTTTGAGAAGCATATCAAACCTTACAAGGAGTATAAGATAAACGAAGCAGTTCAAAGTTTTAACGACTACAAAAAAGGATAGCGCGCTATGTCTTTGGAGAACGAAATTTTCGCAAAAGAATACCATTACCGCCCGAAGCAGGTAAATAAATTCTTGGTCATGATAAAATTCGGTAATACGGAACGTAGACGCTTGGCGTTTAGAAATTTAGTATTCCGTATGATGAAAGATATTGTGGTAAAAAATATAACAAATTATCTTAACCTTTTAAATAACACACCCGTACCCCCAGAGGATTTTCCACCGCGCGATGAATTGGTATCAGAATGTTTTTTGGTATTCGACAAATGCATTGAAAAATATAAAGTTCTCCCAAGCCATAACTTCTATTTTTATTTCAACAAATCCCTTTCCCGTAAATTTTTCAAGGATTATCAAAGAGCATTGGTGAATGATAAAATAGAAATGACGGAAGCGATCTACACTTGTCATCCCGATCTTCGTCAAAGGGAAAAGCCGGATACAATAGTCATACTAATGGATATAAACGGGTTTTCTGAATTGGAACGTAGGATTACTATCAGTCGTTTACAAGATATGAAACCGTCAGATTTTTTGAAGAAGAATCCTGATGTAACCTCCGTGCAATATGGAACAGCGTTAAAGCGTATAAAGGAAATACTAATGAATTTACAAGAACAAGGAGAATTATGAACGGAAATGCAGCAGATTTTTTAGTTTATCAAAAAGCAATAGAATCCCTTATTTTGGAGGGTTGTTCTATTTTACAAATTATCAATCCGGATGGATTATGTGTATTCTTTTCGGTATTCAATTTTACGGAGTCTTATTTTAATTCCGCGCAATCCTTAGATTTCAATACCGTAGAGGGCGTTAACATAACAGACTTTTTAACAAAGCAATCGGCTAACTATTCAAACCGGACGTCATTCATTGCTATGTATAACGCTACGATAGACGAGTCACCCGTTGTACGTTGTCAATTTTACAAAACGGCTCAATGGTTCCTTTGGATGCAGGTTGGGGATGATAGAAAAAGAAGATTATGACACCCAGTAAAAATCAAATAGCAATTTACAAGGCTTTTAACCTTACCCAGCGCGACCTTAATATTTCAGCCGTAGCTGGGTCAGGCAAGACAACGACATTATTAGAATTATTGAAATTTATTCCCGTTGATGAGAGTTCTTTATTTTTGGCGTTTAATAACTCTATTGTTGATGAGTTAAAGAAAAGGAATACGCGGCGTGATGTATTTATAAGTACGATTCATTCTTGCGGTTGGCGCGCTATACTAATGAGGTACGGTAGTAAGGTGAAAATGACTCCCGCAAAGGCTTTAATAAAGACGGAGAAAGCACTTGCGCGCTACGAGATTGACGAACGTAAACGGGGCTGGTTCCTCTATGCTATTCCTCAGATCATTGATCTTATGCGTTGTAACCTACTTCCTCCTGAGCCGGAGTCGGTAGAATGGATCGGTGAGAGATATGATTTGAATATAGAGGACATTGAGAAGAAGATGGCAGTAGAGGTTTTTGAGGCTATGAATCGCGACCGTTCTTGTTTTGATTTCATGGATATGGTTTATCAACCCGTCTATGATTCCTCTATACGGATGAGAAAATATGATTACGTATTTTGCGATGAAGCTCAGGATTTTTCCATTTGTCAGCAAGAATTCATACGTAAATGCATAAACCGTAGAGGTCGGTTGATTACCGTTGGCGATCCACGTCAAGCAATATATGGGTTTGCCGGTGCTGATGAAAACTCCTATGAAAAGTTAGCCGATTTGAACGGCAAAGCAATCCGGCTTCCGCTGTCTATATCGTACCGTTGTTCAAAAAACGTAGTTCGGGAAGCCCAACAAATTGTTCCTCAAATTTCCTATTCCCCTACGGCAGAGGATGGTGAAGTAAAATGGGGCAGTTTAAAGGAAATAAAGGATGGAGATTGGATTCTTTGCCGTAATCTCAAACCTTTGGTAGAAGCGTACATTTGGCTGATAAAGAATAAGATCAAGTGCAAGATCAGAGGAAAGGAGATTGGAGAGGGAATTCTTGCCTTGATAAATAAGGTAGGAGGAAGTACGGTTGACGGACTTTTGAAGAACTTAGAAAGAGAACAAGAACGTTTGATTGAAAAACTCTCCAAAAAAGGTATAAAAGAACCGGAGAAGCACCCCAAGATGGAAACCCTGCTTCAAAAGATAGAAGTTATAGAATGTTTGGCGGAAGAAGTAGAGACAATAAAGGGCTTGAGGACGTTAATACAAAGCATTTTTTCTGACGAAGTACGCGGAATACTACTTTCTACTATTCATAAGGCAAAAGGCTTGGAAAATGATAAAATCTTCTTTATTTGCCCCGAACTCATCCCCAGTAGGTTTGCTACCCAAGAATGGCAAATAAAACAAGAAAAGAATCTTTTCTACGTAGCGATAACGCGCGCCAAGAGGGATTTAACGTATGTATCGAAAGTTACATTTGATCAAGAAATTAAAACTAAAATAGAATGCAATCATGGAAAATATTAACAAAAAAGCTCTTGACGATGAGCTCAATATTGAGAAAGGAGAAGAATTGTCAAGACCGCCAAGAAAGTTTATCCCCGTCCCCAAGGTTAATAGAAGCAAAGAAAAACCTAAGAACGATGGAAAAACAAAAAGGTAGATTTTATTTAGCGCAATCGCTGGATGCTAATGGAAAGAAAGTATATCTACAAAGGTTAGTTTCTCCCAGTTCAGCAAATAATCCTCCTACAATAACGTATGTGCCGGAATTTGCTTTGAGAGGAACGAGTATGTTGGACGTTTTTCAAATGCGTCATATGATCAAATTATCTTCAGGATATATCAAAAATAAGTCTTGGAAGATCGTAATGTTTGAGATGGAGGTAGAAATACCGTCCTTTGCTAAGACTGATTTTGAGAATAACTACGTTGATCTTCTATACGAGCAAGGCATACGCAAGTTCTCTTTATCAGAGAAAGAAAAAGAGGAATATGAATCTTGGAAGAAAACCTTTAAGTTATGATGGAGTACAGAGAACTGACCGTGGGCGATAAAGTAATGGTAATATCGCACGGTAAATTAGTAGGAGTATCAGAGGTTAATCTTGTCTTTAATGATACCGCATTTATAACTCAAAGGGGGCTTGGATATAATACTACGATTTCTACAACCGCAAATTGTCAAGGATTCATTTGTATGATAGATCAATGGGAGTATTACCTGTATAATAAGGAGACTTGCGACCGGAGAGGTTTTGAATATAAAGAGATATAGCATAGTTTATATTGTTTGTTGTAATTTTCTATAAGTTAGATTATCTATTATCACTTTTTGTTAAGGATTGCTTGGGAAATGAGAACTTTTATGTCTTTGTGCTCTTCAGAAATTAAACACTTTGTATATGGGTTTGGTAAAAATCACCTTTGGGTTATTCGCAATGGTGGAGACGGCAAACGTATAATTTTTGTAGAATTCTAAAAAGGAGGAAGAGAGTTATGGAAGAAAGAAAAACTTTAAATATCGAATTACCGCAGTTCCCCTCTGCGGTAATATCAGAAGATTCCCAAAACTATTACGTAGACCTCCGTACAGGACTGGGTGAGGGAATTTATCCCAAAGACAGTTTTAGTCTCAATTCAGCAATACAAGATCAAATTAACTTATAAATAACAAAAAGAATCATGGAAAAAGAAAACATTGACATCCTCTGTTTCTCAACGGACGTTAGAGGAACTCACGTTTCAGAGATGGCTAATTACGCAATAAGTAATTTTGGCGCAAATTACTTCGAAGTAGGACAGATATCAGGACGCGCCTATGGTATCCCAACGGTAACAAATTCCGGTAGCCCATTGCCGTTACCCGTATTAAGATCAAACATAGTATTGCTTTGTCTAACGGCAGCGGAAAATCCTGATCATACGTTTCATCTCCCAAGCCTTATGTTTGGAGATGAATCTTATTTGGATGATGATATGTTATCTACTTGGATAAAGGAAAGCGGATTTGGGGAGATTCCTAATTTGATATTTGAGCGTCATAATCATTATTGTAAAAGCCCTATTATTGGGAGATGGTATTATTGTTTAGGTAAAATCTTTTCTGGATCAATAGTTACAGAATCCCCTAATATTGATAAGAAAAGCCGCAATGCTGCTATGACACTTAAAGAGTTTCGTGAGGAATGGGAAAAACTTATTAAAACTCCGATTTTGAAAGGAGATGATGATACGGAATTAATTTCTTTGAGAACTCCAAGATTGCATTCTCACGGGATTATGGAAAACGTATTAAGGGAACAAGGCAAGATCACCGCAGAGGAAGTCATTGTTGACGTTCTATGGCGCGATCTCTTCGTAGACTATAAGTATGTACCGGGAGACGCTAATCACATTGTAGTGACTAAAGAAGAGTTTATTGAATTTTTTGAAAAATAATAGATAGAGGGATATGAAAAAAAAGGAACAAAGCCGTCAGTGCACTACTCCGCAAGAACTCCTACGCCGTCATCAAGCAAAAAGGAAAGAAAAACGTTTTGCACCCTCAACGCTTCTCTTGGAGATAATAGAGAATTGGAAAAAGAAGAAAAGACGTAGATAGTAGAGGAGATATGAGTGAAAAGGAATTAAAGGATTTACTCAAGGGCTATGACCGTACCGCAGTTCTAAGGAAAGACTCAAAACGCTCTTTCCGTATCTTCCTATACCGTAACTTAAGGCGTATGCAGATAATGACCGCAATACAGAAAAAAGATGATTGGCGCGTAGAGGGAATATCAGAATACACGCCCATACTTCCGGATCAGCCCGTAACCGTTATCCGTCTCACGCGTCTCCGTATCGCCCCGAATACGAAGAGACTGCGCCGTAGAACCCCATACGCCAAGGGAAGCGCAGATATAGAGGAAAACGAATAAAATCGTAACATAAAAAATTGTATGGAAGAAAGAAGAAAGATACCTATACCAGAGGACGTTGTAAATGCAAGAGAATACCTAAAGTGGTATGCGTATAATTCTCATCCCCTACTTCGCAATCCCCGCCAAATAGTTTCTACTGGGGAAGAAGTAAGCCTTGGACTTATGCCTCATCTTTTCGCCAAAGCCATAGAACACTTGTCTACCAAAGAACAAGAAGACCTCATGGAGATGAAAAAGAAGTGGATGTCATTGAACGCCAAAAGGTCTGCAGCAAGTGCCAAGGCTTATGGAAGAGCAGGATGTCTTGGGAAGAATCAAAGAACGGATAAGGAGAGAGGATATAAGTTAAGCCCCTATGAGGAAGACATAATGGAACTTCTTGGGCGTATGTTTACCGTACCGGAGGTTATGAAGATTCTTGGAGAGGAGAACGGAATATGCGTATCAGAGGACGATGTCAAAAGAGTTTTGAAGACTCATATAATAGAGATTGAACGGAGACGGGAAGAATACCGGAATAAGATAACGGACGTACGGTTGTATAACAAGAGACCTCGTTTAGACGAACTCTGTTGGATGTATTCTAAAATGAAGTCCCGGTATATAGTTCTGAATTCCGTAGACGCGTATAATGCAATGCTACGCACTTTGGAGCAAATCCGTAAGGAAGCAGAGGGAGACGTTTTGAATATTAACGGAGTCTTGGACATAAATATAGAAGCTACTATTCAGAATCATATACAAAAGGAAATTCTCAAGACAATAAATCTGAAAGAAATTATCTTGGGACGCGTTGCCGCCCGTATGGGATTCGATCTAAAGAAGTTGATTGCTGGTCTGCATAATTCCTACTACGCAAAGTTTGTTGATATAGGAGGTGACTATGATCCGCAAGCAGAGATGGTATACCCGTCAACAATGGCTTATGACTTTACGGCTATTGAGAAACAAAGCGGACGAGAGGTACAAGATATCAAAGCAGAGGAAGTAACGGAGGAGGAAAAGACATCTGCTCAAAGAACAAAAGAAATGTTCTTGAATAAGATTCGCCGCCAAAAGGAGGATTTGGAGCAACGTCAAGGACGTATGGACGTGGAAGCAGAAGCCTTGCGTGAACCCGTAGATGAAGAACCGTTTCAGCCCGTTAAGAGATGTTTTGGACGCGCCAAGGATAAGATAATATTCTCCAAGCGTTCAGAGAATCAAGGCAAGGTACGCGACCGGGACTACTATACCGGAGAAAAGAAAACTAACAAAAAGAAATAAAAGGAGTGGTTATGAATATTGTAGCAAAAGTTTTGGAAGAAAATCCGTCAAGCGTTCTTTTGTACGTTTCGTTTTGGGTAGAAGAAAAGGAATACTTTTGGCGGTATTATATCTCTAAGCGTTCTATAAAGATTGTCAATGAAGCAACGGTACGTATTTCTCCGTTAGCATTCCAGTCGCTCAAGGACGACATAAAAAGACGTCATTCTTTTAAGCAAGTACAATACGCGTTCCGGTATGCACCGGAGAGAGTAAGTTGGGATAAACCTTGAAATACGATGATTGGAATATTTATTTGCGCGGTAACGGTCTATTGCTTTGGAGAAGTAAAAGGAGGTTTGCGTTGGGATAAGTTAGTACGCCCTGAGAATTTCTTATCAGAATGGCTATTTTGGTCTTTGGCGACTTCTTTGTTTTTACAAATCATATTCGATCTACAAGGTTTATAATAGAGAATTTAAGAAAGGAGAAAAGGAATTGGATATAAGCGAACGTTTTTATGAAAGATGAGATTTTGACGGAATATGCTATTAAGGGAGTCGTTGCCGTATTGATCTTTGTAGCAGTTTACGTTTTCATAGCCTTTTCTGTATACTCTTGTTTAAGCGATTCAGAAAAAGAGGAAGTACAAAATATTGAGATGCAAAGATGTCACGTAACGAAATTAAGAGAGAGAGAGTCAGAATGAAAGACACGTTGGATGATCGAATATCTGCCTTGTATGAGCCGTTATTACTTCGCGCTAAGGTTCTTCTATCCGGAGACGTAGAGATGGCGCGTGACCTTGCAAGTGACGTTATACTGCGTATGCTTTCTAACAAAGATAAATTTGAAGACGGAACGAATCTCAACGCTTGGGGATATACGATTTTGAAGAACTATATTATTAATCTTCATAGGAGATACGGCAACAAAACGTTTTTGAGAGATAACGCGGATGAGGAAGAAAGAAGTATGTTTGAGCGTTTAGACCTTTTGACAGAAGACACGGATGATTACTCGCGATCGCTGGACGTTCGGAGTGCTATTGCCGCCCTACCGGAAATATACCGCGTACCAATCAACTATTTGATTTGCGGATATAGGTATGATGAAATAGCAAATATTATGGGGATAGAAATGGGTACGCTGAAAAGTCGTATCTTTCACGCCAGAAAGAAATTAACAAAAGTTTTAACCGATTAAAATAGTATTATGAATTTTGAAGATAGTTTTATTGCCCTTGTAGCAGTAGTATTTATCATTACAATGACTCTATGTATTTTACATTTTGGAGTAACGCGTCAAAAGTTCGTAGATTCTTTCCGTCTTAATCGGATTACAAAGAGTCGTAGAGCAAGTAGCCTATCAGACGAAGAATTGGAAGCAAGGGTAAGAGAGATAATTTGGATGAATGATGATAGAATTATCCGCAACGGGTATGTAATAAAGATAGATGAAGAGACGAAAGGAACGCGGACGGCTTTGATAGCAATTGAACTTTATACCAGCAATCAATTTTGTTTACAAAATCCGGTATTCATTCGTACCGATATAGCCGGAATAAACTACAAGGCAGAAATACTCAATACAAAGCGCATTGCGCGTGAGTATGAGGATATGATGAAAATAGCAAGAATGTCGTTGAGAAAAACTTTTGAGTATCTATCGAAGATTGAACGCGGTGATGAAGAAGCAATGAGGGAAGTTGAACAACGTTACGTTAGATACGTACTTGAAGAAATTTTATAACCAGTTATTAGATACTCCATAACTTCTTTTTAGTTTGAAGAACTAAGTTGTTTATTTACGTGTTGCGAATTCTGGGAAGCGTCCCGGATTACTTTTTTAATTGATAAGTCAAATAGTCGAATGGTAAAACTGTGACATGGGTAAAGTCTGGTCTGTGAAGATCGGACTTTTTTTATTGTTGATTTGCCCAATATTTATAAACAAAAGTTAAATTCTTTGGTAAAAACAAAAATTTCTTGTTAAGAATTTTGTAAGCTCAATAATTGTTCTTATCTTTGTACTGTTCTTAGAAAGGAACACATAACAAAGTTAGGAAATATAACAACTTAAAAATACAGAATTATGAAAACTATCGAAAATCCAACCGCAAACGTAGCTAATGAAGTAGTTAACCAGAGTATTGTAACATTGACCGATAACGAACGCACTGTTCTTGAGGCATTATATAAGAGCGCAAAAGAAACTGGCGATAGCGGAATTGAATATATTTTAGAGAACGTTTCAGCGGAAATGAAGAAGAGCGCTAAGAGCGTTGCTGCTACTATCGGTAGTTTGTCTTTGAAGGGCATGGTTAAAACTCTTAGCGAAGAAGATGGATACTATTTTGACGGGTATATTACTGAAGAGGGCATAAAGGCTTTAGAACAAAAAGTTGAGAAGTCCGAAAAGAAAGAAACTAAGCAAGAGAAGAAAACAGAAAAACCCGCCAAGAAAGAGACGTTTGCCGCTAAGGAAACAAAGAAAGTAGGCGATCTCCATAAGAATGGTAAATGGGTATGGACTGAATACGCCCCCGGTAAGTTTGATTGGCGTACTCGTCCAGAACTTAAACAACGTCCCGGCGCGAAAGCTAAAGCCGGGGAAGAATCTACGAAGAAAGGGAAGCCTGCTAAAAAGGCGGCTTCCAAGGCTTCTACGGTCAAAACTCCGGTTAAGAATACCGAAACTAAGATGAGTGATGAACCTAATCAGAAACTGCTTACAATTGACGAATGGATTGCTCTTCCTAACAAGCGTTCTATCGTAGCAAAGAAGATATCAGACGCTCAAAAGGAAGCGTTCAAATTGATCATGAAAGGCTACCGACTAACCTCAGATATGAAATTCTTTGAGAACGGTGAAAGCCGCAAAAGTTGCAATATAGAAAGTGTACAAGCGTTGTTTGCTCGTTACGGAATAAACTATTTGCCGGAGGGACTTGTAAAATGAAGGTAGTCCTTTTGTACGAATTCAGAGAGATAGAGAAAACCCCGGTATATATTTTGACCGCTGTAGCGAGACTACGAAGAAACGGCAAATTCATATCGGGAGTTTTTCATTTTCTTATTCCAGCCGTTTGGGATATGCGTGATAATGCCTATTCTCCTGACCTAAATGAAAAGATATATAGTTTGGAGGAAGAAGAATATTATTTAAGCGTCCAAGACTTCCTACGGCAAAAATACCGCGTTCCCTTTGATCGTACAAAGTTACTCAAGATAAAAGAAATTGTAAAGTAGTAATATGTACGTAGTAATAAACGACCGGATATGGGATTTGAGGGAATTGAAATACATTTCTCCAGTTATCGCCATAGATAGTAATATTGCGACTATAAATGCTGAAAATGCTTCCCTTACTTCTCAAATAGACAAGAATACCGCCTTTAGGATTCTTAGTGCGGTAGGAGAAGAAGGCAAATGGGAGCAATTGATAACCGGCATGACAAACGAAGTTTTGGGATACTTATTTTACCTCAGATTTGAATATACGAGAGAAAGAATTCAATCTATATTATGCTCAAAACTATACGTAGATCGGGAAGTAGCCCAAGACAATTTAGACAATATATCCACTATGATAAATAGGGAATTTGATAAATTACCAAAATACATTATATAACGATGTTTGATACAGAATTTGAGAATTTCGTGTTTGATTTTTACGATCTCTTTAACGATAGGGAGAGAAAAGAGGGTGAAATGGAAATAAAGATTCTTGGTAAGAAATTTAGAACCAAGAAAGAAAAGGAGAGATTGAAAGGAATACGAGAAAGAGCAGAAGAAGTAGAATATGAAGAATTGTAAAAGAGATCGCCAAGACAGTTTTCTACTTTTGTATATCATAGTGGCGGTAATAGCCGCCGCAGTGCTTTTAGCTTTGGAGAAACCTCACACACCTCCGGCGAAGCAATACAAAAGAGAAGTAGCGCGAACGGATACCTACGTAATATACCGGACGTATGAATACCATCTCCATTCAGTCCGAACGGATACCGTACCGCGCAAGAAACGAGTGAAGAGTACTTTGGAATTACCCCATTGAAATCAATTATAGGAAGTTACGTAAATTTTGAATTCGTAACTTCCTATTTTGTTATGTATGAACTAATTTAAATTTTGTAAGATTATGAAAAATTTGTATGTAGATTGTAATTCACGTACCGTTCAGGTATCACGCATTGGTATAGGTTTGGACGTTTCCGCAGCCGGAGTAGTAACCGATATACCCATTCCTCAATTCGTAAGAGTTAAAGCCGTAGGAGGAGAAGCAAGAATCAAGCAAAACGGTGACGCAGGTGATGGCGTACTTCTATCGGAGGGAGAGACTGAGTATTTCTTCTTAGATCGTCAGCTGGAGCTTGTAAGTGGTCAAATTAACGTAATGTACTAAACGGCTATGTTAGGACGTTTTGGAAAATTAGGAAATATTACCCCTGCGTACCGTGCTTCCGGTGGCGGGGGTAAAACATATAGGTTGTTTGATGCTTGGGATTTTTCTACTAAGAATAATGATAGCCCCAACCCAGAACAAATGGTTGGAGAGAAAGGTCACATTCTTAATTTGAGAAATTTTGCTTTTGCTGGGTCGAGTGGGTATGGATTGTATCCGGTTATTTTTGGAGTTGGGAAAACTTGGGAGAAAACTGGTTATTATAGTTCTGATGATGTAACTTTTACAAACACTTCTATTACTTTATTTAAAGCAACTAATCAATCGGCAATAATTTATACTTACATTACAGATGAAAATGGAAAGGTTATAAACAATCTTCAGGTTCCAAGTTTCAAAATGAGGATTACAGGACTTGGGAGTAGAGAAGTTATAAGATATCAATATATAGCCACTGCCGATGCTACTGAATTAACTCGTAAAAATTTTGTTGATGGAGAAAGCGTTGTACCAATGAGTTTTGCCCCGTCTGATAATTTTTCTGTAACGAATTCTTGGGTAGGATTTATTTGTTTGTTTAATAGAGAGAGTACTAATATAACAATAGAAGTAATTCCGGATTACGAGGGAGCATTGGTATTTGATAACGTAGACGATCTTGCCGCTATTTCCTTTGCTGATACGATAGGAGTTGGAGAAGATTTTACAATATTGGCTGATTATCAACCTTTAGGTTCTACTTCTACAGTTCAATGTTTCATAGGTTGCAGATACGGAGATTTGGAAACTAATTTAGGAAAATATGTACGTTTCTTTTACCCAGCAAACGTAACAGGCGTTAATTTCTTTCGTGGAGTTCGTGGGTATTGTTATCCGTACGAAACTAATGATCCTAAAGTTTACAAAGAAATGTATAAATCGGATACATTGGGGAGAGTTATGAACGTAGGTATGGAGAATTATAGATTTAAATATCTATTTTTGAATGGAGCAATGAACGATGATATATCCAATGTTTGGGCTTTAAAGCCTGTTAGATTGGCTTTCTACAAAGTAGTACTTTATAAAGGAGTAATGACTCAAGAAGAAATGGACGAGGAAATAGCAAAGCAATTCCCCGGTTCAAAATCCGTTAGGGCGTTAACCTCAGATGACGTTGAGGAGTACGTACCAAGTGATAATTTATCAGATTATCAAAAGTATATTGTCATTCCTATGGACGAACTTTATTCAAAGGATGATAATTGGGCAATTCGTATTACGAACGTAGCGCGGACGGAAGCCGTAGTACATCTTGAAGAATATGACCGCTGGTATCCTCCGATCTATCGTACCGTTTCAGAGGGTGAACAAGAAAGAGTTTACATTCATCCCGTTATAACTGGACGGGAATTAAAGGATTTACTTGAAACTCCAGAATGGAAGTCTGACGTAGAAGCGATTTAATTGTCATAATTCCCATATTATATATGGAATAAGTTAAAAGTCATAATTTCCCAAAGATTTTATGACTTTTATTTTGTCCGTATCTCCAAAACCATTACCTTTGTACTCATAATCGAAAAACAAATTGTAAAACTAAAATAAAGAAAATTATGAAAGCAACAGTAGAACTTACAAAACAAGAAATTATCACTTGTATTACAAGCATTAATAGAAATAGAGATATTGATCAAGAAACAGCAGTTTTGTTGACAAATCAATTTCGCAAGGCTTTAGGTTGTCCAATAGATTTGAAGTATGATAAGTCTTGGGAAAACGTAGCAAAAAATCTCATGGAATATATCCAATATTTCTACTTGCGCAAGAGTTTATATGACAAAGAATTCCCTCAAGAATACGTTGACCGTATAAAGACGGCTGCTGAAAAATTCTTCTCGTCTAATCCAGAATACCTCGATGAGACGTGTCTCGAAGAACTGGGATACGGGAGTGAGAAAGATTTAGAAAAATACAGAACCCTTAAAGACTTTAAAGAACTTGGAGACGCGTTAACGGAATATTTCTTAGAGATAAAATAAATATGAATATTTTAGAAATAATCAATGGACGGTTTGGGAACAAGGTTCTCCGCCGTCCCTATCGGGGGATTTGGAAAACGTTTGTTTTGGTTCTTATATTCTTTGCCGCTTTATATCCGTTCATACGCATTATGAGTTGGATAACGGATTTTTGTAATTACGTATTTTATTAATCAAAAAGGAGGAAGAAATTATGACGCAATCAGAAACTATTTTAACGGTATTTTGTTTCTTAACAATATACTTTGCCGTCTGCTGGCCAATCGGATTCTTAGCAGATCAAAGAGGTAGAAATTTTTTAGGTTGGACTATATTGAGTATGATCTTCAGCCCCATAATAGGGTTCGTACTCGTATTGGCTTTTGGAGAAACGGAAGATAAACGTGAAGCAAGAATCCGGAAAGAAGCAAGAATTTGGTTTGAGGAAGAACAAAAAGCAAAATCATGAACGTAGAAACAGCGCAAAGAGTCATAAAGAAAATATCTTGGGCAATAACAAAAGAAGAACGCTTTCTCAATCTCGTATCAAGGGCAATGAATATGCCTCCCAAGGAACGAGAAAGAATACTGAAAGACGCTCTTTGGGTAGACGGAACTATACCCAGTCAAGTTCAATACGCGATACGTAAACGGGAGAAGTTAGTAAATGCGAGAGATAGACTGACGAAACGTTACTGTAGCAATGCTGTAAACCACAATGGAAGTGACTTTCATAGTTCTAAGGTAGGGATTTATTCTAATGAAAAGATCAATGCTTACAAGTCACGCAATTCTGAACGTGTAACTTTCATAGATTTGTTTGCGGGAATAGGAGGTTTTCATCAGTCTTTGCATTCTCTTGGAGCTAAATGTGTATTTGCGAGTGAAATTGATAAGAACGCCCGAATAACCTATGAACATAATTACAAAGATATTTCTCCAAACTTGTTTGAGAATGATTATAAGTTATTCAATTCCGATATAACAAAACAGAATCTTTCAGAAATACCGGACTTCGATATACTTTGTGCAGGATTTCCTTGTCAACCTTTCTCTATCGCCGGAAAAAGAAAGGGATTTGATGATACAAGGGGTACGTTGTTTTTCAATATTGCCAGCATAGTTAAGGAAAAGGTGCAAAACGCCAAGGCGCCAAGGGTTCTTTTCTTAGAAAACGTAAAAGGATTAAAGAATCACGATAAAGGAGAGACTTTGAAAGTCATATTGGAGACTCTTTCTGAATTGGGATATTCTTATAGATATGAAGTTTTGAATGCTAAGAATTTTGGAGTTCCTCAAAATCGTGAACGCTTGTTTATAATAGCTTGGTATAATAAGACAATACATATCAAAGATTTTAATTTCCCCTACGGATTAAGACCGGATGGAACGCATATTTATGATCCTCAAAAGGTACAAGAAGAAAAAATCAAAACAAAACTTTCTGATATATTCGAGCCAGAATCAATAACTGACCGTTACGCTATTAGTGATGTTGCTCTACGTGGTCATCAAAGAAGAAAGAAAAGGAGTGAGAAGAAAGGCAATGGTTTTGGATATTCACTTTGGGATAGAGATAGTGAATATTGTTCAACTCTCTTAGCAAGATACTATAAAGATGCGAAAGAAATACTAATTTATCAAGCCGACAAAGGAAAGAACCCAAGGAAGTTAACTCCAGTAGAAGCCGGACGGCTACAAGGGTATTTCATAGAGGGAAACGGATGGATGAATAAGAAGTCAAAAGATAGGTATAAGGACAATATGGAGTTTAAAATAGCAGTTTCAAATACCGAATCCTACAAGCAATTCGGTAACAGCGTAGCTATCCCAGTAATAAAAGCTATATCAAAGGAAATTTATCATCAAATTCTCAAAAAGTAAATTTGCCCAAAAAGAGACTTTTGTTTCTCTTTTGAGTCCCCGTAGGGGACGTTTTCTCTTATTTTAGAGTTCTTAGTATTAACCCTATAATACTTTGAATAGAGAAACTAAGAAAAAGAATTTGATAGATTTTCTTTGCTACTTTCTTTGATCTATAAGGGGGAAAGAGTGTTCAAGGTTACTTCAGTTATTAACTATCAAAATTTCGATAACGGTATGAAAATTGTAAAAGCGATAGCAAAAAGGATTTTGAGAAAAGAATTAAAAATCCAAAGAGAAATTAATCAAGAGTTATGTCAGAATCTCAAAGAAGCAAATAAAAGTGTTAAGTATTACAGAGTAAAATATGAGTATTACAAAAACAAACAAAAGTTAAATACTGCTTCTCAAGAAATTGCAGACATTATCAGTAAATTTCCAAGCTTACAAATTTACTACGATATGGTAGCAAAAGAACTTGGATGCAAAGTAGAAGAAATAGCATATCTTTCCGTTCATCCGGATTGGAAAGAAACCGATGAAGAGGGTTGGAGGTATAAATCATTCTTTCCAAGGGATTCTACTTTGGAAGTAACAATGATTCATCCAAATTATTCCACCAGTGATTTTTGTATCGGTACAGTAGTTAGGATTATTTACAATGGAACTACGTTTATCGCTGAAAGAAATAATTCTCCTTGTATAATTTACGCTAATCCAAAAAACGTATAGTCATGGTAAAGGTTCGTTTAAGTCAAATCAAGGAGGAATCCAGTAAACCCGTTAGGATTCGTAGAAAAAACGTCAGCAAGGTCAAAAGAACCACTAACTATGACGATTCTTATGACGAGGACTACGAAGATGAAGATCATAAGCCGGAAGAGGATATGAAAACCCGGCTTTCGAAAACAATACTCCATTTCAAATCAGAGGGAATAACTATGACGGCTTGGGATTTAAGTACCATAGAGCCGGAAATGCGGTTTGTAGAAAGTCCGAGACCTCACTGGGAATACGGCATAGTTATAAATAAAGGCTTGACGCCGGGGCAGTTTATCCAGAAAACCGATTTGTACATTTGGTATCGGAACGAGGAAATGCGGGATAGGAAAATGAAGCATCTTCTGGAAGTCCTTAAGGAAAATGGCATGAATATCATAGAGATATAGAAAAATTCAAATATAAGTATGTTTGAAATTATGTTTAACTAAAATTTTTGTAAAAATGAAAAAAGATGAACTTGTAAAAGAGATCGCCAAAAAAACTGGATTATCTCAAACGGACGTTAATGCCGTTATCACAACCATGCAGCCCATTATCGCGGAAGCCGTTATTGAGCGTGGAGAAGAACTTCAATTGCTTGACTTGGGTAAATTCAAACGTCAAGTACGCGCTGCTCATACCGGACGTAACCCGATGACCGGAGAAGCCCTTGAAGTTCCAGAAACTCATACAATGATTTTCAAAGCGGCTTACAAACTGAGAAAAGTAATCGAGACTAAGAAAACAGCTGCTAAGAAAGCTAAAAAGTAAGAATTACAAAACAGAAAGTAAATTTTATATTATTAATCATTTCGTTTCAAAGAATAAGAGAGGTTTTAACATTGCTTATTGCCTCTCTTTTTCTTTCTCCCAAAGTTTATAAATCTATATAAAACTTATGGTATGAAAGCAATTTTAAATGAATCGAGTTTTCCAAAATTCCTTGTAGTTAACGAACTACCGGAAAAGTCCTCAACCAATAAATACCTACCGCGTCCTTGGAAGAAAGGTGAATTGGTGAAAGTAGCGCCCTTTTCAGATCAAAAACGTAACGGCAGGTACGATGACCGTTTCAAGTTTGCTACTTCTCCCTCACCAACAGAATTTAGAAAAAGGTTTGTAAAAATAATCCGAAAGGATGATAATGGAGAATGGAGTTTAACTCACATAGCAGGTTGGGAAATATTTAACCCTTTAACAAAAAAGAAGAAATGATATCAAAAAGAATAGGTTCTCATAACTCTTTGAGTTACATTAAACCTCAGTGGTGGTTTAGAATACTGAATTGGACTACCCGTTGTCAGTCCTTAAGTATAAAAGAGCAATACAAGAAAGGGGTACGTTTATTTGATATCCGGCTGAAGTGGTCTAAAAAACGTCAAGACTGGGTAAGCGGGCACGGCATTGCTACTTATGATATTGACGTTTGGGAAATTATAAGCTATTTGAATTATGTCGGAGGATGTACGGTAAGAATCATTCTTGAAAAAGGAGACGAGGATAGATTCATAAGTGACGTTAAGGATATGCTTGCTTTATTTTTGGACGTTGAATTCATATGCGGTCGCAAAAAGAAAGGTTGGATTAAACTTCTCCCGGAACTTCCCGAACCGGAATTGAATCATTTCTATTGGACTCATGACCGTTGGTGGAAAATACCGTTCCCCAGAGTTTATGCTAAAAGACATAACGCGGAGAACTTCGAGAAAGCAAACGATGAACGTTGGTCATTATTCGATTTTGTATGATAACTTCTAACTATTTAGTACACGATTGCGAGACGGGCGGATTGGATGCGGATAAAAACCCAATAACTCAATACGCTTGCATAATTTTAGACGGTCGGACGCTTAAGGAACTTGACCGTTATGAAACCTTTGTTAAGCCTTATGGGGATTTAAAGATAGACGAGGTGGCATTGAAAAAGACTATGGTAACCATGTCTGATATAAAGCGCGGTGTTCCGGTAAAGGAATTTGTAAAAACGGTCGTTTCTCTATATAAACAATACCAAAGCAATGCAAAGTATAAGGAAGCTCAACGGCTTATCTCAGTAGGTCATAATATACCGTTTGATCATAACTTCTTGAATTACGCTTTTGATTTCTGCGATGCGGGAGATATATGGCAATACATTCATCCTAACTTCATAGACACATTGCCTTTGACGAAATTAGCATTCGGAATAAACGGAGATGAAAAGATACGACTTTCAGATGCGGTGCGCTATACAAAGCTAAAAATCACGGACGCTCACGGAGCAATGAATGACGTAGAAGCGAACGCGGACTATTTGCGTTGGATTATGAAACGTCTACGATCTAAAAAGGGCGTTGGGACGGACTCTGAAGAGAAAGAACGCGCAAAAGGTCAGGAATTCTTTGAGTTTAAATGCGCTGGGAAGTCTCCAAAATAATATTCCCCAAAGTTTATAAAGAAAAATTGTAAAACAAATTGTAAAAATTATGAGACGCGAAGAAGAGATCAAGACAAGTTTGGAACTTGCTTTAGAAGAAATTTTGAGATTTGATAGAATGAATGTTTGGATATCTGTTGTAGATCGTCCAATAACTAAGATTCTTGAGGAAGCAGGAGTAAGAAAAGGTTATTCTCCATTTGTTCTTAAGGCACTTAGTAAAATAGGATTAATTGAAGTAAACGGAGTCAATCGTCATCAAAGATATATGATAAAATCTCAAGTCATTCCAGACATAAAATTCTTGGTAGATACTATTCGTAAAGATTACAGCTCAGAATGCGCAAAATATCAAAATACATATTTGTTGAAAAAGAAAGCGTTGACGGCGGAAGCTAATGAATTTGACAAATATCCGCCGTCTTCAAAATCTGATTTGACTCCACCTCGTACATATTCGCGCAAAGATGCGCAGCAAGACCTCGAATTCTCTCCAGCTGTTAAAGTAAAGCGTCAAGTAATTATACCTAATTTGGGCGATATGAGATTTGCGTTGAAAGACGGAGGAATTGTTGAGGGCAAAATAATCTCCTTACATTATGCAGATGATAGGAAGTCTATTTTGTATAATTTGGAGATAATTTCAAAAGAATGGATAAATTGGAATTCTTGTAACAAGAATTGTGATGAAGATCAAAATACTATTCCTGAGAAGTATTGTGTAATGATTGATTTGGGAGTTAAAGACCTATTTGAGACTCCTATGGAAGTTGCTGAGTACTTAACGCGTCACACTTTGAAATACATTAAGAGATAAAAACAAGTATGAATATCAAATAAATTGTAATTATTATGTCAGAATTGGAAAACAAAACGGAAGAAGCGCCAAAGCGAAAGAGACTCACAAAAGAGGAACGCGAAGCCGCCATTGCAAATGGTACGTTAAAACCTCGTCCGAAACGTACTAAGAAAACTGAAGATGGGGAGAACAAAGAAGAAGTGAAAGAACCTACTGCGTCAACTGATCGATCAAAGGAAGAATGCGACAATAGAACGGTATGTTTACCGGAAGAACAAAGCGTATTTATTATGGCTTGTTTGCATCCGTCTACTTCTCAGAAAACAATCGAGATTGCCAAGAATAATGGTCTTGAAGTAGTTATTTTGGAAGATCAGGTAATCAAAGACTATCTTGATCTCAAAAGAGACGGAGATAATACCAAAAAGACAATAGGGGATTTCTTGAGCAATTCTTCTAACCGTCTTAAGGCTGAGGAATCTTGTAAGAAACTTTTCACGATCATTACCGAGGGCGGACGAATAGAGGATTCAGAGAACTACATTTGCACTCTTTCTACCGTAGTTCGTTCTACGAATCTTAACTACAATAAAGCAAAAGAACTTTTGATACTTTTACACACTTTTGGACTTATACAATATACTAAGGGGACGCACGAATTCAAATTCACCTTTAGTAAAGACCTGCGTAGAAATACGATTTTGGAAGAAATAAAGGGCATGTTAAAAGTCCTTAATCAAGATATTCAGCGTATGAAAGTCGCTATTGATACGGACGATGGATTGAAAAAGGAGGAAAAAGATGAAATGTATAAAATGCTCATGCGTAGAATTGACGAAACAATTGAGTATTAAGTTTCATACAAAGTAAAAAGATCAATATACCTTGCCTAATTATACGGGCAAGGTTTTTGTGTTTTTAGAAAGAAGATAAGACATTATGCCTATTTCAGAAAACGGAGGATTAATTTTACAAACCCCAATGCACAGATTGCAGTGCTTAAACATTGTTGATGAAATAATAGAGGGTTTGGACGAAAGAGGAATAAATGAATTGCTTTTAGGATCAGAGGGTGATTTAGATTTCGTTATTGATAACTTAGTTCGGGATACGTTTGAAGTGATGTATACGGGCAAAACTGACGTGGATTTTGCGCCTAAATATACTGAGCGTCTATCGGAGTCTATCGAAGAGACTTTAAGAACTCATAATTTGACGTATTTCATTACTTCGGTTTTACCGGATTTTCAACTCTCTTGGCACCACATAGAATGGGGTGATCTCGTACATAGACATAAGAAACTTTGTATAGAAGCGGCGCGCGACCACGGAAAGTGCGAAGCAGTCGGCACTCCAGTTTTAATGTTTGATGGACGCATAAAAAAAGTCGAAGAAATTAAAGTTGGAGATTTACTAATGGGGGTAGATTCCACTCCACGTAAAGTCACCGCTGTTCATAGAGGTTGGGATGATCATATGTACAGAATTGATCAAAGCAAGGGAGATAGCTACACAGTTAACAGTCGTCACATAAATACTTGCATAAGAATAGACAAAAGAGGTAATTGCTTGGAAGATCATGAAAAGCATATTGTAGATATTGATATGCCAACTCTTTTGTCTTATTCTGAAAATTTCATAAAAGAGAGAATAAGAACGTTCAAGGTCTCTTGGGAAGCGCCGGAACGAAAAGTTTTGATAGAACCTTATTTTTTGGGTTATTGGTTAGGAGATGGAAATTCAAACAATCAAAAAATAACTACGGAAGATTTGGAAGTTGTGGAATATTTAGATGAATATGCGGAAAGACTCGACATGACAACTTCAAGAAAAGGTTTTTTGTCTAATATAAGAAGAAAAGTCATATCTTGTAAAACTAAGAATAAACTCAATTTGTATTTAAAGGGGTATAATCTTCTTTACAATAAACATATACCGCATGTTTATTTACATAATTCTAAAGCCGTCCGGCTACAATTGCTTGCAGGACTTTTAGATTCGGATGGAGATTTATGGTGTAACGGATATCACTTTGGTAACATCAATAAACGTTTAGTTGAAGATGTAAAAAGACTTGCTGATAGTTTAGGGTTTAGAACTTATCTTTCCGGAGGGGAGAAGTTCAATAAGCAACTTAAAAGGATGTATGAATGGTGGGGGGTTTCAATATCAGGAAAAATCGATCAAATACCCGTTAAGATTCCCAGAAAGAAGATGATTTACAATTGGGAAGAAAAAACTTCAAATAAAGATTGGGGTACGATTGACGGGATAACTCCAAGCGTTGTTTCTTCTATAAAGATTACTGACGTGGGACGTGGGGAGTACGTTTCAATAACTACGGACGGTGATCATAGATTTTTATTAGGAGATGGAACGGTAACTCATAATTCTTACTACTTCTCCAATGCATACGCCGCTTGGAAATTATATGGATATTCTAAACCCCGTGGAAGTCATTTTTCTGCCCGTCCAACGCGTTCGAATTCCAACCGTGGGTATTTATTCTCTTTCTCACTCCAGCAGTCGGTAGACCTCATGGAAATACTTAAGGGTACGATTGAGGGGAATGACGTATTGAGAGAGCGTCTTTTCCCAGATACGCGAGCCGTTGGAGCGTGGGCGAGTACGAATATAGTATGTAAGAACGGTGCGAGATTGACGTGTAAGGGTTTTGGAAGCTCTGTACGCGGTGCTCACCCGTTCTGGATAGTAGTAGACGATGGACTGAAAGATAACGTCATATACAGTCAATTACAAAGGCAGAAGAGCATTGACTATTTTCATTCCGTAATCATGAACATGCTCGTACCCGGTGGTCAAATCGTAGTAGTAGGAACGCCGTTCCACGCAAGCGATCTTTACGGAGACTTGAAAACTAAGAAAGGTTGGTTTGTTATTGAATATCCGGCTATCTTCCCAGACGGGCGAATACTTTGGCCACACCGTTGGAGTTTCTTCGATCTTCTGGATAAGAGAGCTACGCAAGGAAATATCATTTTCAGCCGTGAAAACCTTTGTAGACCTATTACGAATGAAGCGTCTATCTTCCCGTTAAAGGTTTTGGAACGTTCCTTGGTACGTATGGAAAATTACGTATTGGTGAGAAATAGGGATGATTTCCCGATTAAGTTTAATAAAGTAGTAACGGGTTGTGACTTTGCTATATCGGCAAACGTAGGAAGCGACTATACCGTATTTACGACTTGGGGAGTGGATGATGAGACCGGAGAAATGTGGCTGTTGAATTTCTTTAGAGAAAAGGGCTTGACGTTTAACGAGCAAATGCAAACTTTGAGAGGAATTAATGCAAGGTTTAGACCAGATTCTATGGTATTGGAGCAGAATACTTTTCAGCAGATATTTGTCCAAGAAGCAGATCGCCAAGGACTTCCCGTTGTAGGACACACTACGGGAATAGATAAGTATGATCTCAAGAGTGGATGGCCGGGGATGGCAATTAGATTCGAACGGGGAAAATATCATATTCCTATCGGGGATGATTATTCAAAAAATGTAAAAGATTTAATTTTTGAAGATTTAGGTTCAGTAGCTTTCACAGATAAAGGGTTGTGTTCGGTCGGAAACAACGATGACATCAGTTCAAGTTTTTGGCTTGCTATGTTAGGTTCTAATCTTATAACTACAGGATTTAAGTACGCTTTCCTTTAAGTTATATTTCTCAAGGTTATTCTTTAGGAAGATTAAGAAATCGAATAGTGAGTACTAAAGGGTGCATAATATGGAATTTATTTCGGTTGAGTTTTAGGAACGAGACTTCAATTGCCACTGAACATTGCCATTTTTACCATTAGCGTCAGCGACACATTGAACCTTAACTTTCATCTTTTTCACTTTAATTATTCCGTATTTATGCACCCTTATAGACCGTTATAAAGTGTAACATTAATTAACAATTGTAAAAATGGAAAAGAAGAAAAAATTAGTAGTAAGTTTACATTTTACCCCAAAAGATCAAGATGTAAAGAAGTTAGTAGGAGAATTTGAAACCGCCTTAAAAAAATACATTGACGATCTCTCAGAGGATACGACAATTGAATTACATCATTGTTTCTTGCCGGAGGAAGAAGTTATTGAAAATGATTTTGATAATTCTATTCACGAAGCGTTCCACGATCTTTACGATCATATCGAAATGGAACAAAACGGCTGGAATCCGGGATTGGAGAAAATCGGCGAGTTGGATTTTTATCAGGAACGTATGTTTGATTATATCGAGCAAAATGACGGTATCTCAGTATTTCTTGTAGAGATTAAAGGCGGAGTGGAGACGGAATTGCGGATGGCGATCAAACGTGACATACCAGTTTTCATGATTGACGAGAATTCCGGAGAACTCGTAAAACAACATTTTGTTAAAAAATCTATTGGCGTAAAAGAGTTGGCAAAATTGATTCGGGAACGGAATTTATCAGAATCCGAATTCCGGAGTTTTGCTGAGAATATCGCTAAAGATTTAGGAGGAGATATTGAAAGGTTAACCGATTTGTTATACCGTCCTACAGTCGATCAGTTTAATCAAATTTTCGTTGAAGACTTTTACGAATTCCGTAAAACGGTTAAGATTAAAATCATTGTTAAGGAGGGTGGAGAATTGCCCGTTTACGCTACAAGTCAGAGTTCTGGAGCGGATATAAAGGCTGCTGAGGATTTTTCATTAGAACCGGGAGAACGGCGCATGATTCATACAGGACTTTACATGCAACTGCCGGAGAACGTTGAAGTACAGTGTCGTCCTCGTAGCGGTTTGGCTTTGAAGAAAGGTATTACTTGCCTTAACGCACCGGGTACGATTGATGCTGACTATCGTGGGGAATGTAACGTAATTTTGATAAATCATGGTAGTGAAAAGGTATTCTTTGAGAAAGGAGAGAGAATTGCTCAATTTGTATTTGTTGAAAACGTTGTTAAGGCGGATTTTGAATTAGTAAATGAGTTTGACGATGTGACGGAACGCGGTGACGGAGGTTTTGGTCACACGGGAATGAAGTAAGGAAGAAGATATGAAAGACTTTGCGAAAATGAAGCCGTTGAGTAAAAATCAACTTGACGATCTTACAGATGGTTTGGTAAATGCTATGCGTTATTCTGACCCAAACGTTGAATATCCGGAATATACGGGCGTAAAGCCGGACGATGGAGTACCAGCGGAATGGTTCTATGGTATTCATAATGGCGTAACGGATTTTTCAGAACTTACGGCAATAAATATGTACGTCACCCAAGAAGCTACGTTTGAGGATGTAGGCGAACTTATGTTGGGTATCGGTATGACTGAAATGAAGCACTACGATAAACTTTCAGATTTCATACGGAAGTTAGGCGGCAAGATAGATCAACGTTGGAATAACTCATCCGTTGCCGTAGGCGGTAGCGTAGAGGAAGCCTTGAAGATTGCTATTGAATCGGAAGAAAAGACTATCAAAGTCTATGAGTCTATTCAAAATAAGATTACCGAAGCCGCCAACGGTACATTTACCCGCACTATGAAAGTAGCAATGCAGTTAACTTCAAAACTCTTGGCGGATGAAAAGGTTCACTTGAATCTTCTTTCAGAACGTTTAGCAATGCTTACAAAAGATGAACAAGATTGAGAATTTCCTTTTAGGCATTCTTCGGACGGTAGACGGGATGAAAGACGGCATTATATCTTACTGTTATAAGGATAGTGATATGAAATGCTATTGTATTTGCCTAAATTGCTACGATCTATATACGAGTGATAAAAGGTTTAAGGCTCTTTCTGAAGCATGGCATAAGGCTGCGAATTCTTTGGGAATAAAGATTGCTTTCTTTTATTGTACGGCTATTGAAGAAAAATTAGCAAAGTTATTAGAACAAGATAATTTATTGTTCCATTTGATGAAATAATTTGATGTGTTAGTCTTGTTATTTTGTTCTATTAGTTAAGGATTGCTTGGGAAAGTAGTCCTTTTCTTTTAACAAAAGTTAAATTCTTTGGTAAAACTAAAAATTTCCCAAGAAAAATTTTGTAGGTATCTACAAAACCCTTACCTTTGTACTCATAATCGAAAAACAAATTGTAAAACTAATAGAATACAGAATTATGAAAACAACAGTAAAAACAGAAAACACATTGGCTTATGCAACAGCGTTCATATTCAATATTAACTCAAACGCTATTTTCGTAATGAAAAACAAAATGTATCGCCATATCAGTACCGTTTATGATAGAACGGAAAATGGAAGCGTGACTTTGGAAATAGTATTCAATCTTACAACGATGAAATACGAGACTTTGAATTGCGATGATAAGAAAGTAGGTGGAGCAGAAATTAGAATTTTATAAGGAGGAACGCGTTATGTCAGACAACTTAGATAAAATAAAGGGGAAACTTCAAAAATTAATGAAGTTATACGAGGGCGCGAAGAAAATTAAATCAGAGGGAGAAGCAAATGCAGCAGCGGCAGCTATACAAAGACTTCTTGCTGAATATAACCTCTCCATGGGAGATATTGAACGGGGCGAAGAAGATGACGCAATAAAAGAGGAAATTATGTCTTGTTATCGAATAAAGTTCATAGAAGGTCAGTGGGAATTTGCGTTGATGAATGTTCTTTGTAAATATAACTTTTGTAAAGCAGCTCACTACGGATCACATAAGAATAAGCAAATGATATTCTTTGGTAAAAAGGAGAATGTGGAAACTGTGAAATGGATGTATTTTATGCTTTGTGATCGCTTTGTTGCTCTTGGTAAAAATAGATTTAACCGTCATAAGGAAACGGAGGAATACGCTTGTGAGCCGATAGGTTTGGATACCTATTTAAGACGCTATTTAATGGGGTGCGTTAGAGGGTTGGAAGATAAGTTTGAGGAAGAAAAAAGATCAACCGATAAGAATGATAAAGACTTTTCTGATAAAGTTACTGCTTTGACGATTCGCAACGAGGGAGAGATACAAGAGTATATCAGACAAAAATATAATATGAGTAATTCAAAGGAACGAAAAACGAAATTGGATAGTTCGTTTTTCTCAGGATACGAGGATGGAAGAAAGACGGAAATAAATAAACAATTAGAAGAAAATAAGAAAGCACAAATAAACAAAGTAAAATTTCTTGATTAATAGTTCTGTATTTTTATGTTTTGGCAACGTGGGGTGAGTTCTTCGGGAATTCCCCCACGGTTATTTTAAGAGTAACTTAAAACAAAAATCGTAATCAATGAATATATTATTTGACGGTAATTATCTGTACCACCGTAATTTCAATATCTTCTCTACCTACTACAAAGGTCAAGATATTGGAGAAGTTCTTCAAGACAAAGAGAAACAGCAAGTTCTCATGCGTAAATGTATAATAGACCTTTGTTTCACAGTAAAGAGATTTAAGGACGTTGAGCGCGTAGCTTTCGTCATAGATTCAACGTCTTGGCGATATAGTTTCTATGATGATTATAAGTACGCGTTAACGAGAGTCAGAGACCCATATTACAAGCATTTCCTGACGTGTTTGGATATGTTTGAGAATCTTCTACGTAAAAAAGGAATTATCGTCAGTAGAGTCATGGGTGCTGAGGGAGATGATCTACTTTACGTTTGGTCATTATACTTTGGTTGGATAAAAGAGGAGAAATTGGTAATAGTTACGGGAGATTCTGACATTGGTCAAATAATGACGCCTAACGTTTCTTTGTTTAATAACAATTCAAAAAATATCTCTTTGCATTGCGTTCCGGAAAGGGAGGTATTTTGGAATGAATACTTTGATTCAGACGTACAAGTAAAAGCAATCCGCCCGTTTGAAGTTCTTTTGTATAAAGTCCTCATGGGAGATAATTCAGATAACATACCTAAAGTTAAGCCGGGAGTAGGTGATAAAGGTTTTGAAAAGTTTATCAAAAGTATAACCCCGTATAAAGAGCCTAAAGATGTAGATTTTATAACCATGGCTACTTGGATTGCTTCGCGGTTTTCGGATTTTACGGGTATGGCGTACGAGGAAGTATTGGGAAAGGTTATTTTTAACCTCAAAATGACTTGGTTGAATCTTTCGGTATATAACGAAATGGATTACTTAACGGAGAACGGGAAGAGTTTGTTGGAGAATATGCTGGAGGACGTCAAACAAAACAAAGATAAGTACAAGTATAATAAGTTGTACACATTGGAAGATTTTTATGGATCATTAATAAAATAGAGACTTTATATGAAAAAGAAAACTATCATTTGGATTGCTGTCGCGGTTTTGGCAGTTATCGGAATTCTCTTGTACATGCATTACACTCCAGTTTGGGTTAGTCTTTCTAACTTAGTGGTAGCCGTAGGCGGAGTTATTGCGGGATGGATTCTTCACATTTTGTACGTTAAATACATAAAGACCGGAGAGGAGGAATAAAGAATGGATGATGTAATGAAAAGCATTCGCGCAGCAATGAACGTCCGTTCTCAGCGTATTTATAACGTCTGTGGAGGTGAAACGGAGGAAAGAATTCAAAAGGCGGAAGAAACTACGGTTGACGATATTGAAAAGTCAGACATTATGAACGCTATACAATATGGCGGTAATATTCAGATTACGAAAACCGGAAAAGAAATCAAAGAATCTGTACAAAACATTCTTATTCCCGAATTGAATGCTCAGTTAGAGGAAAAGAAAACTGCTGCGGATAATCTTTTGGAAGATTGCGGAGATGCTCCCAGACATAGTACAAATCCATGGTGGACGGATGATTTGAGAATTGAAGTACCATACAAAATCTACGAGTGGAACGAAATGGAATATAATGATCGTAGTCAAACAAGTGTAATGGGTTCTCTTTCCGCAGAACATTCTGCAAAGGTAGATAAGAAATACAACTTTGCTAAGAGTGTAGAGGAAGCCGAAGCAAGAAGAAAGTATAACGAAGAAGTAAGAGTCATTTCTAATATTCTTGTGGACTTAAGAGCATGCGAAATTTTGCTTCAACTCAAGGATAATAAGGAATACGCTTTATCTCCTAAGCAGTTAGCAACATTTAGACTATAAGAATTCCAGATATATTTTGTATGATTCTTTTTATGCTTACTTAACCATTTTATGTAACCCGAAAATCCCGTTAATCTGTGAAGATTTAAAACGGGATTTATTTTTCTTTCCATAGTTAATATAAATATCAACGTTTATTTAATCATGAAAGAAAGTAGCAATAATAATTATTGGAAATATTTCCGTGTTGGGGATATTGTTAAAGACGAGGATGAAAGCGTTTGGGGCAATAAACTTTTTGAAATATCGAAGATGCATGGTAATGAGTATTTGCCTTTAGTAATAGCTTATTTCGTAGGCAAGGAAAAGAATACGGAAAATATGTGTAATTTTGATATTAGAAATATCCGTCTTATAACAAATCCAAAGCGTCCTTTCAGAAAACTTCCCAAAGCTCAACTCTTAAAATTAATGCAACGCGGAGTATTGGAAGCAAAACGAGAATTCATAATGAGAGTAAATTCAAAAAATCTTTAATATGTTTGAAAATTCAGCTTGGTATAGCAAACTTCCGGATGAATCCTTGGAGGTTTATGAACCTCATTTGAGGTTATTCTTTGAGACTATGTACGAACGTCAGATGATCTGGAAACGGAGGTTTATTGACCGAAAAGAGCGTCCTTGGACAAGTAATAAGATATTCCAAGAATCGAAGTTTACCAACGTATATCGGGAATTGGATCGTAATAGTCAATGGCAAATAAAAAACATTCTTCTTGATAAAAGTCTTTCTCTTAAAAACCTTATTTGGAAGATGATGATTTTCCGCTTCTTTAACAATCCCGAAACTTTTGAGTTTGAACCTAAAGGAAAGACGCTACAAATGGATATGTTTGGAGCACCCATCAAGTCAGGACTTAAACAAGCCCAAGGAAAGGATGATCTCATTTCAGCAAAGCAATGGCGTAACGGAATACCGGATTGGGAAGAGTATGATGAAGATGAATTTTCGCGTTTTATCGCTGGAGTACGATCTTCTGGTCAGAATCCTTACACAACAGCGTATCTTATAAATTCTCAAGCAACTCCCGGTCAACCGAGAGATTATTGTTACACTCGTGTAGTAATACCTCATCTTCATAAACATATGAACGAACTTATAACAAAGGTCATTATAGCTAAGAAGCCGGAGGATATTATAGAGTATTTGAAGACTTTCCCAGCGGTTGCTGATTTCATTGCTCATGAGTTTTATCAGGACTTTACGTATATCGGGCGTTATACGAAGAAGAAATTTATGAAGTTCGATCAAAACGACTTTACGAATGTTGGTCCCGGTGCTTCCATAGGCATCCGGCTTATTTACCCCAGTCTTAGAACCGTTCGAGAGCAAAAGCAAGCTATCTATTGGTTAAGAGATTGCTCATATTCAATGCTTGAGGATATAGGAAAAGAAAATGGCGAACCGTTCCCGTATCTTGGTTGGGATTACAAAGATAAGGAGTATTTCATTTATAACCGGAACAAGTACAGCAAATGCAAAAAAGATTCCAATGCAATGATGTACGAGGGGATAACCCTGCATCAGATCGAAATGTGGCTATGTGAATTCCAGAAGTATTGGAAAATGATTATTGGTGAGGGTAAACAGCGTTCAAAATTCGTTCCTAAAACTAAAACACTATAAAACGGCGTATGTATTCAAAGAAAGTTACGGCTATGAAAGAGCCGTTAGAAATTGACCTACAATTAGCGGCTATTGAAATTGATACTTCTGTCCCCCGGATGCGTTATCTGTCGAATACGCTCATGGAAGATGGGTTATTAGTGGATGCTTTCAATAAGCTATGGGACGAAATACGGAACGTTCCCGAAATTTCAAGTTTGGACGACAATACGGTATTAAAGGAATTTGTTGATGAGCCGATAATAATTCATGAAACTCTTTCAAGCCGTTATTTAATATACGATGTTGCAGCGGTAGCGAAGATTGAAGAAGTCTTTGACAGTTATAAAGAGTAAATGTTTTTACAATTTAAGAAAGAAAAATATGAAAGATTTTGTATTTGTTAATAAGACAAGCGGAGAAAAATGTACTCTCCGTACGGATATTATTGACGGTAATGATCGCTTCACTATTATGTATCTTGAGGGAGTTCGCGGTACAGAATTTGAAACTATTATGCCGTTCAATCAAAGTACCGTTATGACCGTTGCAGAGATGGAAGAATGGTTCAAGGATTATTCCACTACTTATAACGGTTATATTTACGGAGGTGAACAAATAGTAGTATTGGAAGCTACAACGTTCAATCTCGTTATTACTCCTACTATTACGGGAGCAACTCAGTGCGAAATTACGCTGAACGCTACAAAAGAGGGAGAGAACCCGATTCAGGACGTTATTACTTTGAATAATGATCAAGTTAAGACTTTGAAGATTTTGGAGGGATGGACGTATGAAATCAAACTTCCTAAAGGAGAAATTACTTCAGGTGATCCGGGAAGTTGGGAAGCAGACGCGGACAAGGCTATTGAATTAGCAATCACTATCCCTGCATAAGAGACGCGATATTTTGTATTGTATTTTGTTTAAAGGGTTAAACAATTTTATCTAAGTTTGTTTCATAATTTTTTGATTGATGGCGGAAAGGGAAATGGCTTAACAGTTGTTTCCCTTTCTTCTGTTTACACATAGAACAATTATAGATAACAAAAGAAAAATATATAATCGTAAAATACCTATGGCTGAACTTTGGAAGCAATTAGATGCTATTGATTTAGCGAATGCGAAATTACGAGTTAAGCAAATGAGGACGATTGAAAAGGCTATCCGCTCAGATTCCCCCGATGATATATTGCGAGCTCAAAAGGCTTTGAATACTATTCAGCAAAAGGAAAATCAAGCAATGCAACCTAAAGCCTTTTTTATTGATCCTCTTGAATTTAACTCCAATCTTGGATATAAGGATAAGTCATTCTCATTGTCGTACACTACGCTCAAGAGAATGTCTAAAACCCCCATTATCAATTCTATCATTAAGACTCGTAAAAACCAAGTAGCAGATTTTGCAGAACCTCAAGAGAATAAATACTCAACCGGATTCGTAGTACGAAAAAAATCTAAGAATGGCGTAGAGCAAAAGATGGATAACAAAGACAAGCGTATTGCCTTTGCTATTACAGACTTTTTGCTAAAAGGTGGTAATGTAGGAGAGTGGGAACACGATGACTTTGATACTTTCATTCGTAAGATTGTTGACGACTCTTTGACCTACGATCAAATGACCTTTGAGATCATGAGAAACCGCAGAGGAAAGGTTGAATCTTTTGTAGCTACTGACGCAGCTACTTTCCGTATGGCGAATTCTTTCTTCGCTAAAGATTACGATATACCATATTTTTCTAATGATAAGGGACTTTGGGGGCAAGATAAATCGGATTATGGACCAAAAATAAAGGGGTATTATCCGGCTTACGTTCAAGTTTATCAAAATGTCAAAGTTAGCGAATTTTATCCATGGGAACTTTGTTTTGGCATTCGTAATCCAAGTACTTCAATTTTTGCTAACGGTTACGGTTGTTCTGAGTTAGAAGAACTAATTAACGTTGTAACCTCTTTACTTTGGGGCGATGAATATAATCGCCGTTTCTTCAGTCAGGGTTCTGCGCCTAAAGGTATGTTGCGCGTAAAGGGGGCGGTTAACGAAACCGCACTTCAGCAATTTAAACAACAATGGCAATCTATGATAACTGGCGTAATGCAATCTTGGAAAACCCCCGTTGTTAATCAAGACGTAGAGTGGATAGATTTGCAGAAGAATAACCGCGATATGGAATATAGTTCTTGGATGGAATACTTGATAAAGATCGCTTGTGCTATCTTTAATATAGATCCAATAGAAATTGGTTGGGATATTTCGCGCTCTTCTGGAAGAAACGGACTTTTTGAGGGAAGTCAAGAAAAACGTTTACAAAACTCAAAAGATAAAGGATTATATCCACTTTTGAAATTCTTGCAAAGAAAGATCAATAAATATATTGTAGAACAAATTCATCCGGATTATGAATTTGTATTTATGGGTCTCAACGGCATGACCATTGATCAAGAACTTGAATTGGATATCAAGAAAGTCCAAGCGTTCGCCACTATCAATGAAATTCGCGAGAAGTATGAAATGAAACCCTTGGAGGGTGGAGATGTTATAGAGAATGCTGTATTCGTTCAGTCAAAGAACGCGGCTGTTATGTGTGCTCAAGGTGGCGATTTATCGAGTGGCGGTGCAGTACCTACTCCAGACGGAGAAGAAGAGGAAGCAGAGCCGGAAAACCCGTTTGATTTATACGCTGAGGGAGACGAGGAAGAAACGGAGGATGAAGATACAGAAAAAGCTCAAAATTCCTTTGTCAAGGCTTTCGATGCATTTTTGGAAAAAGAATTAAATAATTAATTTTATGGCAAGTAGTAACATAGGACAGGTTGCGGGGATATACGTTGGAACCAATCCCCCCGAAAATATAAAGCTAATTTGGTGGGATTCTACGCCGAGTCAGCAAGTTCATAAGGTTTATGATTACAATCTAAAACAATGGGTTATAATCAATCAAAGTATTCTTTCGTCTATAACGTATTCGGAGTTGAAGAATATTGCTAATACCGTGGGATTATCTTTAGGTAAGTTCTATGTTTTGAGAGATAAGTCGGACGCTTTAGCAATTTCCATAGCGACTACTAAAATTCAATACGTTGATGTCAACGGGAATTTGTTAGTAGATGATCTTGCCGCAAACGCTTCCTATTTTATTTCTTCCAGCAACTTAACAATGGATGGTGTAACGGGTGTCTTCAATTCAGAAACTACTCGTTTGGATTTTCCGTTTACCGAAGTTCCAACGGATGAAATAAACTTTACGGAATCTTATTTATTTGGAAAAGCGCCGCTTCCTGATACGAGTCCTAACTTGGGATTATTTAAGATTCATTTGAGTTCTTTGCTATCTAAAGAAACGGGAAACTCATTGCTTTGGAATAAAGGACTTTATTTTAATTATCTTTCAGCCCTCTCTGGAATTGGAGACAAGAAAGGTGGCTTGGTTTTGTATAATACTTATCTTAAGGATAAAGAGATTCAAGATCAATCCATAGAAAATATTGCTAATAACTATTCTACGTTATACGGAATAGTTATAAAGGCTATTGCTGAGGGTACGTCATCCTCTGCTATATTGAAAGTTTTGGTTCCGGCTTTAGCCGTTTCCGGAGCACCTATTGATCCAAGGGCAAATGATACATTATACACGGTATTATCCAAAATGCAGCGTTGGATTAATAGCTTTAAAACGGCTACGGGGATTAAACTTTCCAAGGAATTTGCGGCTATAAAATCCACTGTTCCGGTAAATAATAATGATACGGTGGAAGTAGCAATAGCAAAGCTACAAAATTCTCTAAAAGGAGTACGTTTGAGTTTGCCTACAGATTGGACGCCTGCGGAAGAAACTCATGAGAATATTTTACCGGGAGACGGTTACGATTCAGCATTTTCTAAGATAGAAGCCGACCGGAGAATAATGAACGGTTTGGAAACTCCTCATGCTTTAATTACCCTTACTGCTTTAGGTTATCCTAATACCGATTCGAAAACCGTTGATATGAACATATGGAACGGTATGTTAGAAATTAACTTAATCGGATATACTCAGGTTCAATGGGGATATGGTAGTATTATTGAATACGATTATACAAGATTCTTCCCATTCAATTTTGAAAAACCGGAAATTTTTGACATGATAAAGGATTACCTTTATATGCATTATGGCGCTGGTCCAGATGGAGATGTAACGGTATCAAATGCAAGACCTTTAACGCCGCTTACTACTGTTAAAATTTACTCAACCTATAATAATGAAACATCCGCTTGGGAATCTCCTACTATTGTCTATGAATTCCAATTGTATTTAGGATACGGAATGACATACAACACTTCCGGAGTTGAGGAATTGGCCATGGGATTAGTATTGAAACCCTTGACTGTATTTTCATTATCAACCGATAGAGGTACAGAGGGATTCACATATATTTCGGATAACACAACAATATATTCTTTGTTAGGTGAGGGTAAATCATCCGCCCGTTATAGATTGACAATACCTCCTATGTTAATTCGCTACAAATTGTGGTAATCATTTATGTGCAAAATTGTATATTTGACGTCAAGACGGTTTGACGATCCAGCGAATAAATTCAAAAACGCGCTTGCGAAAGAATTAAGGAAGAGAAAAGTTGAGGTTGTAACGGATAGCGCATATGACTTCCTTAATTACTTTCGCAAGCATAAGACTTATGGCATTGCGTTAGCTTTCGACTTCTACCGTGATGGTAAGGAGGGATGCGGCTTAACTCTTAACAAGAATTGCAGTTCCATAGGTAGGGACTTTGCATACAATCTCTCAAATGATTTAGATGTATTGACGCCCAATATACGTTGGAGAGATTTAAATTTTGTAAGATCAGAAACGCCGGAATGGTACAAATTCTTTAACAAGATAAGTTCTCAGACAAAGGCTATATTTTATTTATGTACTTATAATAATTCTTCTGATTGGAACAATTATTCAATAGCTTTCGAAAAGATAATAGATTTATTTGCTGACGAAATTGTCCGTTGTCTTAGATCAGATTATAACGCAGAAGACTATCGTAAGAGAGTTAACAAAGTAAGATTGAAAATTAATAAAGTGAATAAATAAGTTATGGCGTGGTTAACTGAAAATCTATTTGGACTCGTATCATTGTTGTTTGGAGCAGGGGGCATTGGCTACGCCATTGTTTCTCGTTTCTTAGATCGCCGAAAATATGAGCAAGAAGTTCGTACAGCGGCGGCTGACGCGGATATGAAAGGTGATGACTTTTGGAAGAAACGCTATGATGTATTACAAGAAGAAGTAAAAACAAAGGATGATTGGTGGAAAGAGCGTTATGATACACTCTATAAGGAATTCCAAAACGAAAGACAATTGAGTAATGAGATAGTCAAAAGTTTTCGTTCAGAGTTAAATGAGATAAGATCGGATTACGAAAAACAAAGAGAACTTGATAAGCAAAAATATACTGATCTTATGGAACAATATGAACGCTTTCAAAGGGAATCTAATCATCAAAATATGGAACAAATCAATCGTATCAGTCAACTTGAATCTTTAGTAGAAAGTTATGAGAAACGTTTGAATATGAAAAAAGATGGAACGGGAAACTAAAATATCACGTTGCTTTGTAGGCATACTTATATTGATTGCTTTTACAATAGGTTTTTGGGTAGGTAGGAGTACTGTGAAAAATCCTGAGCCTATTGTAAAAGAAACTACACGTTGGGAAAAAGAACCGTACGCTGTTCATGATACTATATACAAACCCGTTCCTCAACGCATTGAAATACCCGTAGACCGTCCAGTATTTATTCCGGCTGATACAGCGCGACTTTTCGAAATATGGTGTGATTATTATTTGAAAAGAGATTATGAATTGGATTATTCCAATGATACGTTAGGAACATTCTTAGTAAATGTATCTATACAAGAAAATAAGCTACTTTCTGCCACTTCCACTGTTCAGCCTAACAGAAAGATAGTAGAAAGGGAGAAAATCACGTACAAGTCACCTAAATTGCAATTCTGGGGAATGGTAGGTACATCTACCGATTTTCAGAGTAACAAAATTCAATTTGGGATAGACGTTAAGAATAAAGTTTTATTTGGAATATCTGGAATGCGTTTAGACGACAAATATGGATATACGATAGATTTTGGAATAAAATTTTGACAAAAAATTTTGTTAATTCAAATAAAGTACGTATCTTTGTATTGCGAAACTTAAAAAATAGAAATATTATGTATAACGGAGAAGACATTAAGAGACGTCAATTGGAATTGAAAAATAACCTTTTAAAAGGTTTTGGCGTTGGAATAAACGAAGTAGATGAAGACGAGTTTGAAAAGGCTCATAAACAAGGAGATTTACATCCAAACGGTAAATGGTATTGGGAAAGCTCAGCTGCCGGCGGAAAGGGGGATTGGAGAACAATAGGAGGCAGACGCCATAAAGCATCTCAAGCAAACGTCTCCACCGAAGAAAAGAAAGATTCTACGAAGAAAAAAGACTCTGAAAGCGATATAACCAAATTAAATAACATTCTATCTAAATTAAAGAATGGGGACACGAGTGTAAAAAAATTGCTTGATGCAAAAGAAAAAGAGTTTTTGAAGAAACTTGGATTTGAATTAGATGAAAGAATAGGGCGTGGATTATTGGCCGTTAAAAGTAAAGAGCCGTGGAAGTTAGCAAATGAAATTGAATCCTATATGAGTAAAAACAAAGAAGTCCAAAAAGAGGCAAAATCAGAAGAACCCAAACAAAAAGCGTCTGGACAGGCTTCTGAAGCCGATAAAGAGGATTTGCGTGCGGCTCGTGAAAAATTAAGTTATCTACAAGACAATGAAGAACGCTTAATCAAACGGGATGGAAAAGAGAAGTACGATAAACGCTTGAAACAAGCTAAAGAAGAAGTTTCAAAATTGAAAGGAGATAAAGAACCGGAAAAGAAAGTTTATGATGTAACGTTGGGTTGGAATAAAAAAGACCAATCTACTTATAATCAAATAGACAAGATTACGGATATATTGGAAGAACGCGGTGAGTTATCCGATTGGCCATTCAGAAGTATATCTCAAGCTCAGAAAAGGATTTCATTCTCAGAAGCGTCTAACATAATTTCAGCGTTGAAGAGAGGGGAAAGAATTAAAATATATATTTAATTATGAAGCCGAAAAAGGAAGTGGTAAAAAATAATCATTTTATTCCGTCTCCTTTTCCTACCGTTACTGAATATGAGAATGAGTTCTTAAGAGTTTGGAACGAAAATACAGCGGAAGCAGTAGCAAAGGTATTGGAATATATAGCCCGAACTACTGCTTTTGCTATTAAGGAAAATAAGGAGGAAAAGAAATGATATTTACTCAAGGGCAAATACTTGATATGTTGGCTATACTAAAGCGTTATGAGTTAGTATTTATAGCCGGACAATTAGGTTTGGATTTCTTATCTCAAACGGATAAGGATATACTGATAGCCGCAGGAGTTGATCTTGATAAATTCAAGAACAAAAAGGGCATAGTTGAGCATGCATTTCTTTTTGGTATATTAGCCGAAGCCGTTGGTGATAAGAGAGCCCAAAAAATGAAATATTCTCAATTTAAGAAATTTCTTGAATCGGGGAAATTCATACCTTTAACCGAAGAAGAGGAATTTGCGTTACAAACGGTAAAGAATCGGGCATACACGGACATTACCAGTTTGGGAAACCGTATGAGAACGGCTGTGTCTAACAATATCCTAAAGAATAACCAAGAACAAGCCGTTATGGTAAGGCGTATGATTCGTCAAAAGACTATTAAGGCTCAAGAACTTCGTTATGGAGCAAGGAATTTAGCAGCGGAATTTGCGGAAACTTCAAAGGATTGGGAAGTAGATTGGTTGCGCATTGCATACTATCTTACTCATGAGGCATTTAATAGCGGTAGAGCGCAAAGCATTTTGAAAAATTACGGAGAAGATGCTGAAGTTTATTTTGACGTTTATCCGGGTGCTTGTATACACTGTAAAGAACTTCTCCTCACAAATCCAGAGGACGTGAACAGCGAACCTATTGTTTTTAAATTAAAGGACATTATAGCAAATGGAAATAACATCTACCGCAAGGTAGCTGATTGGAAAGCTACGATTTCCCCTATACACCCCTATTGTCGTTGCACAATTAACCGGAAAAAGCCGGGATTCGGCTGGAATCCGGAATTAAGAGCGTTCACAACTCCTTTGAAAAGGAAGTCAGAGAAACTCAAAGGTGTCAAACTTGATATAAAGATAAGTAAATCTGAAGATAACGACCTTGAGAAAGCTCATGAAGTAGGCGATCTTCACCCCAACGGGAAATGGGTTTGGACAGAATACCGTCCCGGTAAATTCGATTGGAGAGGAATACCAAAGAAGAAAACCGATGCACTCTCCAAAAATTTGGAAGATATAGAAAAAGAACTTGGAGTGAAAGTCGGCAAACCCATGTCTTTCAAAGAAGCTAATGAGGGAAGAGTTAACCCCTATTTCAAATTAGGAAAGGAATGGCAAATAAATTGTCAAACTTGCGTAGTTACTTACGAATTGAGGCGTAGAGGTTTTGATGTAATGTCCTTACCCCGAATGAACGAATTTCAAGATAAACTCGCATTTGATCCCAAACTTTCCTATGATACTAATCCAGATACAGGCGATAAACCAGAGGGATTGTATTTTGCCGGTATAAAAAGCAAGAATAAATTAAAGGCGATTTTTTTGAATTATTTTAAACGTGCGGCTGATGTCGGTAGATATCAATTAGCATACCGTTGGGAATGCGATTCAGATAGAGGTAGTCATATTATTACCATGGAAAAATTACCAAGTGGAAAGTTAAGGTTTTATGATCCTCAAAGCGGTTTGGAAAAAGATTTTAGTACGGACATAGTTAGTGTATTAAGAATGAGCGCTAAAGTCCCATTAGAGTTTATGCGTGTAGATAATCTTCCGATTAAAGCGGATATTGTAAAAGAATTGGTAAAAGAAGTTAAGTTATGAAGAAAGGAATCACTTTAGAAGAAGCTCAAAAAATAGCATTTGAGAAAAAGAATCCTAAAAAGTATTTCAATAAATATTTTACGGAGTGGAACGGTTGCTATGCATTTCAATATTATCCTAATAATTTGGGAGATGGAAACTACGGATTGCCAATGTTTCTTTTGATAAAAAAGACGGATGGAAGTTGTCGTGAGTGCACCGCTGAGGAAAGAGATAAAATTTTACGTTCTTGAATTAAAATAGAAAAATGAAGAAGAAAATTGTACAACAAGCACCCTTTACGGTTTTAGTAGAGCCTACTGAGGGGTGCAATTTGGGATGTTCGTTTTGTGGATTAAGAGGTATGCGTGAAAAGGGTACGAAACCTTGGAATTTTATGAGTATCAAAACCGCAAAACGAATAGCAAGTGAAATAGCAAAAGCCGGATGGCGCAGTAAGATCGTATTTGCTCAGCACGGTGAACCGACTTTGAATGCCGAACTTTTTGAAATAGTAAAAATATTCCGTTCGTATCTTCCGGATTCAATATTTCATATGTATACAAATGGATATGCGGCTAATAAGGCTAAGAACGCGGATAAGTATGTAACCGATCTTTTTGATGCAGGAATAAATAATCTCATTGTAGATTGTTATACGGATGAGGGAGATTGGAATTTTGTAAATAAACTAAAAGACGGTAAATGGAACGTAGAACTTTACACTAAGGGCGTTCCACTTTATACCAGCAACAAGAAGTCAAGAATACTTCTACTACCTCCGATAAAAGAAGATAACAAAATAACTCGTAAATTAGCTAATCATTGCGGCGCTGCTGCTCCACTCGATGAGTCTTACAACAATAAGCGTTGTGCAATGCCTTTCCGTGAGCTTGCTTTCCGGTATGATGGGAACGTATCGCTGTGTTGTGATGATTTTCGCGGTGAATATCCTATCGCTAATATAAACGACATGGGCATTGTAGACCTTTGGAATCATGAACGTTTCGTAGCAGCGCGAATTATGTTGTATAATTATAGCCGTGATTTTCGCCCTTGTAGCGGATGCACGAATATAAGCATGAGAGTCGGTTTTCTTCCAGACAGTTCTGGCCAAGAGACTTTGCCTAAGATAACTCCAGACATAAAGAAGTTAGCACAAAGTGTGCACAAAGACGGCTTTTTGTCTACTATTATTGTAAGACGAAAATGGGAAAAGAAGTAAAAAGAAAATATCTTATCATTGCTCCACACTCAGATGATGCGTTATTTTCTTGCTCTCACGTTCTTTTGCTACCGGAATACGAAGTTCAAGTACTCACGGTAGAGAATGATGAAAAGAGGGTTAAGGAAGATGAGAAACTATTCGAATTCTTAAACATACCGTATTATCATTTGGAGCTTGATTTTAAGGATGAAAGCTATTATGGGTATAATAAGGATTACCCGAAAGGAATCACTTTGGAAAATGCTTATAAATACCTTAATGAGTACTTTGGTAGAGAGACGCTGAATGAGATAGAAACCGCTTTGGTTGAATGGGTAAGAAATTTCTTGATAAAAAATGAATTTTATCGGGTATTAGCCCCTTGGGGAGTTGGACACCCGTTTCATTTCTTCGTCCGTGAAACCTTACAACAAGGTTTTTCTTACATGGAATATTATCGGGAATTTCCTCACTCATACAAAAGACGTTCTCAAGCACAAGTTGAAGAACAGAAAAAAGAATGGTATCTTAAATCTTCAGTTCCGGTAGAGGAATTTGCTGATATTAAATGGAAACTTGCTTCTAAGTTTTACAAATCCCAATCGGGACTTTTATTCTATGAAAATGGATATATTAAAAAGAATTTGCCGGAAGAAATTTGGTGTAGAAAAGATAGTGATTTGCCGTTTTGAATATGTATGGGATAATTTATAAAACTACTTGTATAATTAATGGTAAAATCTATGTGGGTCAAACAATATCTAAAGACCCACATTATCTTGGTAGCGGTACAAAGATAACAGATGCTATCAAGAAGTATGGTAGAGAAAATTTCAAAAGAGAGACGCTAAAGGAATGCGATAACCAAAAGTTACTTGATGTTTGGGAAATGGTATTCATAAAAAAGTTACGAGCTACTGACCCAAGAATTGGATACAACATACTTCCCGGTTCTGCTAATGGTTTTGGTCAAGTAAACCCATCTTCCTTGCCAGAAGTTAGAAAGAAAATAAGTGAATCAGCAATGGGTAGAAAAATAAGCGAGAAAACAAAATTAGCCGTTTCGCTGTGTCACAAGGGAGTTAAATGGGATGAACAAAGGAGAAATAAATTATCTGCTACTACATCAAAAAGAAAAAGCATAACTAATGGCTTGAAAAATTCATGGCTACTTTATGGCTACTTTATGGCTACTTTATGGCCAAGAAATGCCAGAGGGTTGGAGATACGGTAGACTCCCATACAGAGTTAAAAGGAAAAAGAGGAAAGATCGAATTAATTACGGTACAAATTCTGGTATGATATGGATTAATAATGGTATTGAAAACAAAATGATTTTCTCTACCAATCCCATTCCAGACGGTTGGAATAAAGGTATGAAGAAATGAAGATATTAATAGCAGATTTCGAAATAGCGAAATACGGGGGGATTGTAGAGCATGTAACTGCCAAGGTTAAGGCTTTAAAATCCCTTGGTCATTTCGTAGACATTGCCCAATTGACTCCGAGTTCTACGACTCAAAGAACTTATGACAATAAAATAAAGCAGTTAGAACAAGGAAAGTTTCAAGATAATCTTAAGATAAATTCTCAAAACGGAGGGTATGAATATGATGAAGCAACGGGATATTGGAAGAATAACTACTATGGGTTCTTTCTTCCTCCCAGTAATCGTATCGGAGTATTTGAACCCAATGCCCTTGAACGCTGGAGAGATTTAGCGTATAGTTTTGACCTTATAATTTGGAACTTTATGCCTACGAAGTCCTCTGCTTGGAGTAAGGGGGATTTTTCGTTTTGGTGGAAATTCTACGATTTGCCAACGTCTAAAGTAAAACAAATCTTTATCGCACACGATGCATATTTTAACGTTCGTGCCAGTAATATTACGGCTTTAAGAGATAAGATACTTTTTGTAGAATGCGCTCACATAGCCGCTTATCATTGCTGTAAAGAAATAGGAATACCGCGTACTTTGCTACTCAATCCCAGATTCTTGGAAAAGAATGCGCGTATGCCTATAAAGATGATGAACAAAAGAAAGATAGATTTCTTTGCCGCTCATATATTCAAATCTATGAAACACGTTGACGATCTTATTCGCGCCGTACCTCATTTAAACAATAAATCCTCTAAATATTCCGTACAAATAGCAGGTTCGGGGATAGAGCAAGCGTACATGGTAGCCCCTACGAAATGCAAAGAACCGTACAAAGTAAGCCGGAAGCGCGATCCAGATATTGACGAAAAATATATAGGGAATAAGATTTGGGATGTTGCGGAGGAATTCGGTATGGAATATCTTGGACAGATAAGTTCGGAGGAAGTTAATGACCGACTTTTCAATAGTAAGTTTGCCGTTGATCCGTCTTGGGCAGCGCATTACGCTCAGTATTGTAGGACTCATATAAACGGCTTTATAATAGAAGCTATGTTAAAGGGTTGTTATCCGGTATTGAGAGATTATCGAGGATTGGTGAAAGGACAAGAAGATGTATACGATCCATTGTTCGAAAACATAAATGCTATTATTATTCCATGGAACGCTACTCCCAAAGAATTTTCTGCTATTCTTAAGAAAGCCTCAAAAATGTCTCCTGCAAAATATTTGAAAGATACACGAGAGAATTTTGCTTTAGTTCACGAACTTTTTAACGCCACTTCCAATATGAAAGAAGTCATAAGATTGGTTAAGGGGGGTAAGAAGTTAGTAAAAAAGGAATTGGAGAAAGGAAAGGATTCTCCCACTGTAAAGAAAATTACAAAGGAAATAATGACGGATTTTTTCGGTATAGATTTACCCATAGAATGGGAAACTGATTAACAATTATGAATTCCATAAATTTTACTATTATGAAAAGAGAAGATTTACAAAAAGCCGAAGTTGAATTATTTGGCAAAGTTTTACCCAAAAGGGTAAATATGAATGCAGAGGATGATGGAGTTAATTACGAAGAAGATGAGGAACTAAGAAAGGCTGAAGATTTGATCTTTGGCGATGAGTTCGAAAAGGCTGAATTTTCAGAAAAGGAAAGAAAGAATTTAGCTAAGAAGAAAGAAGCTATGCCTGACGGTTCGTATCCTATCCGTAACGCTTCAGATTTGTCGAACGCTATTCAGGCTTTCGGACGTGCCAAGAATCCGGCTGCTACGAAACGTTGGATTAAAAAACGCGCAAAAGAATTGGGTAAGGAAGATATGTTGCCTGAGACTTGGAAAGCTAACGTCAATGAATTCTCAGATGGAGAAATTGACATAGAGAAAGCTCAACAAATTCTTGGATTAGAATAGGAGGTACGACTATGGCAGATTTTTGGAAAGCGTTTGATCGTACTGAAAAGAACGAGGGCAAGAACATTTGGACGAATGATCCTAAAGATAGTGGAGGAGAGACTTGGAGTGGTATCAGTAGAAAGGCTAATCCAAATTGGGCAGGTTGGACAATCTTAGATGCGAAACCAAATAAGAAAAACGGTCAAGTCATAGCGGATAAGGATTTAGAGACTTTGAAAAAAGACCTCTATCGGAAAAACTATTGGAATCCCATTTGGGGTGATCGTATAAAGAATCAAAAGGTTGCGGAAGATTTTTACGATACCGGAGTGAATATGGGCGTAGGAATGTCCATAAAACTCTCAGAACGCCAACACGGATTACCGGAAACGGGAAAGATGAGTGAAACGCTTTTGAGTAAACTCAATTCAGTTGTATGAAAAACGTGATTCTTTTGCTCTTAGCATTATCCTTTTCTTTTTGTGGTACGGGAAATACTTTAAAGCGGAAAAAACCCGTAGAGGAAAAAGATACGGTATTTGTGCACGTTCGAGATACTATTAAAGTAGAAGATCATGGAAAGATAGATAGTCTTGAAAAAGAATTAAAGATTTATCAAGATTCTCTTGTTTTCTATCGGGATACAGTTTTGTATGAGAATTATATCAATGCTCGTAGGATAGAAAAGATAAAGTATTACATAAGTATAACGGAGAGAAAACCATCAAACCAAAAATTTTTCTACGGTTGGATACGTAGAACGATGTCAGAAAATTAAAGGCGCTGATTACCGATTTTTAACAAAACAATTATAAGGAGTCAATAGTACAAAATCTATTGATTCCTTTTTTATTTATAGGATATGGCTGAAGAAAAGAAAAGTAAGATTGAAAAATTTAACTTTTGGTGTCCCTTAGACATTCAAAAATCGGTTATTGACCCAGAAACAGGTCAAGAAATTATGCGTTTGGGTGGGATAGCTTCCACTTCAGATGAAGATAGCGATGGCGAATTTTTAGACCCAAAAGGCTTTGACATAAAACCGTTGATTAATAGCGGTATGGTAAATTGGCATCACCAAGCAAAAGGTTCGCCTGCTACCATAGTCGGAGAGCCGAGCAAAGCGGAAATTCGCAAAGATGGACTTTATATAGAAACCGATCTTTACCCATCATCAGCCGTTGCTCGTGATATTTGGGAGTTGGCACAGACGCTTGAAAAAGATTCAAAAACGCGCCGTTTAGGATACTCGATTGAGGGTAAAGTTGTAAAGAGAAAATCAAATGATCCAAAATCTCCGGACTACAAGAAAATCACTAAAGCGATTATAACGGGTGTAGCAATCACTCATCAGCCTAAAAATCCAAAAACTTTTGCTAATATAATTAAGGGAGAGATTGACGATTGGAACGATGATGAAGAAACTATTGATTTGTTCGATGGAAAAGGAGATTCAAACAACCTTATGGATAAACTCAATAAAAAGGATTCTGACGATAAGAAGAAAAAACTCAAAACTATCTCTAAGGGCGAGTTTATCTACAAATTATTAAAGGACGTTCCAAATATAGAAATTGAGAAAGCTGAAAATATATATTTAATGACTTCTAAAATTGCTAATATGAAAGGTAGAAAAGAGATCACCGATGAGGACATCTCCAAGGCTTATGAGGCTTTAGGGCTTGAATTTGAGTCTGCTGAAGATACTGATATTCAGAAAGGTGAAGATTGCGACGCCAATGGCGGACGTACCGAAAAGAAAACCATCTCCAAAGCTAAGAAAACTAAAAAAGCGGAGGATGATGAAGAAGATGACGACTACGAAGATGAGGAGGAGGTTGAAGAGCGCGAAGCCAAAACCAAAGAACGTCTTGGTGGTATTAAGGGTGATGAAAAACTTCACCGCGAAGCTCAGAAACGCAAAATGGAAAAGGGCGAAGATGACGAAACAGAGGACGATGAGCCGGAAGATGAAGAAGATGACCGTTCAGGAAAAATCTTCAATCGCAAGACTGGTAAAACCGTTAAGAAAGCCATTGAGCCTAATCGCTTCGACCGTATTGAGAAAGCCATGGCAGTATCGTACGCAAACCAGCATCAATTAATCCGCGCTTTGGGTGTTATGATTAAGAATTCTAATGATAAAGTTAATTCTGTCATTTCTCAAAACGAAGAATTGTTGGATATTGTAAAGGCTCAGGAAGAAACTATTTCTGAACTTTCAGAGCGTTTGGAAGAATACGGTTCTTCTGCCCCCGGTTTTAAATCTCACCGTAGCGTTCAGAGTGTAGAAAGAGGATTTGCCAAGGCTGAAGATTCCGATATCACTAAGGGCGGTCAGCAGCGTTTAGCAAGCAACCAAATCGCTCATAATGATAAAGCAGCTATTGTAGAACTTCTGGATCAAGCTACCTTTGCTAAAGGGTACGATGAGGAATTCTCAAAGGCATGTACTACGTATGAGGGCTCAGGAGTATTGCCACGCAATATTATCACCCGTATCAAAAATGAGTTAGGATACGAAATTGTTTAAATTAAACTTTATATAAAAGGAAACTATGACACCTGAAAGATTATCAATCAACCTCTCTGATTATGGCTATGCCTCTCAGCAGGATGGTCGATTTATCGGTCAAGGAAGTTCAGAAAACGTTGACATGCTCAACAAGGCTCTTGCCGCTGAACAAATTACCGGTATGCAGACCCAAAATATGACGGATGCAAGTGGTGCGCCGTTAAAAGTAGAATCTTTGGAAAAGACTTTGAAACATCTTACTTTCCGTGAAAGTGATATCCGTCTTTGGAAAGACCTACCGAAGAAACCCGCATACAATACCGTAGAAGAATACAACCAGCAGGTTAGCTACGGTGCTAATCGTGGCGGATGGAATCGCGAGGGCGAACTTCCGGAAGAAGAAGATTCAATATTCGTTCGTAGAGCTCAGTTGGTGAAGTACTTAGGAGTAACTAAGTCAGTAACTCACCAGATGACGCTCGTTAATACGATGATTGGTTCGGTTATGGAACGTACTATCAAGGATGGTACTATGTGGATTCTCCGTACCTTGAATCAAGGACTTTATTTCGGTGATGAGAAACTCGTTCCGGAACAATTCAACGGTTTCTTAGCTCAACAGATGCGTTCTGACGCTTGGGCTTCTTACGCTGATTATATGGATAGCGAAGTTGTAATTGACTTGCGTGGTTCTGCATTGACTGAAAGTGCTATTGAGGACGGTGCTAACTATATCGTAGAAAACTACGGACTTGGTACTCAAATCTATGGCCCTCCAACAGTTCTTTCTAACTTCGTTAAGAACTTCTACGGCAATAAATTTATCGTGCCTAATACTCCGTCATTGAGCGATGGTATTATGGGTCAGAAAGTTCAAGCGTTCGATAGCCAGTTTGGTCGTATCGGATTGAATCATGATATTTTCTTCCGCCGTATGCCTGCTAAAAATTCTACTACTCCTGCTACTTCTCAGAAAGCGCCTAACAAACCTGTTTGGGATACTACTACCCCTGCTGCCGTAGCTACTGGTGTAGCTGGAAGTAAATGGGCTACTGAAGATGCTGGCAACGTAATGTACGCTGTTACTGCTGTTAACCGTTTTGGAGAATCTGAATTGTCAGTTTACGCTACTGCAGCAGCCGCTGTAGCTGGATGCGCAATTGATTTGAAATTCAAAGACGGTGGTGGCGTTAATAAGGCTACTTCTTACCGTATTTATCGTAGTAAAGTTGGTGGTACTGCCACAGGCATGTTCTATCCTATCTTTGACGTTACTTTGGATGATCTTCAGAGAGGATTCGATGGCGGTTCAGCAGGCTTAATCCGCGATATGAACCGTTGGTTACCGGATACTGACCAATCAGCATTGTTCCAGTTCGATAACGAGGTTGTTGAGTTCTCTCAATTAGCACCGCTTATGAAGATGGATTTGGCTGTTCTTTCTCCGGCATTCCGCTTTATGGTGTTGCTCTATGGTACACCGTTCTTGTACGCGCCGAAGAAGATGGTACGCTTTATCAATATTGGTAAGGAGATTAAATAAACCAAATAAAAAATTGTCAAACTGAATAAAAGGGCTGGGCTTCATGGTCCATCCCTTTTTTCGTAAAATCGTAAAACAATATGAAGATTAAAGCAAAAAACCCGAAGATTTCATCAATGAAACTTATCGTGCCGATAGATGGTGAAATTTCAATTGACGCTAACGGGGTTACGGATGTATCACCTAAATGTGCAATAGCATTGGTAACGGGCACGAATGATTGGAATTATGCTTCTAAAGTTAAGGATTCTGTCAATGAAGCAACGGAAGAGGGAGAAACCGAAGAAGATGATGATGGAGCAAACGAAAGAGAAGAATTGGAAGCAAAACTCAAAACTATGTCTATGGCTGAATTAAAGGCTATGGCTACGGAGGGTGAATTTCCGGTAGAAGAATGGGAAAAGATCTCAAGCAAAAAACTTTTGGCTGCTTATCTACTTCAGAAGTATGATGAAGCAACGGAAGAGGGTGACGAAGAAGAATAAGAAATTAACATAGTTCTGATATGGCTGCTTTAAGATTGAAAATATTATACAATAAAAACGAGAGTTTTGCGCTTAGTCCTACGGAGTTATCCGAACTTTATTTGTTCGGCATTCCAATGTGTACTACGGACGGACGCAAAATATCATCTCAGAGTATCAAAAATGCTCTTTCCTCTGCTCAAACGAAAGTGGAGAATCTTTTCAGTATTAAGCTAACTAAACAAGTCATAGAAGAAAACCGCGATTATATCCGCCAAGAATTCATGTCTTGGGGCTATATCAGAACTATGTACCCTATTGATTACATAGATAATCTTGACGGTTGGATAAACGATGTATGCCAGATTACTTATCCGCGTGAGTGGTTGTCTATTAAGAAAATTGAATCCGTTGCCGTATATCGCAATATATATCTTATACCCAATACTGGAAGTAGAGAGGGGGCAACGATGACTAATAATTCATTGATTTATAACGGTATATCTCCGCATCTTGGATGGTTCGGTCAAACTTACATACCTAACTATTGGCGTACACGGTATATTACCGGATGGTGTAAAATTCCGGCTGATTTAATGGACTTTGTAGGAAAATTAGCAGCCTTAAACGTCTTGGCGATAGTGGGAGATGTAATTTATGGCGCTGGAATGACGAGCATAAATATATCTTTGGACGGTGTAACTCAAACGACTCCTTTAGCACGTTCAGCAAGAGGAGGATTGTTTGCTGGTAGAATAGACCTTTATACAAATCAAATGAATCAAGAACTGCCTACACTCACATCTCGTTATCGCGGTATCGCGTTTGATGTTCTTTAAGAGATAAGATTATGCCAAAAAGAGAAAGTATATTACAAAAACCGATCATTTCAAAAAATGCTCCAACTCCAGCCCCCACTGCAGCATATTGGAGAGTAAATGATTTTGATCAACTTATATCTTCTCAGGGTTATGATGCTCTGATAGATCGGGCGATGCGTTGTCCTTGCTGCGATAAAACTACAGGGCAGGCTTTATCTACTTGTAAAAATTGCTTGGGGCGTGGTTGGTTTTTCGTAGATCGCCGCGAAACGGTAGTTATCGCCCAGCATATGGATAGCAAGAAAAGATACCAAGATTGGGGAGAGGTAAACAAGGGTACGGCTTCTATAACTACAAGAGGTTCGGATAAATTAGGATTCATGGATAGAATTATATTGACGGATTTGGAAGAGTGGTTTTCAGAAATTCTTCGCCCTATAATTTTCCGTGACGCTTTGGTTGCTTATCCGGTATATGAGCCTTTGGAGGTTAAATCAATTTATCTTTTTATCTCTGACGATGAACCCTTGTACGCTATACCAGAAAATCTTTACACAGTTAGCGGTAATAAGATAACGTTTGATAAGAGTTTGATTGATAAAATCATAGTTCCTCCTATGGAAAAACCGATCATAACGGTTTCAATAAGATATTCCCATTATCCGGTTTATCATGTTGTTGACGTAAATCGGGAATTGATGAAAGTTAGGGAGAGGAATTGTTCATATTCAAATGAACGACTCACCCAGATGCCTATAAACATAGTAGCTCGTAAAGCTCATTATATTTTCAACGCTCAAAATTTTGATGCAGAAATATTTGAAAATTCTGTAAAATGAATCCCATTGTAATAGACCTTTCAGGATTGCGTCATCAATTCGGTTTAGCGGCTAATCAAATAGACTTCTTAACCGAAACTTGCGTTAATGCTGTAACGGCTGCTATTTACGCTAACTGGGAGGCATTAGCAAAGCAGAGATTAAATTCTACAGCTGAGGAATACCTACGTAACCTCATTCAAGTAGATAAGGGCAAATTCGAGAAACAAATACTATTAACGGGCACTTTACCTAATATGATCGAACAGGGCGCAAGTCCGTTTGATATGAAAACGGGGTTTAAGAATTCCCCAAAGGCAAAAAGAACTATCCCAGTATACAATCGAAAGGGAGGTATGTTGAATAAAGGAGGGGATTGGTATTTGACCATTCCATTCCGTATGGGAACGCCGGGAACGTTAGGTCAAGCAGGCTTCGCAAATGTTATGCCTGCGGAGATTTACAAGATTATGAGAAAACGCGGTTCGGGAATACCTTTGACTCGTGGTGAAATTCCAAGTCCTTATGACGTACCGCGTTCACGTGCTGCAATAGAAGCAACTCCCACTTCTTCTTATTACGCTGAATACGAACACAAAAACTCTATATATGAGGGACTTACCAAGCGTACAGCGCAATACGGTAAATCCTCCCAAAACACTTACTTCACATTCCGTAGGGCGAGCGCTAACTCAGACCCATTGAGCTGGATCAATAAAGGTTTGAAAGCCTATCGCCTTGCGGAAGAAGCAGTGCGAACTACGGATATAAACACGATTGTAGAGAATGAAGTAATGGATTATTTAGAAGCAATATTATGAGTGCTATATTATTACCGGAAGTTATTTTGTATAACACGTTGGATTCGATTGTCAAACTTTTAAGAGATGATCTTGAAAATGCTTCTGCGGATGAAGATACGATTTTGTACAAACTTTTAGGTGCGGATGAAGAGGGGAAGCCCTTGAAGATGAATCTTTACTATTTCTTCAAACAAGCAAAGAAAGTATTTCTCACTCCAGATAATTTAAACGTAACGTTTGGATATAATCTTGAGACGGCAAAACAACTTTCTTTAGCAATTCTTCTTCCGGGAGAGAATGCAATGTCCGATATAGGAGGAAACGAGGGATACCTTGATCAAATAACCTCTACTTCTTCGGGAGCTACGGAAAGTATTCAACAACAGTTTACAACGATGTATGATACTACGTACCAAGTTCTCATTACGGGATATAATTCTTCTGAAGTGAATATCGTGTATAACGTTCTCAAAAGTATGCTTTTAATGGTACAAGAGCATTTGGAACTTATGGGGTTAAGAATCCCCGTTTTATCAGGACAAGATATTGCCGTTCAGCAAGACATAGAACCCATTCCAGTCTTTCATAAATCTCTCAATATTTCGTTTAAGTATGAATTGACAGTTTCAAAACTTTTGAAAGACGAGGTAATGAAAGGATTTTGGTATCAAATGCGCATTTGCGATCCATTTGATAAAACTCGTTGCATACCTGTTAAACCGAGAAGCGAACAGGTATAAGATATTGAATAATAAAGAAAAATATAAACTAAAGATTATGGCAACAGTTGTTAATTTTCACGGTAAGAACTACGTTGAGCCGGGTTCTTATGCAGCAACGGTCTACAATCCTACCTCAGTTGTAAATGTCGCTACGTTTGGAAACGTAATGATCATTGATACTGGGTTAAGCATAGACGGTTCATATGAATTTGCAGGTGGTTCCGGAGTCCATGGCGAACTTAATCAAGGATTAAAGTCAGTTTATGGATTCACTAATTACGAGGACTTCCTTGCATTTATGGGCGGTGGTTATGTAGGAAACCTTGCTGAAAAGATTTTTACGCCAGTTGATGGTGTAGCAGGAACGCCAAAACTTTACTATACAAGAGCAGCGACTACTACTTGCGCAACGCTTTCGGTTAAAATCTCAGAGGGTAACACCCTTGATTTTAAATGCAAAAACGAGGGTATTGCAAGTAATGGCGTAGCGGTAGATGAAGTTTTGAAAGTAGGTTATGGAGCAAAAGTCATTGCTACTACGGGAAGCAAATACATTCTTCAAATTTATAAGGGTTCATTCATGGGAGTGGATGCCGCTGGAGAACCTTATGGTTCTAAGACTTTGGCTGCTGCTATGCCTAACCTCATTGCCGAAAGTCCTGCAAGCGATACTTTACAAGATTTATTTGATTGGGCAAGTACCAACAAACAAGTTCTTGCTAACTTCTTGGTTACAATGACCGGAGAGGGTTCAACGGAATTAACCGTTGTAGATCAAGTTCTTGCTTCAGGAGGAACAACTGAATTTTTGAAAGATACGGAGTACGCTGATGTGCTTGAGGCAATTTCAGAATTGGACGTTACATTCTTCCTCTGCACTAATAAAAATGCAGAAGCCGGAGCAGGTGTTGATGCAGCAACTAACGGTAAGTTATTTACGTTCTTGAAACAAGACGCAAAGTACACTGAATTTATGTTCGTACCGGGCGGAGGTTCAGACGTTGATTTGTTTGGAGATACTAACAGTTCAGAAAGTATTGCTAAGTATTTCAATAGCGGACAAGTAGTTTGCGTTCATGGAGCACCGGAAGTAGCGCGCAAAGATCAAAATGGTACTAAGCAATTAGATCCAATCTATCTTACAGCGGCTATCGTAGGATTAAATGCCGGCATGGCGGCTCAGACTCCTTTGACCTTTAAACGCGTTGGCTATCAAAGTTTCGTTTACGATCTTAAGAAAGACGAACGCGTGGAAGCGTTACAAGCAGGTATCATGCATGTACGTAACGTAGGAGGTTATTGGGTAGTTAATCAAGGTGTAACAACCTTACAGGATAACAAAAAGACTATTGCTGATGATGGTCAAAGTTTGGAACTTTCAATTGAGTTGATTAAGGCTCAATTAAACAAAGAACTCATCATTGATGGTCAAGCGCGTTTTACGGGTAATACCGTAGCTCAGTCAAGTCCTCAATCTGTTAAAAATTTCACGGAAACTAAACTTCAAAGCCTTGTAGCTTATCCGGGTAATGATAATTTGATTGTCTCTTGGAAAAATGTTAAAGTTAGTGCTAAAAATAGCGACTACTTTATCACGTATGATTTTACTCCTAACGTTCCAGTCAACAAAACTTTCTTTGTCGGCAATATGTTAGATTTTTACACAACGGTATAACATAAATATTTTTGACGATGAGTAATGAAAGAGTATTCACCGCGCCCTTAGCGGTTATTCAGATAAACAGCGTTACGGTTGGTAAAATGAAAAACGTTCGTATTACCGAAAATATTCGCCGTGGACGGGTATCGGGTTTAGGTAGATTGAATCCGGAAGAGTTACCTGCCTTGGAATGGACAGGAAGTTTGACTTGTTCTTCTTATTCTATCAACTTCAATCTTTTGGCTAACAAAATGAAGTTAGGGACGTTCCGAAACGCTGGTACTATTGAGGAATGGGCAAACGCTATTCTGATGCAGGAAGATGGTTTGGAAATTGCTATTCTACGTAAAGTAAAAGACGGAGAGATAGATTTGGAGACCGGACTTGTAAGTACTAAGTATGAAACTTTCGCAAAAGTTTCCGGTGCATTTGCTACCCGTGAGGGCTTTGATGTCCAAGAGGGACAGATATCAGGACGGGATACGGAATTTGAATATACCAATCCGATTCTTTACAATGATATAGCATAACCAATTTGCTGATCAATTATAAAGAGTTACACTACAAATATATGCGGTGTAACTCTTTTTTTGTTTATATAAAATCGTATAAGAAAATGGAAACTATTGAAAGAAAGAAAACCTTTACTTTTTTGGGTGAGAAAGTTACAGTAACATTTCCTAATGTTGGTCAAATGATTGATCTTGAATCTCTCAAGCAATCCTTAACCGGAAATAAATATGGAGCAATGGCGGCTTCCGGAGTTCGTAGCGCGTTTTATGCCTTAGATATGGTTGATGCGTTAGCTTTTTTTGAAGTTCTTTGTCCGCGTATCCGTAGAATGATGCAAGTTAAGAATTTGACCGAACTTTCTCCAGAGAGAATGAAGATTGTCGTAGACGCATATAAGGAGCACGTACAGCCTTGGTATAATTCTTTATTGGAAAATCTATACACGGTAGGAGAAAGTCATGGAAATGATCAGAAAAGTGATACCGTTGACGGAGAGGATTGATAATTTCATCTTTGACTGGTCAAAATTCTTGATAGACCTATGGTGGAGGAAAAAATACAATGTACCTTTTGGTTCCCCAGCTCATAGGTCTATGAATTTTATAGACATGGCTATTGAATATCAAGAAACGTTGTTTTGGAATAAAACTCTACGTTCGCCGGAAGAAAATGAAATGGAGAGCTACATAGATGATCTTTTAGGAGAAAAGGAAACGGTTAAGATGTCTCAAGAAGAAATTGATGAAGATTTTGAAAATTTGAATTTAGAGGAATTTGATAAATAAGATTTTAATATGGATGTAACGGTTAATATTCGCGGAAATGCTCAAGGATTAAGGGATGAATTGGACAACGTTTCAAATTCTCCTGATCAACCTGTGAGGGATTTAGGGCGCGAAATGGATTTTACACGACCACCAGTGTTGCCTCCAAGTGATAGACTTTTGGAAGAAATACGTCAAGAAATTCAAAGCCAACGCACTATGGGTGGCTCAAATCCCCCATCTTATCGTAGCCTTTTGGATGATGTAACAGCGTCTCAACGCGAAGCCGCTAACCGTGAAATTACTAATAGGTACGATGAGCGTAGAAGTGATTTACAAAGCCGTCTTCAATCGGAATATGAGAAGATAGATAAAGACCTTGACCAAAGGCGTTCGGAGGGCTTAAACAATCTTGGACCAAGGGCAAATGATCCTCTTTACCGTTCCATATTAGATCAACAAATTAATACGGAACGTGAACGCCGTTATCGTGAGGTAGGTTCGCGTTTTGATCCAGAATTTGATGAACTTGATAAACAAGAATCTCAAGAAAGGGAATCTGTAGAAAGAGAACTTACAGACGCTTTAAAAGCCTTGACAGAGGAAGCAAAGCGAATGGATAAGGAATATGATACCGGAAGTGATCCGAACTCTTATATAAATCAACTTCGAGAAGAACGGAGAAGATTGGTAAATGCTCGTGATAACTCTCCTACGGAAGCAGGCGCTATGGAATCTCAAAAAAGTATTCAACAAATTGATGATCAACTAAAGCGTATTTTTAACAGTGGTAACGGTAATCAAGGATCAGGCGGAGGAATGAGAGTAGGAGATACTCTACTTCAAGGTACGATGGGGATACAAAACTTTCTCAGTGGAGCAAGTTCTGGTAATCTGGGAAGTATGGTTTTAGGTGCAGGAGGAATGTTTACTGGATTAGGAGGTCTGGGGTTGCAAGCCGCCACTCGATTTATGCCATGGGTAATGACAGCCGCAACAGCCTTACAAGCATACCAACATGTATCGGAAAAATATGATAATTTAGGTCAATTAGCTGCGTTCCGTTCTACCGCTGGAGGATATGGTGGAGAAAGGGGTATGGGATTTTTAGCTCAAAATATCGGGGATGTTTCTGTAAATGGACTAAAGCCGGGAGACTTGCGTATGAATATGGATGACTTTTATAGTGAAGCCGTTCGGAGAATTCGCGCAAGAGGTACAACGGATGATTGGTATAAGGAAACTTTATCAGGAGTTGCTTTGGAAAGAAATTTAGCATTGGACAATGGAGCTTTAGCACGCGGTGCTCAATACGATCGCTACGGGGAAAACGTAACGGACGCAATAAGTAAACTGGTTACAGTTCTTTCAGCCATTGAGGGTTCTGGAGTTTCTTTGGGAGATTTCAGTAGAGTGCAAGAGAAGTTTGATATTCAACAACAGATCATGGCTTCTTATATGAACCGGACTGATAACCCTAATTACAATTGGGCAAATAATACGTTAGCAGCATTTTCAGCAACCGGAGTTCAACAAGACGCTCGTTTGGGTACAGATATTGCAAGTTTTCAAGACGCAATACAAAACCCTATGAACGAACGTATGAAAGCATTGATTTATGGAACGGTATCTGATCTTTTCCCCGAAACGGAGGGTAGAATGGATTTGATCGATCGTGAGTTGAGAGATCCAGCGAATGAGGGTAAAATCTTACAAGCCGTAATTCAACGCGTAGAACAAATGTACGGAGGAACGAATACCACTATGGGATATTTTGTTTTCAAATCATTATTCCCTAACATTGCTCCAGACCGTTTGGATAAGGAAATACAAGCTATTACTTCCGGACAAGCCGGAAACCTTTTAAAGAACGGCAGAAGAGTTGTAAACCAAGACGAAATTGACTATAAGGGCAATCTCAATAAAGATACTTGGATAAGCCAAGCAGCTGAACTTTCAAGTTCTCTTACTAAAGGCTTAACGGACATAAAAAATATCTTAACTACAACGGGAGTTAAGATTGTATATGGTAATGGTGTAAGACCTAATTCAATTCCGGGTAAAAGATAATGGAAAAAGACAACAATAAGTACATTCTGCTTTTGCACAGATACCCGTCCATAAAGACAATAAAGGATTTTATGGAAAGGGAATATATCTACGGCATTAAGCCGGAAGAATTTTTTGATATAAACAAAGAATTAATTTGGAGTCAATATACGGATGCTGATAAAAAGAAATACCAAGAAGCTAATAAAGGTAAATGGCCAAAATCAGCGGATGATTTAACGGTGGATTCTTTATTGCCTTGTCCGTGTAATTTACGTATACAGGCTACAAGAGTAACAGAGGAATTGGCTATTAGTCAGACTAATTGGCAGCGTGAAGAACGAGATTTCTATGCTTTTGCTTCTGAGGAAATTTCCCGTATTTTACAAGATGAGGGTTATCAAATTTCGGCTTCCGAAAAGTTAAATCCCAAAGTCCAAGTTTTTGGATGGTTTAAGTCTATGTACTATTTCGGTGTAGACAAGAAAGGAAATAAAACTCAATTGGAAAAAGAGATAAGCGAGTTTGTGGATATTTCAAAATACATCATTTCTCTTTCCACTGTAGTAAACGTCAACGGAGGAAGTTTTTCAATACGTCTACCTCTTATCAATGCTGATAGTATTCTTACCAGAATAAAGAATTCACAAACGGATGAAACAATAGGTTATCGGGAAAAGGCAACCGTTGGTTCGGGAAGAACTAATCAACATACTTATCGCTACGATAACGAGTACTATTCTAAAAATTCTTTTGGAATATTAGAATCTAATTATTTCAATTGGCTAATTAGTTCTAATGATCTTTTGTTCATTTCTTTTGAAAAGTTAGAAATGGAAACGGAAAGAGAAGAATCAAAGAAGAACAAATACTCCATAGATATCAAAACAATTCTTTCCAATCAGGTTTACGATATGATAGGTTTGGTAGACGAAGTACGAATTATCGCTGATAGTCCGGCTTCAAACGGATATGTAGAGGTTGTAGGAAGAGACTTAATGAAACTTTTCTTAGATGACGGAAGTTTCTTTTTCAACACATCCACTTGTTCAGATCCAAGTCAAGTTTTTGCTAATGAACAAAGCTATGGCGCGCAAGGCGATATTCGGGACGCGGATAAAGTAGGAGGTTACTATAATGATCCTATAAACCGTCTTAGATTAGCAAGCGGAGAAATAAACGTTTTTGCTAACAAAACTAATATGGATTTGAGTTTCATATTAAAGGGAGTTATTTCTCAACTCTCTAACATTGAAGTTGTTCCGGGATATGTTTTTGATTCTTGGGGAGATGAAAGGACAACTTATCTACAATTACAACCTGTTAAAAAGGAGACTGACAAATGACAAAGATAAAGACTTTCATGAAAGGATTTATTGCCGGACAACAGAGGTTAAATATTACTTCTGATTTCGGTTGGCGTAATCTTAACGGGAAGATCGGCAAACATTATGGCGTTGACGTAGGAATCCCTACTGGAACAGTTTTGAAAGCCCCGTATGATGGCGTAATAGTCTCAGCGGCAAATTCTATTCACCCCTTAGGTTTTGGATTGTACGTAGTTCTTCGTTATCAAGTTTCTGTTGATCTATATTTCGATATATATTTTGCCCATCTTCATTCCGTAGAACCGGGTATATCATTTGGCGTACAAGTAAGAGAGGGAGACGTTTTAGCAACAAGTGGTGGAGATGTTAAAATAGACGGCGCGAAAGCCGGACACTCAACCGGACCACACTTGCATTTAGAGATAAGAAAAAATAGTGGAGTTCAAGTCGATCCAAAATATCTTTTCTTAGCTAAAGAATCTTTATGGGACGTAAAACATTCAAAGTATTTTTATGCTGGCTATGATGATTTTACAGACTTTAATGATACTGATTTGAGGTCTATTGCTAAATATTCCTATTCGCCGGATAAAGACATTACCATACCAGATCAAACGGAGTATAAAAGCCAGAAAAAGAAAACCATACCAACGGAAGCTAAAGAGCGTCTTGCGCCGGGAATATGGCAAATTACGAAACTTTTGATAGACGGTTCAGTAGACGGTAAACAAATTTGCGATTCCGGTATTTCTACTCAAACGGGAAGTCTTATGAATTTTTTTAATAAGATTTGCCAACGCCCAATGGTAGAGTTAATAGGAGATACTTTTGGAAGTCAATATTATTGGATAGTTCGTAGACCTCCATTTGACAAAGAAAACTTAATGCGTCTTATTGAGAATGCAAGAATAATCCTTTCTGGAGATGACATCATAAGTAGCAATTTGTCTTGGAACAATGAAGAAATATATTCTTGGTATCGCTATATACCATACGGTGATGTCATGGGCGTTCCGGAAACTCAACAATTTGTTCCGGCGGTATTCTTCCCAGAATTCGCAGCCGTTTGGGGGAGTCGTCCATTATCAGTAGAATCTAATTATTTCAATTACATTGATTCTGGTCGTTGGAATAATGATAAACAAAAGAACGAAGAGAACGGAAATAGGATTTTGAGAAATGCTGTAAAAGATTTCAAATATCTAATTGAAAGCAACGCTTATAATGCATTCACCCGTAGAGGTACAATAACCTTAATGGGCGATAGGAGAATTAAACGCGGTACGTTGATTCAGCACACATCTGGTGAGATATTTTACGTTGATACCGTCCAGAATGATTATTCCGTTGCAGGCACTCAAGTCGTTCGAACTACAACGCTTCAAGTTTCTCGTGGTATATATCCTCAATTCATAGAGGGTGTCAAGGTAGACGGCAAAATCATGAGTTATTTCAATGTAATAGATTTTGGAAACTTAGATATATCGAAGATAACCTCAAAGAACTGGAAAAAGGAACTTGCTAAATGGAAAGTAGATGCTGCGGTATTCGGTTTCTTTATGACTAAACAACAGTTATTTTGGGGAGTTATAAACAGAAGATAAGGTATGGAAAGTATAGGAATTATAAAAGTAGATACGGGTGTAGGATCAGGTGGAGTAGGCTGGTTAGTCGTTCCCGATGAAGTTGACCGTGAAAAATATATAGAGGATTGCTACCGTACTCAAACGGTATCTATTAACGGTGGTGAGGGATATGGTTTTTACAATAACGTAAAATGCCCGCAAAACGTTTTAGAAAATCTTATCTTTCCGACTGAAGAGAATCGCGGTACGCCAGTAATTTGGGTTCGCGATGGTATCTCTCATTTGCCTCTTATAACCGGATGGTTGAGGAAAGAGGGAGACTATTATGCTTTGGGAGAAAATCAATGGAGGGTTACGAAGAATAGTGATACCGCCAGCGTGGAACTTTTTGTAGATGGTCCAAAGGCTAATTTTCAAATCAATATAGTCGGTGATGAAAATAATCCGGCTGAAATAGACGTAAAACTCAGTAGCAAAAATCAAGATTCTAAATTTATTTTAACTTCCGACAATGAAGTAAATCTCGTTGGGGTTAACAAAGTAAGCGTATTGAGCAATAACACGCTTGAACTCAACGTAGAGGAAGAAGGCAAAACGAAAGGTCAATTAAAATATACGTTAGGAGAGGGATTCAATGTTATAACGGAGAAGAACGTAGCGTTGACTATTCGTGATGATGAAGACAAGGAATTAACCACTGTATCTTATAAGAATGGCGTAGGCTTTGAATACAAGGATGAATTCGAAAATGAGATAAAGTGTACGGACGGATTGATAGAATTGATTAGCAAGAAAATAAACCACAATAGCGGCAAAGAACCGATGGTGTTAGGGGATACGCTTAAGAGTATTCTAAATGATCTACTAACGGCTATACAAAAATTAACCGTTATAACCCCCGTTGGAACTTCTTCCGTTCCAGTGAATATTGCTGATTTCATTAAGATTCAATCCCAATTGGAGACTATTAAAAGTAAAAAATCTAATTTAGAGTAAAGGAGAATTATATATGCCATTAGCTACACAAGTCTTGGAACAGACGTTAAAAACTAAGATAAAGGCGGCTTTAGATGAAGCCATAGATGAGAATTCCGATTCAGATCAAGTTAAACAAAGATTTGCTGATAATCTGGCTAAAGCGATAGCCGATGGCGTAGATGCTTGGATAAAGACGGCTACAGTTACAACGCCACCGGGAGTTTCCGTGCAAGTTGCATTTCCGGCAGGTACAGGAGCTACTGTTGCGCCGGGCGTTGGTACCATCTCATAACAATTATTAAGTCATAAAATAAGGTATAAAATATATGGCTATATTAGGTAATACGGTCAATGCGGTTAGGGAGAGCGCAAGATCACTTTTAGCTTCTGTCGGTTTAGCCGGATTGCATGCTATGGCACCAGATAACTTTGAGTATTATCTTTGTTCTCTGGAGCTTCTTGATAGTGCAGGAAACACAAAAGGCTTCTTGTCCTTTACAACTATGCCCAATAATTACTTGGAGAGCCGTACCCAAATAGCAAGCGTTACAAAAACTCAAAGTGGTATAACAACTCTTTTTAATAGTACGTTTGTACCGCGTGATATTAGTATACAGGGAACGTTCGGAAGAAAGCTAAGATTTTTGATAGGTTCGAAAGAAGTACAAGAAAAGGATGATAAAAGCGTACCTTTCTTTAATGGTCAATTTGCTCGTGTAGCAGATCAAGAGATACTAATCAAGACGGGATACGGTATGACGAAGATGTTGCAAAAAATGATTGAGATGGCATATCAGTTAGACGATGAGCAACAACCGCATATTCTTCTTTTCAGTAATTATTCCTTGAATACTAATTACGTTGTTGAAATACTTCAAGATTCATATAGTCAGAGTATAGAAAATAATATGCTTTGGTTTTATTCTTTGGAAATGAGAGCCGTTGCACCTCAGTCTGTTTTACAACGCGGAAAGGAATACGGAGTAACCTCCCAAACCATAACTCAAGTTGCATCTGGGTCAATAGCCGATAGTTTGGGCAATATATTGAATGGTGTGACGAGATCATTAAATTTGTAGGAGATGGAAGATATTGTAATAGAATTTCAGGAAGTGACGAAATATCCATTGGTAGAGTTTTTAACGAAATACCGGGATTTCATGCTCAATTCTTATCCAGAAATAAATAGCTATTTTTCTGGGGAAACGACTACTATTGACAATTCTCATCTTCTTGATTTAAAATACTTAACCAACGAAGTAGGGAACGTCATGGCGCAATTTAAGAACTTTGCCAATAAGTTCGATAAATGCGGTTTTTGGGAGCTCATGGACTATATTAGTACGTTAGAGGATACGATTGATAAAATAAATAAGTTACCAAAATTCCGCCGGACTTCCTTAACCAAACGAGGATATCAACCCGTGATTCAAGTCGCTACTACGGTAGGAGGTTTTCGGACGATGGAGGACGTTGCTAATTCAGTTAAGCATCTAAATCAAGATAATACAAACTGGGTAGACCTTATGTTGGGTAATGATCTCAACGAGATTGATTGGGAAATAAATACCCTTACCCCTATCAATGTATTTATCAATAATACGGTTGATATAACGGTAAATACGATTCTTGATCAACCTATCGGAACGAGGATTTACGGCAAGGATATAAACCGTAAAATAACCTTTGTTGATAATGATTTAGACGTAAAAGAGTACCAAGAGAACGTAGAACAAAAATGCGATATTCTCATGTCTCTTATTCGGGGCGATGTACCGGAAAATATGCTTTTTGGACAAAATTCATCTCTCATGATTGGAGTTAATGCTAAGAACTTCTCTTATGCTGAATTGGTTAAGAATCTACAAGAAACTTTCTTACAAGATGATTTATTTCAGTACGTAGAAGTTACTAAGTTTGATTTCAGAGAAGGAACCATGCAGATATATTGCGAGATTAAAACTAAGTATGATTATAAAACAGAAAGAAAAATAGTAGTATGATAACTAAGATAATCCCTATATCAGAACTCAAGCAAATATTCTTGGAAATATTTCTTAATAAGACGGATAAGGTGAATGATATTTCTCAAGAATCCGTTCTTAATGGCTTTGCGTTCGGTTGCGCTAAAGTAGGTCAGAAGTGTTTAGTAAATCAATCTATTGTTGAGGGACATATATTTCCTGACACAGCGTATGGGAAATATCTTGATGAACTTGCTGCCGTTCGAGGAGTTTCGCCACGTTTTGGTGCTCAAGGTAGTTCTACTTATATTCGCTTGGTTGGTGACGAGGGAACGGCATATTTTGCTGATATAACAACGCTCACCAGTTCCAGCGGTGTTAGTTTTTCTTTAGAATCAGACGTAATTTTGGATATAAACGGCTTTGCTTATGCTAAGATAAAAAGCAATTCTGAGGGAGCTTCCACGAACGTTGATCCATTGTCCATTAATCGTATTTCTCCGATACCGGACGGACATATTGCTTGCACGAATGAATATCGCGCAACGGGAGGTAGAGACGAAGAAAGCGATGAGCTATTTCGTATCAGAATCAAAGAAAGCGTTAATCAGTTAGCAAGAAACACAATGTCTTATCTTGAACAAGTCTTTATGAAGATCAATCCTAACGTTTTGAAACTTTATAAAGAAGGAATGGATGAGGATGGGAGATTTAATTTGATTGTTGTATCGGTAAACGGTCAAGATTTTACGGAGGATGAATTCAATGAGATTCTATCTAAAAGTGAAGAATTCCTAACTTTATCAGAACTTTTAAGTACCACTACAGGATTCTCTTTGAAATTGAATAACGTCAATTGGTTGCCAGTTGATATAGAATTTAGAATTGATCTTGATCCATCATACGATCTTGATAAAATTCGTAGGGAGATTCAGATTCAGATGGGAAAAATGTTTGACTACCGTTTCTGGAAGTACGGGGATAAGGTTGAATGGGAGAATCTACTGTATGCTGCGAAAAATGTAGATGGAGTGCGATACGTGCCCGATACGCACTTTTCTCCGAGAAGCGATATAAACGTACCCGAATATAGACTTCCACGCATACGCGGCTTTGTAATGCGCGATCTTGACGGAAATATCATTGAGGATAACGAGGGAGTTCTGAGTGACTTCTTCTATCCTAACGACATTGACTATTCATTCCAATCTTCAGTATTAACGACAATATGATAAAACAAGCAACTACACGCACGATTACCGAAGTGGCAGTTGGTCCAATAGGAACCATAAATTCTACGGTTGAGTGTTTCGCTTCTATGAATGACGATGGAACGGAGAATCCGACAATATACCGTTCTATGGTTTTGGAGACTCCCCTGACCGTTGATACTGCATCCGGCGTAGAGGGAGAACTTATACTTCTTTCAGACGAGGAAAACGTAGGAGTATTAGACAATAACGGAGAATTGACTTTAACATTAGAAACGGATGATGTTAATAAATATAGCGTAAATGCTACGCAAGGAGATTTAGAGTATGAAGAATAATAAGATTGAAGCAATTGGCGATATATTGATTGTTCGCGTAGTTTCCCAAATTACGGGCAAAATCCGTTTTATGTCCTTTGAGGATGAACTTCTAAACATTACTTCATCACGATATGTAGACCGCGAATATCGTATCAGTGTAGACGGTACGTTTTGGACGAATTGGCGAGAATTAACAAACCTTTCTTTAGCAACTGCCGGATACTACAAAACCGATGGAACGCTCATCATAGAGGTCAGATATCATCGCAACGGTACGGATGATACGGGGACGATCGACTTCATGAATATAAAGTTTGAAGGCAATCATATACCGGATGAAACCATAGCGCCAACGCTTGAAAATAGTATTTTCGCTGACATTGCCAATTCTACGGAATTGAAACAGTTGGAGACTAATATTTTCAAAAAGCTATACTATCGCGGTATCTTACCTCAGTATATAACGCGCGCCAAGAATTCCAGTTTGGATGAAGATCGCGATTTTGCTGATCTTTGGAGTTCAGTCGCGAGGTTTTTTGGTTTATTCATACGGTTCTTTAAACGTTATGAAACGTTTCGCGATGATTATGATTTGCTTTACGAATATTTACGTCAATACGGGATTTATTTCAATGAGCAAACAGCTACACTGGAAGAATTACAATATTTAGCTCAACACTTCTACGATCAAATCCGTCAACGCGGTACGGCTATGATCTTCAAAAGAAAGGGAGAGGTTTTACCGGATGGCACGGTTGTTCCTATTGACGGTGAATTAGTCCGGCTTCTTAGAAGTAGAAATTTTGATGAGCTTTTGTATGAGCTCATACCTCTCAACAAGATAGGATGGTGTATAGGAGAATCATCACCCCTTTGGCGCGGAACGTCCGGTGCGGTTTTGCTTAACAAAACGCGAGAAAACACCAAGGACTTCCAGACGCTTGAGGACTTCGTTACAAGCGAAAAAGGAAACGTTTCTTTGGAAATTGAAACGGTAGAAGATCGGAAGTGTCTTGGGATTACGATAAATAACGGTACGGCAGGATTGGGACGTATTGATGAATCAACGGACGTATCTGATAAAGTCTACGTTGTAGATTCTCGTATGGATTATGAAATTACATTTGCCTTTAGGATTCAAGAAGCAGAATTTCCAGCAACTTTGGAATTCGGTGTAGAGGGCTTTGGATATTCTAAAAATAAATTCACCGATTCGTTTATAACGCCGGACGGTAGCGAGATTTCTGAACGCTTCTTTTATCTCAATTTATTGAATTGTGTTCCGGGGGTTTGGTATTATGCAAGAGGAATCATTCATGCTTATTCTACGGTTAATGTAGATAACGTTAAGACAAATCTGGGAGTAGGAAATAATTTGTATTTCAATAACTCCTTTGTTAAGTATATTTTGCCCAAAATCCTTTTAAGTTCTAATGGTGAAGATGCAACGTCAAAAATTGATATTTGGGATTATAAAATACGCCCGTTAGTTAGAGGTACGAATATATTGCCGCTAAAGGGTGATTCCAAGTCAAATTCGATGAGTTTAGGCTTCATACAGAGTTCTCGTATATTTTATGTTTACGCACGCAATAACAACAATTCTTTATCGCAGGATGAGGTAGAGGATATAATCAATAAATATTTATTGTCGTTCAATATGGCGAATATCTTTACGTTTATTAATACACAGACTTCGGACACGAAAGCAGGTAGGCGGACGTACACCGATGGTGGCGGACGTGAAGTGATAGAGACCGTACCGACTCATTTGGAATTAACGCGAGAAAATTCTTTCCGTCAAAAACTTTTGATAGTAACGACTCATCCTTGGGAGATTACATAAACACTCAAAGTTTATTATTGTAAAACAAATTGTAAAAATTATGGAAAGGATTAAAGAAGTATTTCGTTTATCAGAAGTGATAACAGACAGTGGTCAATCTATAACTCCGATTTATAAAATCCGTGAAAATGTAAATAAATTCCGCATATCAGAAAGCGATATGCGAAAATATTTAATGAATTATCCCCAAGAGTATCATGAATATATCGAACAGATATTACAAAAGATATATCATCCTACGGAAGAAAATTTGAGAAAAGATGAGATTTTGAGCACGCGATTGACTCGATTCTCTTTACAAATTATTTCGCAAGATTCTTCATGGACTGATTTAAGAAAGCGTCTCAAAGAAAAAGGAATAACGGAACAACAATATTATGATTTGTTAGTAAAGAATACAACACCGCCTATCGTAGATGAAGTATTACATCTTATTGTTAATCACGTTTATCATTCTGATGAAGAACGTCTGACTGCTCCACTCCATCTTCAAGTTGATGAAACTGGTCATTATCCGTATCTAACTTTAGAAATTACAGAAAGTAGCCTAAAGGAAGTTCAAAGACGCAATTTTGATCTAATGGATGAATGTGAATTGCGTTTGCATACCGAAAAACCCGCTGTTAATCAAAAGAAATGTGGTTATAAAGGCGGAAGTTGTAAAGATACAACGTGCGATGGAACTCAAAAGAAAGGGTGTCTATTAGACCAAGTGGCTAATATCAAAGTTAGCGATTGAGTTCTATAATCTATTCTCCTTGAGCTAATTGAGTAATATCAAGCATAAGGGAAGAATCATCAGAATGCTCGTCACCTGCATCTAAGTAGTATGTCCAATATCTTCGGGTTGAGGTAGGATTACGGGAAACGTACATATTGATTGTTATCAGTACTCCGCCGCTTGCACCGGGATCACCCTCAATATCGTAAAAGCCGTCATAGTTTAATTCATTCTCAACGGCTACATAATATTTATTGAGGTCGTTAACGTCTTGAAAAGTCATTGATTCATCTACTTGCTCCATGGTCCAATAACCGTCCGGAGCGTAAAGACCAATGATCCTCTTATTAGTGATGATTTCAAATTGAATCCAACCTCCTCCAGAAGATACGGTTAAACTATCTCCGCCCTCGTAGTAAGGTTGAAGCAAGAGTTCGGGGTATTGATTTTGATTAACGGTTACTTTAACCGTTTTATTGGGATTCGTTTTACTGGTAACGTTAAAGTAGCCCGCACGTTTCAATCTACCTAAATAATAAGAAGTAAAGACTGTAAACGTGCGGTTACCAGTACCGCTTGTTACACTTGTAGTGAACCAAGACATACTTTGTTTTCGTATTCTTTTAGTGATACTTGCTTAAGAAATAGTCCAAGCGTCATTAGAAGTTACAGTAATAGTCTGAGCCGTACCAGCGGCAGGGATTGTTATTGAAGTAGGAGATACATTCAAAGTAACAACCTTAGCAGCCTGAACGGAAGTTGTCTGAACAGTCAAAGCAGTTGGAAAGGACGTAGGCTCAGATGTTCCTGAAACCGCACCTAAAGTAAACTTTCTTGTAATAGGACTAATGGTTTCATTAGCTTTTACGCTAATACCTATTTCAATTGTGTATTTACTTGAGGCACCGTAATCACTTGGTATGGTATAAAGAATAAATGAACTTTTATTAACTCCAGTTACAGTTCCTTCAGTGTGTATTTCAGGAATGTTGAAAACAATAACATCAGAAGCGGTATAGCCAGAATCCTTTCTCAAACAAATATATTTTGAGTTGCTTTCAAAAGTGTATGTAATAATACCGGCAGTAGCTGGAATAGAATTCCCAGCCGAAGTTTTTAAAGTCAAGAATTCAGAAAGTGCAGTTTGCTTAGCAGTAACTGTAGCCTTTTTTGTTGTATCCTTAGTGGATGTGATTGTTAAGGTAGTAGTTCGTTCGACTCTACCTGTAAAATTTTGACCGGATACCGAAACTGTTTTTGTACCCGTCCCTGAAGAGGGATTGGGGATAATCCATGCGGCTTTTGCCATAATATCGAGTTTTTAAGTTTTGTGAGTAAATATAATTATCATTATATATATATATGATCTACAGTGTTTTGTAACCTTGTAATTACAACTATAAACCCTAAAATTGATATAAATTAAGGAAGTTTTATATGTCGAAATTAAAATTGAGCTCAAATCTTTTTTTAGAAGTTAATGAATTGAACCGCTTAGTTCAATTCCTAAAAAAAGACGGCTATGAGTTGGCAATCAAAAGTTTAGTAAAGACTTTTGGAATTGTTCAAACGGCTGAAAATAATTATTACAAGGTCACGAACGGTTATTTGTATAATCAGGTAGTCGTTCAGCCGGGGATTGCTTTTGATTCGCAATTGCAAGCAATCGTTATGAAGAACGCTTCCACGATAACTATTGAAAATAATGGAAACAAATGTTGGTTGGTTCTTCAGTACGCTTCGACTAATTACGAAAATGGAACGGTATCCGTAGCGTCAGACGGAAGTCTTGTTGGCGTTGGTACTAATTTCCTTTCAGTATTAAGAGGTCAACCGAATTTCCCCGTAAAGGTTAAGTTCAATTCTACGCTTAATAAAGAAGATTATGAAGTAGTTAGCGTAACGAGCGATACGAACGCTGTACTGGCAGGTTCCTTTAGCGTAGAAAGCAACGTACAATATTCGGTAGTAGGCGCGTTTACCCCCGGTTTTCAACCTGCTGAGGGGAATAAGTTGATCTATGAGATGGACTATTACAACATTCAACTTCTTTATCAAGAAGATGAGCCAACGTTAACTTCCGATCAATTCATATTAGCTTCTGCTGAGTTTGTAAACGGTAGTTTGGTAGTTACCGATTTGCGCGCCGGATATATGTTCAACGCTGAATCTTACAATACTGGGTATAACGTCACTCAAGATGAAATTGTGAGTTTAGTACAAATCCAAAGAATACAAAGTAATCTTTTGGAAGTAACGTTTGAGCATGCATACAATATTACGTATTTTGAACTAAGTTCGTCCGCTTCGGCTACTACTTTTTTAATTAAAGAGGGATATTGTAATTTCTTGGGTACGGGCGATATTCCGGACGAGTTATTCAAAGGTTGGTATTTGGTAAATCGTGCTAATATGAAAAAAGTAGTCATTTCCGGAAATACCAATAAGGTTCTTTCAATTCCTCAATTTAATGATGAAGTAGTAGAGGGTGATGTAACGTCCTTTATTGTTGTTCCTCCTTATACTACTTTGGAGTATATGATTACGTATTCTGGAGAAAATATTTCCGCGCTTCCTTATTATCATTCTGTAACTCAAGGAAGCGGAACGAACAAAATACTTATTCCCGTTCCTTATGGTGAAATTACGCTGGGATTCCGTTATAGAATGATCAAAGGCAATGATTCAACTGCTTGGGGAAAATTCTCTATTGCAGAATTTACCAACGAGAACGGAGAAAAGCAAATGATAGGAGATTCGCAAGTGACAATGACCATTAACGAACCTGTTGTAGAACTTAGAAATTATTCTTAAAGTTATGATGCTATATTTAACTGGCGCTCAAACGTCACTTGTAAAAAGCGGTGGAGATTCTTCTCAAAATGATGTTAATCAAAGTTTAGGTGGTTACGTCTCTTCCAGCCCCGTTCCCAACGGTGCAATTAATGAGATTTTTGATCTAATTTCATCTTATACTTTGGAGAAGAAAGTACCAGAAACGCTTGCTTTCGCTCTTATAAACGAATTTGAACAAACAGCAAAGGACGTAACGTTGTCCATTATAACCGATGAGGGAAATTTAGCGGAATTTAAGGTAGCTGCCGTTGTGGTAGATAAAAACACCATGATGATGGAACATATCGCTAACCGCTATCAATCCCCTATTAGTGTTCAATTTCATGACGCTTCGTTCTATCGCGCTGGAGTGGATGTTAAAGTAATAACCCCTATGATTGCTGAGGAGGAAGTTATATTCAATCCCATGGGCGTAACGGCTATTGCTAAAAAGGGAGGTTTAGATGGAACTTGGGAAGCAATAGAAGAAGCCTTTGAAGAAAGCGACACTTGGACGTCCCGTAGAATTTCCTCAGATACATTTCGAATTGAAAGAAGAGATGAAGAGGTTTACGACTCCCCCGTAACGTGCTCATATACCTCGTCTGATGGCGCGAGGTTTGAGTACTTAGGAAAATTGCTTACAAAGGCAGATAATAGTGTTATCATTGCCGAAGAGATGCAACCGGGTGATTGCATAGGAATATGGCTTCAAAGAAAAATCAAAAAAGGTGATCAATGCCTAAGCAACGAAGAAATTTTGAAGAATTACAAAGACAAGTTCAACTATCCTACCGTAGAGGAAGTTGAGCTTTTGATTAATTACGATTTAGTAGATCAACAACCCTAAAAAGAGAGAATTATGGCAGGATACGAAGATACCAGAGAAATGATCATAAATACCCTTATGGGACGTCCTGTGGGTACGGAGATTCAACCTGAAAATCATCAAGCGTTCGCGTTGAATATGCTTGATTATATTCAGAGTCTTGAGATAACTGGAGGAAGTAGTTTAATAGGCATAGCAACCCCCGATACTACCCCCGTTCAGCCGGATAACGCACGTGTATCTTACATTGGCGCAGTATCGCCGGATAATTCCGTTACTTTTTCTAATTTCGTTGATGAAAACGGACAAAGTATTACAGTTACTACAACGGAAGAAGAAGCCTACATTGTTATCTTAGTATGGAATACGGAGTATTGGACATATGCTACTGTTCCGACTAACGTAATAGCTCAATCGGAAAATGGGTATTACTACTACGATTTGAGAATTTCAAAAACGTATGATTCCGTTGCTGATATGGAGGCAGACGTTAACAACCCCATAGGTGATGACGGACGTTCTTTGAAGAATGGTTCTATTGTATCTGTACATAATGAAAGCAATCCAAGTGAGGACGCTATATACAGTTGGGTATCGGTTGAGGGGGAATCTCCCCGTTGGCAATTACAAACGAAATTAAGCGCTTTAGAATCTCGTACTTTGGACGGCGGTAGGGCGGATAGCGTTTACGGTGGAGCGGTGAATATTGATTGCGGAAACAGTTCAGGAAGTTACTAAAAAGACGAATATATAAATATGGCAAGTAGAATTCAATTCAGGAGAGATACGGCAGCAAATTGGGAAAAGAATAACCCCCTTTTGATGCAAGGAGAAATTGGTTTGATTTTAGATAGTCCCAATCTTTACAAAATGGGGGATGGGTCAACGGAGTGGAACAACCTACCTATATCGGGATTTAACGGTAATATTTTGGAGGAACTTGGAAATGACGCAAACGCGGTAATATCCCAAGACTTAAGTATGCGCGAATTTGGGCGTGTATTTTCCGTATTAGCCGATCGACAAAAGGCTTTTTATTCACCCGCCAATGCTAATTTAATTTCTAATGATCCGGATACGCGTACTGAGGGAAGATATATTGATACTTCAGATGGGCATTGGGTAGGAAGTCGCGACTACTACCTCACGCGTTTCATTGCCATAGAAGCCGGAAAAGTATATACAATATATAACGCTATTTCAATTAACTGGTTTGATAAGGATTACAACTGGTTATCCGGAAATAATGTTGTTTCGCCCGGAACGGTTACAGCACCATCCTCTGCCGCTTTCTTGAGATTGAACTACACTACTACGGCGAACATAGGAGTTTATCAAAACGATAGTTTACCGTCTACTGCCCCTATTAGACAATATTCTGAAGATTCCGTACTTTCCAGTACCGCCCGTAAGCCTTTCCCGTATGATAATAATGATCAATGGCCAATGTCTCCGCGAATTGTAGAATGGGGGTATGATAAGTTTTTGTTAGACGCTATTTTGGATGTTGATTATGAATTGGGGTATTCCTATTCTTTAGCAAGCGTTTCTAAAACTGCCAAAACCGCGACTCTTTACAAAGAAGATATAACGGTTATACCATCTACCGCAAGTTCGGTGACCGTTGCGGATACGTTTACTAAAGTTATCGCTGAATTCGGTAGTTATACTTTATTGGGAAGCGGTAGAAATACTAAGTCAATGATATTGGTGAATTTCAATGCTTTGAGAGACGATGCGTTGACGAATAATTTATTTTTCTATCTGGGGTTGGGTATTTCACCTACAGTTTTTCATAACGGTATTATTTGGAGTCTATACAATGATATTCAAAATAGCATTAAAGAAGTAAATAATTCAATAACAGAACTTACTACGCAAGTAGAAGATATTGATGAAAAATTAAATTCGGTTGTTACAAAAACGGGAGAATTGGTCAACCAATCGGAAGTCGATGAAGTAAAAGCAATTGTTGATCAACTTGTGAAGGTTAATGAAAGTATTCAAGACGGTGGGACTTTATTCGGAAAAGATCCGGCAATTTGGTTTAACAATACCGGAAATTTTTCAGGTTGGGGGCAAGGTTTAGGACCAATTCAAAATTTTAACTGTGTTGGTTTAAGAATCCGAGCTCAAGTTAGCGCAGCTTCTCCTATTACAAAGGTCAGGGTAAGAATAAGAGTAAAAGATAGAAACGGCTCTGTTCTTGCAGATACAGTCAAAACCGGATTGAATATTGCGCCGGGTGAAATACAACAAGTGATTATTCCTTTAGGATTAACTATAAGTAATACTGAAGAACAATTTCTTTATATTGAATGGCTTTGCGATGCACTTTGCGTTCGTTATGGCTATGAGGGCGAACCGTATATTTATATGCCTGCTGATGGTACTACGTATCCAACGTTTACATATGCTTCTAATGGCGATATAAATCAAGCTACTATGTATAACGTTTCAGGAGATGGAACGAAGTATTACTCTAACAATATTTGGTATGGCATATATGAAAATGAGGCTTTTCTATCCGATAAACAGATAGAAAATATTGAACAAAGATTAACGCCAATTTCTGAAAATTCTATAAAGGTGTCACTACCGGATGAATTAACGGCAGTAGTAGGAGATACGCTGCAGTTATTCCTCAGAGGAATTGTTTGCGCTGTAAATCCTTACATTTATGATTTATTCGTCACTTGTAACAAAGGCGGTCAATATCCGCGTTATTTTCAAATTTTGCCTACTTCTGATGATGTAGGAGATTATGATTGGACAATTACGGTCAGAGATAATAACAAAAACGTTTTATCTACTTCTAAAACTATTTTGAAAATAGTGGACGTTGTAAAATCTCCTGAGTCTGAACTTAATGTAGCTTGTTTCGGAGATAGTTTAACATCAGGAGGGTTTTGGTGTAGAGAAGCTCATAGAAGATTAACTGAAACGGGCGGTAGTCCGGCAGGTAAGGGATTAACCAATATAAATTTTGTAGGAAAGAAAAAAAACGACGCTACGGGATATTTCGGTGAGGGAGGTTGGAACTGGTCTGATTATACTTCTGCTAAACGTCCAGCATTCCGTTTCCAAGTTTCGGGCGTAACTCAATTGAATATGGATGCCGTATATACTAATAACGGCTTTGAATATAAGATCATAGAAATTAACGTAACTGAGGGTGTAGGAAACATACTATGTAGTACTTCATCTTCTTCAAACGTTCCCCAAACATCTGGAGTTCTTACAAGGAAAAGTGGAAACGGAGACGCCACTATTTCATATTCTTCTTTCGAAGAAGATGTTGCAAATCCACTTTGGAATACAGAAACTAATCAAATGGATTTTGTTCCTTATGCAAATGAATATTGCAATGGAAGAATTGATGTAGTATATACGTTATTAACTTGGAACGGTTTAGTTTCTTGGAAAGATGATTGGACGTCATTTTTAACTCAAGTTAAAAGATTTGCTGACGCTCTTCATAGAGATTTTCCCAACGCTAAAATGAAAATTTTAGGAATACAAATTCCATCATTAAACGGAGGGATAGCAGCTAATTACGGTTCTATTGGTAATGGCATTACTGATACCTTTGGAACAATCAATACAGTATTCAATATGAATGAAGTATATCAGGATTTTGCTAATCAATCGGATTATAAAGATTGGGTTGAATTCGTTAACGTATCTTCTCAATTTGATAGTGAATACAATATGCCTTCCAATGAAGAATATGTAAATACGAGAAATACCGCTTTTAAGGAAAGGATTGGTACAAATGGAGTTCATCCAGCATCTTCGGGGTATCTCCAGATAGGTGATGTAGTATATAGAAATTTTATTAAAGAATTTTGTCAATAATTAGAATATGGCTGATAAGATACAATTAAGGAGGGATACCAAAGCGCGGTGGGAGCAATACAACCCCGTGCTTGCATCCGGAGAACCGGGTTATGAGCTGGACTCTCTGCTTTATAAATTAGGAGACGGAAAAACGGCTTGGAATGATCTGCCTTATCGCGGCGCAGGCGGTGGGGGAGGAAGTAACATTGTTGATTCGGAAGATATTACAAAAGAAGACACAGGTACATCTACGTCTTTGTATATAGCGGATAGGCCTGTTAATTCAGCGAAATATGTTGATAAGGGTTACAAGATTCTTCGCGGAGTAGCTTCTGGAATAGACAATATTTTGAAACAAACGGAAATGTCGGACACTAATACTATCTATGAAATTCGTTATGACTTTACGATTCAAAATACCATTACCGTTCCGGAGGGTTGCGTACTTAGATTCAATGGAGGTAGTATTTCTGGAGGTTCATTGATCGGTAAAAATACGGTTATTGATTCTTCAGACTATTTGTTCAAAAATACGTTCATTGATGGAACTTGGATAGTAGATTACGTTACAGATGAAAATCTTGTAGATTACGTAAACTCAAATGCTCGTCTTTTAAGGTCTTTGTTTGCGTTAACTCAGGATTCCCACCCTTGCGTAGTAGTTATAAACTCAGATCATAGTACAACACAATTTACAAGTGCTGTAACGGATTCTTTAATTCAGCCTACCTCTAACTCACTCATAATATTGAACGGCACAATAACGCTCACTCCAAACTCCTTAGAACGTTACGCCATTATGGGGCTTTACAGTAAATCTAACGTAACTATTACCGGAAGCGGTTCAATAGTAGGCGATAGATCGAGACATACATATAATCCATCAGATTCTACTCACGAATGGGGGTACGGACTCTATATTCGCGATTGTAAAAACGTTCATGTAGCCGGAATAACTACACGCGACTGTACTGGAGATGGAATAATTATTGGTTCAGATTCCGAAAACGTTACCATTGACGGAATTTATTCAAGCAATAACCGCCGTCAAGGTATTACCGTAGGAGCAAGCCGAGGTGTAATAATCCGGAATTGTACGTTAGAAAACATTCAAGGCACAGCACCGTCCGCTGGCGTGGATATAGAACATGACGAAAATCAAACAATCTATGACGTCTTAGTTGAAAACAATCTCTTTATAGATAACGTCAAGGGAATTCTCGTTGGTTCTCTTTCTACTTCAACGGCAAACATAGCTATCAAAAACAACCGGATTATAAAGAATTCAAATCCTGTGAATACGGATGTAGATTACTCTACGGATTTACATATTGCTTTCAATACGTCTAACGTCATTGTAGACGGACTTTTGATAGATTGCTACGTAGCCCCCACGAAGAATCAGATCATTGCTTACCAAAGCGAAAAACTGCAATTGCGGAACATTAACGTAGTTAATCACGATACAACGGTGAATTATCCTTTTCTCTACATAGGAAAATGTAAAAACGTAGATGTTGATAATTTCCGTTATGATATAGAAGATTCTTTTATCTACGGCAATAATCCTTATATTGTTTTGGAGGGAGATATAGACGGTCTGTCTTTCCGGAATTCAGTTCTTATGAAGATGTTGTTTAATGGAAACTTGAATAACTTCTTGATAGACAATTGCTATTTCAAACGTAGAATCATAACCGGACCAAATCAAGTAGGGGAAACCATAACGAACGCTACGATCAAGAACTGTCGTTTGAATACTTCCTTGATTCAAAGTATTGAATTACATAGAGGAGATAATATTCAGATTTACGATAATTACTTTGGTAACAATATATCGGATGATGTTATACTTTTAGACAATTGCGAAAACGTAGTAGTCCGGGATAATACGCGTTACTCTACGGGAGAAAATCAGTTTTGTCTTTGTCGTCTAACGGGCGTTACCAATGCTACGATAGGAAACATTTATGATAATAATACCTTGTTGTATGCAATAAATTACCGTCTTGATACTCCAATAAACAATATTCGTAGTATTATCAATAATCTTATATTGAATGATACGGATAATTTAGCGCACATTACGTATGCCGTTCCGGGGCTAAAGGCACTTTGGAGAAATAACGAAGTTCACTACGATGGGACGAATTGGAGAAACACGGACGGTACGTTAGTTGATAAAGTAGCAATAATATAAAGAACAAAAGGAATTATGGCATTACAAATTTCTGTAAATAAATACAATATCCTCTTTGATAAGATCGTTCCGGCTGGGACGGTTATAGCCAGTTTATCGGCTACGGGAGGAACTGAGCCGTACACGTTTAGTCTGGATGGTGAAGACTTGTCTTGGTATTCCTTAAACGGTACGGATGGAACGCTTGTAACTGTTGTTAAAGATATGTTATTGAGCGATATGTGGTTAGTTAAAGCCGTTGTAACGGATTCTACGGGAGCAACCGATACTTCTGATTGGTTTGGTCCAGATATCAGTGCACCGCAACAAGATTACTTCGACAAAACTAATACTATCTTCAAGATAACTCAAGATTTGGATTTAAAACGAGGTGCTTTGCTAATGTTAGATGGATGCACGCTTGATTTTCAAGGAGGAAGTATAAAGAACGGAAAGATATTTGGCAATAATACCGTAATTAAAGCCGGATCAAGAAAAATCTTTGATAGCACTACTCTTGAATTAGCTGGAACGTGGAATGTGAGTCATCTTAAACCGGAATGGTTTGGAGCAAAGTCTTACAAGAAAGACGTTTTGAACAACCCCACTGGATCAATAAGTACCACAGAGACTCTTGTCAATTCAAATAGTGCTTTTGATAGCATAAAAGCTGCTTTGATAAGTACTAATGTTCATTCTATTTTATTGAGTGGTCTGTATTACATAACTAAAGAAATAGATATAAACGTCACAGAACATTATACAAGCGGAGTAACTATTGAGGGAAGCGGTACGGATACCGGATTTATAGCAAACATGGTTGATACTTCTTCAGCCGTTTTGTCTATCAATAGAAATAGCAATATTATTTCTCAATATGATTTCTTATCTAATTTTGCCGTATATATAACTAATAATTCCCAACTTGATAGCGCTATACTCTTATACGAAATAATTCGAAGCACTTGTTCAGATGTAAAAGTATATGGCGGATTTGCTAAATTTGAGAAAGGTATTTATCACTTACATAGCGTGGTGAATAACAATATTTTTCTAAATGTTTTTGAGAGATGCGTTGGCGTTAATTCTACTAAGGGCGGCGGTTTGCACTATTCTCAGGAGACATATCAGCCTACTTTACAAAATATATCAAATTGCGTTTTTCAACAATTAGCTGGAGCAGCCATTGAATCTGAACCTACTACTATTACCGGAGGTGGATTCGGAGGTGTTATAATAGGGAATGAATTGGAGGGTAATACAAAAGGTGCTATTGCGCTTAGTGGAATAAGCGGACTTTCAGTAATAAACAATTATTTTGAATGCGCTGATTATTCTGCCATCACTAACTATTTTGATAACGTACCGCCGGCAATCTTTACTTTCGGTATAATTAGCGGCAGTACAGGTTCTGAGTATATAACTAATATATTCAGTTTAAATTTCAGCAATAATCAAATAGGTGGCGCAGCAGGCAGTATAGATTATGCGGTAATTATTTGTTCTACTCAAAGCGGAGGAAGAACGCGAAGTGTTAACATAAGCAATAATATAATAAATTCCTCTACCGCAAGTAACGTAGGTTGCAAATATATTACAAAGATTCAAAATTGTCAGGACGTAAATATAAACAATAATATTTTCAATGTTAATTATAGCGATGTGGATGAAAATTTCCCCGTTGACATTGTAGATATTAGCGTAAGCGGAGTTAATTATTCATATCAAAATATAAGCAATTCTTTTAGTACTACTTATAAATATGGGTATTCAAAAGGTCCAGCAATTCTCCGAACGAATGCTTTTGCTACGGTATCTAATTATCCTTATTTAGTTCCCAAAGAAACTACCGCAAATGCAGTTTTATCTGATGGAGACTTTATATTTTTGGAAACTAATAACACTATATATAAAGTTCTCAAGGGCGGAAAACTTCACTACAATACAGGTGCAACCTTTACGAAGGGAAGCAATGCTGTTGTTTGTTCCGGAAGCGTTTGGAATTGGAGTATAGGAGACGTTGTAAATTCAGAGTATATTAATAACGGAAAAGCGACTATTACCGCTATTTCAGGAAGTAATTTCACATTATCTGAAAATGCCATTTTTACAATAGAGGATTGGTTAACAGACGCTATTGTTTTGCCTTATGAACTTTCTTCCGAAATAAATACCAGCGGAACGTCTTTAGAAAGACCGGAATATAAGTACACTAAAATTCCCCTTGGGTATAAGTTCTTTGATGCTTCTTTACAAATACCAATTTTTTGGAATGGATCAAAATGGATAAATTCTAATGGTCAAAGTGCTTTTAATAACAAGGGAACGACTTCTTTAAGACCTGTTAATTTGTCGGCTGATGACTCTGGATTCCAATACTATGATACTACTTTGAAAAAGTATATTTGTTGGGATGGTACGTTATGGACTAATTTAGACGGTACAGCATTAACATAGGGTTGGTTTTTATATATGTTGACTTGAAAGAGGGATAGATCATTTGATTTCATCTCTCTTTCTTTTGTATTAGCACTTTTAAACCGTAAACGTAGATTTCTTTCACGATTACTTAAAACTCGATAACGGTCATGCAAATCATTCTTATTAAGATCGAATATCTCAAAGTTAACTACTACTCATACGGTAGAGCGAACGTATTCACCAGTACCTCACCAATGTAAAAAATCTCAGCTCTGTCTTGGATGAATATAGGGTAAACTTTTGACAACTGAGTACTCATACCCAAAGTTATTTTAATCATTACTAACAAATGAGGGGGTTATAGGGGTAAACTTTAGTTTTACTCCCTCACCCCAAAGAAATTAAGAAAAAATGGAAAAGAAGCAAAAACCAAAGGAAAGATCAATTTGGAAAGTGATCAAAGAGTGCGTAAACGGAATGCCCGTTGGAAATTTGTTATACCGCCAAGATTTCTTTGATCGCTTGAAAGAACAAGGATTTTTTATAGCAAACGGCTATGACATATTAGACCCAGTGAAGTATCATACAGTCGTTTCGAGTAATTCAGTGGATCAAATACGCAATCTTTTGACCGGAACGGGGTTTTTGGAACTTTATGGGAAACGGAGGGGTGCGTATCTTGTTAAGAAGCACATACCAGAAGAAATGACTCAATCTCAATTGCGAAAGATGTATGACGAGCATTGGCAATAAATCTAAGGTTTCAATACTTCGCGTTGATAACATGACGTATTCCTTTGCTGGTTCAAATAAGGTCGGCATTCGTCACGTTGCACGGGCTTTGACTTTCCTTAATCCAGATCCATTTGCGTATTCTCACCGCATAAAGAAGTTCAACGCAAAAGACCGTACGTTTCAGATCGGTATGTTGAAGACCTTGGAGACGTACCTAAAAGAAAACGGCGTTGAGTATGAAGTAGAGGATTACGCGTATGCCTTGCCGGAGGGGGTTGAGATAGATGAGCGGATGACGGGGAAGTATATTCATCAAAGTCATGCCGTTAGGAGGTTCTTTGAACGTAGATTCGGTATCATTGTTGTTCCAACGCGCGGCGGTAAGACTTTTATTGCCGCTGAGATTATGAGGATTTTCCTTGCTACCGATGAGGGAAACTTTTTGTTTGTTACGGATAACCGCACACTTTTCTCTCAGGCAATAAACGACTTCCGGACGTTCTACGAACCGCGTTATGGGGAATTACGCATTGGTGAGATAAGGGAGGGAAAGATAGACGTGATGGAACGCGTGACGGTAGGCATGATTCAGACAATACAAAGTACGCTTTCGAACCGTTGTAAGGATGCGAAGAAGAAAAGGAATTTGGTGAAGTATTTGAAAGAATTGAAGTTTTTGGCGGTTGATGAAATACATGAGAATGCTTCTGATTCTAAATTGAAGATTTACCGGAAATGTAAGAAATTGGAATATCAACTTTGTCTTTCAGCAACACCTTACCGTAGCGGCGCGCTGGTTCAAAATCTTAAACTCCGCGAATGGTCTGGCGATGTCGTTTATGAAATTAGCGAAAAGACGTTGAAAGAGCGCGGAGTATTGTCAGATTACCGCGTGTTTATGTTAGTCGTAAATCACAATGATATAGAGTATAGTGTCGCTCAAGATGATTACGAATTGTACCGCAAGGAGTTGATTTTTAATTCCGCGTACCGTAATGGGGTATTGCGTAAGGTGATCGAGATTCTTCAGAGATTGAACCTAAAGACTCTATTGCTTTTCCAAAGCATAGAGCACGGCAAACGCGTGGAAAGGTTAATGGGAATACCTTTTATCAGCGGTGAAACTTCCAATAAGGATAGAGAGCGAGCAAAGACGGAATTTCTTAACGCTACGGGTGGTATGTTGTCTGCTTCGGGAATATTCAAAAAGGGAGTTACACTGCCGTCCGTAGAAGTTATGATAAACATAGACGGTGGGCTGGAGGATGCTAACACTATTCAGAGGAAAGGTCGTGTATTAGGAACAACGGATACAAAGGATAGAAGCCTAATACTGGATTTCTTCGATGAGTTTGATGCTTATTTTACTGATCACTCAGCGTCAAGGTTACAAACCTACGTAGATGCGATCGGGGAACGTAACGTAGGAATCTTAGATACGGAGGTTGACGATTGCTACGAAACTTTGGAACGTTGGATACGTAAATGGTTTAGACTATGAATAGAAGAGAATCCCGGCTTTACCGCTTGGCGGTAGACATGTTTATTGATATGCTGTCTTCAATAACTAAACGGAGGGTGGTGGGATATAAGTGCAATGATGCGGATACGGAAGCCTTTGAGTATTTCCTTACTCAGTTTGACGGACGTTCGGTTGGAGAGGAATTCATCCGGACGTTTTTGAATTATCAATTTCAATCTTGGTTTAATACAGGAAGTGATCGTGATTATTCACGTTCCGTTAGATTCCAATGGATGTTTGGTAAAAAGGCTATTGAACGCTGGAGAAAGTTTGATCCGGAGTTCAACGCACGTATTGTACGCGGTCATGTAAAAAAGTTGGGGATTCTCCGTCCACAGGTTCGCATTTCGTCCCGTATTTCAGAGTTAATTAACGTACTACGTCCCGTTGAAGAGAACGCGAAAAAGGAGTATTTCAATACGAAACGTGGACTATCGTGGTGCGTAGCAAATACTACTCTTTATCATCACCGTAGTTCTCTTTGTACGCGATGTGATTTTAAAAATGAATGTAAAACGATGCTTTCGGAAGTTTACCCGAAAGTGTACGTAAAACGCGGATATGGCAAGAAACAATAATTTAACGAGTAACTATATAAAAGAACTTTTTGCGGCATCTTTTCACAAACGCACGATCTTTGACACCGTTCGTCAATATCTTAAGTTCTCTTTTCTTCAGACGGAAGCCGAAAAACAACTATGGCAGTGGACTACTAAGGAATTTGACAGACGCGGAAGAATACCCACGATAGGTCAAATGCAACAACAGTTCTCTGAGTCTGAAAAAGTCTTAGACTTAATCGCAGAGATCAACGAAGTAGAATTTGAGGATGATGAGGGATTTGAAACGAGTCTTATGAATACTTTTGAGAATTTCATAAAAAAGATGAAGTTCTTGGAGGTTAATGATAAGATAGCCGATATATACAATAGAGGGGAAAAGGATAAGGCGTATGATACGTTTGTAAAATATGCGGAGGAATTTGCTAAATTCTCTATTATGGAACCTCATTTTGAGACTGTCTTTGGAGACTTCGCTGCACGTCAAGCCCGGCGAAAGAGCGAGGACTACCAAAAACGTTTTAAGATTCCTACAGGTATTGATGAGCTTGATTACCGTTTGGGGGGAGAATTCGGTGGACCAGAAACGGGTGAATGCGTTCTTTGGTTGGGGGATTCCGGTGCGGGAAAGAGTCAATGTTTGACTGCTATGGGGATAGCCGCCGCGCGTCAAGGACACCGAACGGCACATTTTCAGTTAGAGGGTACAAAAGAGCAATGCTTAAACCGTTATGATGCTGCTTGGACAGGTACGCTTTACCAAGACGTCAAACTTGGGAATATTCCGGATAAGAAAATGGAGGTTACGAAACGTATTGTGAAGAAACTCCATAAATCTGATATTATCGTAATCTCTGAGGAAGAATGGGGCGGTAAGTCCCTGAATGATATTCGTAGGGAACTAAAGGAGATTGAGAAAATATATGGTAAGGTAGACGTGATAGTGATCGACTATTTAGAATTGGTTGAGGTGGGTGATGGAATTCGTTACAGCCCCAGTGAGGAACGTTTCCGACAGGCTAAATTGGCTAAGGGTATGAAAACTCTTGCTATGGAATTCAATGCCGTGGTACATACGGCAACGCAAAGTAGTAGTATAGACGAGGAAAAGAGGAATGATCCAGAGTTTGTGATTACGCGTGCTCAATTGAGTGAGGATAAGGGCAAGATTCGTCCTTTTGACGTCTTTATAACTATTAATCAGACGCGTGATGAAATGAAAGACGAAACTATGAGATTACATACAGATAAACTTCGTGATTACAAGAGAGGTGATCCAATTCACATAGCAAATAATTTTGCTTATTCTCGTTTTTACGATCGGGTGCGGACGCTAAATATGGATTGGGATGAGAAAGATGAAGATTGATGATTCGGATTTACGTGAGCTATTAATCAACCCAAAACTTAATCGGAGGGGACAATACATTTGTACGTGTCCCTTTTGTAATAAAGAAGCTCACTTTTATATCTCCAAGGAGACTCAACAATGGGATTGTAAGCGTTGTGGAGAATCTGGCGGTATATACAAACTTCTCAAACGTCTCAATAGAACTTATCTTTTGGGCGGCGCTACGATTGAAGAAAGGGAAAAGATAGTGAGCATAAAGGAAATTCTGGAGGAACGTTCAGAAGAAGATGAAGTGCGTTTAGAGGAATTGCCGGAAAAGAAACTACCATTGGGTTGGAAAGTTAGTCGCAGTAGTACTCCGTATCTTCTCAACCGCCGTATAACTCCGGAGGATTGCGTGCGTTACAAAATAGGCGCAACGGATTTAGTGCGTAAATTTCAAAACTATGTAATAGTACCAATTTACGATGGAGGGAAAATTCGGGGGTTTTTAGGGCGATACGGAGCAAAGAAAGTTCCCGCAGATCGGCTACGTTATAATAATTCCCCAGATACGAATTTCGGTCAGTTATTGTTTGGATATGACGAAATTGAAAAGGACTCTACGCGCACGGTTATTCTCGTTGAGGGAATATTTGATAAGATAGCCGTTGATAAGTTTTTGAAACTTTGGGAAGAACCTTTTGTGAAATGTGTTTGTACGTTCGGTAAAAAGATAAGCCCGGAGCAAAGACAAAAATTGATAATAAAGGGAATTGAAAGCGTTATACTTTTGTATGATTATGACGCTTTGAAAGAGATAAAGAAGTACGGTTTGGAGTTGGAAGAGTATTTCAATACAACTATTACATTTACAACTAAAAAAGATATTGATGAATGCTCTAAGCGCGAAGCCTACGAGGTTTTCAGTGTTCTTCGAAAACCAAGAGAATTTAATGTAGATATAATCGGAAAACTAAAATAGAGATGGAAACTGTAAAAACAAGAAACTTGTCCGTTGCTGAGTATTTTCTGCAATTGCAGAAAGAATACTTATTAGCAGAGTTCAGGCGCAAGATATATTACAGCCCAAAGGATAAAGCGTACTATGAAAAATTAATGGGCTATAAAAAGGAGAAGATTGTTAAAATTGCTAAAAGAAACCGTTTGAAGAGCATTTTCAGCGATAAGCGTACTATGAAAAGTATTAAAGCGGAACTTTTCAGCGATGACGGTCATCCTATTTTTGAACTCAATACGTTTGATAAACAAAATTACTATTCCGTAGGTAGCGAATTTTCATATATGGGTGAAATTTGGACTTTGGATCAAGTGAAAGAGGACGGAAATTTAACTTTGTATTCTTTGAAATTACAAAGGTATGAAGAAGTAAAACCGGAGGATACGATAAGAATACTTTAGTAAAGAAAAATTGATAAATAAGATGTTATGAAATTAGAAGAAGTTAAACAAGTTCTCTCAGAATTGCATAATATAGCACGAGAACTAAATAAGCCATTTGATAGTGCAGACGTTTTATGCGAATATAGCAAACGCAATAATGGTTATTCAAAGGAAGTAGCTGAGAATATAATTCATTCTATTTATTACGCTCATGAAGAGTGCATAAAATAACCTAAAGAAAATTCCCAAGGTTACTTAATTATGAATTATAGGTTTTATAAAGTATATAATTCCCTCATTTTTTATCAAATTAAAATTAAACTTATTAGCAAGCGGCAACTTGCTAATACAAAGATACAGAGAATGGAAGATATGAAAGAGAATTTTAATAGAGATAGAAGTGATTTTAAAAATCTAACTTTAGAAATTGTAGAAAGTAGACTAAAGGAAATTGCTCAACGACATAACCTTGATTTAATGGATGAATGCATATTATATTTGTATACCCAAGAATACGGTAGTCTTACAAATGAAATAGCAGATATTCTTTATCCAAGATATGGTTTTAAGGGGATTTATCCTACACCTAAGTTATGAACGAAATAGCTCATCCTTACGACTTTCTAAAAATAGTCAAGTATTATATAGAAGCAATTCATATTTTATGAATTTTCATATTTTTAAAGTTATAGACAGAGATGTAAACACCTGACTTGCTATTGCATAGAGATGTATAGCAAAAAAGAATCGAAAAGGAATGTCTGTGAAGATGTTCCTTTTATTAAGGGAAAAGGACTGGAGCTAATATATATTCTTTTGAATGATTACAAATTTATAGTGTTAAACTTTAAGGTATTCAGTAACTTACTTTAATGTATTTGTATCATTTTTCATACCCCGGATACTACAAATATCTGGGGTATTTTTTATACAAAGTTTATATTTAAGAGGAGTTAATTTTGTTAGACAATAAGAGCACAAAGATTTGTTCTGCTAAAACAAATGCTCTATTTAAACAAGACGCTCTTTTCCTAAAGTTGTGATATCATACACATATTTGGCTACATCTTTGCAGTATATTTGTACTGCAGATGGAAGTATATCATATCCCACAACTTTAGAATCAGGATGATTATTTTTATGTTTTTCATAATCATTCTTTTTATGTAGGGTAATATATAAACGCCCTTTAGAATTTAGGATGATTAGTTTTATGTTAAGGATTGCTTGGGAAAGTAGTCCTTTTCTTTTAACAAAAGTTAAATTCCTTGGTAAAAACGAAAATTCTCCAAGAAAAATTTTGTCGGTATCTACAAAACCCTTACCTTTGTACTCATAATCGAAAAACAAATTGTAAAACTAAATTGAAAAGATCATGGCAAGAAACATCCCGACTCCGTATTATATAGATTACATCTATGATCGACCAAAAGGTGAAAAGAACTTCTACTATCAGTTAGTTAGAAAAGCAGACAATGCTATTCTTTATGCCAATGAAGATTTGAAAGAAGTTCTTCGCCGCCGTGCTGAACTAAATATTAAAAAGGAGGATATTTGTATACTATGAAAATCTCCGAAAAAATTTACAATAGATACGAGTATTTAGCAAAAAAATATGCTTCTCGTATCTATTCATTCGAACAACTATCATTCGAGTACGAAGATTTGGTACAAGAATTCCGTATAAAAATATTCCTTTCCATTAAAAGCTACGGCAGAAGATGGGCGAAGTACAGAAAAGAGGGATATGCAAAACCCGTTCCGATAAGGTATTATTTGGAAGCTGCATGTAGCAATAAAATGCGTGATTTTATGAAACTAATAACGCGTGAAAATAATAAAATTCGCATTGATGAAATAGATTACGATTTCGGAATAGAGGAAGATTGTAAAATATCAAATGAGCAAAATAAATTCATTGTTAATGATATTGATCTATTGGAGGGATTAACCGGCAAGGAACGTTCAGTATTTTCTCTTTATTTGAGAGGTCATAGCATAGCATTGCTTACCAAAGTTTATTTTAACAATGCTGAGGAAAAGAAAAAGAAACGTGAAATTATAGCAAGTGGGGATGAACCTTTTGGCGTTACAGATATAATAGAAATGCAAAAAGAATTCCTTATCAGAAAATATGGTAACGAACTTCAGCAAAAAAGGAGAGTATTCTCAAGATATAACAATTCAGAAAACGATTAACAAATTATTAACTAAAAATTGTAAAAACAATGGCAACAAAATTGACTGGTGCTTTAGCAAAGCGCGTTAAGGCTTTAGGAATTTCAGGTTCAACTGAAGAAGCGGTTAAACCGAAACTTCTGGAAATCCTTGAAGAGAACGGAATTGAACAGATGGATGATGAGGAACTGATTACTATCGTGGAAATTGCTGAAACTTTTGTCAACGACACAACGTCAGATGACGAAGATGAAAACGATGATATTGATGAGGAAGCCGAAGCAGACGAACTGGCGGAGGAAGTAGAGGAAGAAGATAAGGCGTCAAAGAAGAAAGCCGAAAAGCCTGCTAAGAAAGAAGCGTCAAAGGCAAAGAAAGCGACTAAAAAAGTAGTAGAGCAGGAAGAAGAACCGGAGGATGAAGATGAAAACGTTTCTTTGGAAGATATGAGCCGTGAGGAATTGAAAGCATACATCAAAGAAAAAGGTTTGGAGATATCAGTTAAAAAATCTTGGTCTGACGATGATATTCGCGATGCTATCAATGCTCTACTTGAGCCGGAGGAAGAAGATGATGAAGAGGAGGAAGAAAAACCCGCACCTAAAAAGGCTTCCAAAGCAGCTACAGCAAAAAAGGAAGTAGCGAAGAAAGAAGTTAAGGAAGCAAAGAAAACTGCTGCTAAACCGGCAGAAAAAGCAGCTACCAAAAAAGGAACGCGCTTAAATCCTAAAAACAATGAAGAAGATCGCGCAGCGTTCGATTTTCTGAAGAAGTACTTCCCAGAAAGCGAATATTTGTACGCATGGATTGCTGCAGGGCTTACTATCAAATACAAAGGCAAAAATTCTAATCGTAGCATTATTGGGGTTGAAAATTGCTTTGTAAAAGGCGAGGGCAAGAAAGCCGTTATGACGTGCAACGTTTATCTTCTGTTGTTCAACGGTAAGGACGAGATTTTGGAGAAAGCCGAAATTGAATTCGAAAAATGTTGGTCAGGTGCTCCAATGTTGAAGAGCGTAGAAAGCTCAGAATTGATCGAGATCATTGAAACATTACTTCCAGATATGGAACGTATGGTTAAGACGGTAGACAAAAAATTGGGTGACAATCGTAAGAAAATGGAGGACAACTTGAAGAAAGAGAAAGCCGTCAAAAAGCCCGTTTCCAAGAAAGTCGTAGAGTCGGAAGAAGACGAAGATGAAGAGGAGGAAATGGAAGAAGCACCGAAGCCTGTTAAGAAAGGAAAGGTTATTAAGAAAACAGTCAAGAAATAAGAGAGAAAACCGGCAAGGTTTCAAATTCATAACTCATAACGTGCTGCAAAACATCCCCCAATCGAAACCTTGCCGCTATCTCCCTTTTTGAAATCATACATTCTTATTCATATTTTGCCGAATGAAGAGTTGTCGTTGAGAAACGGTGACTCTTTTTTATTCTCTCTCAAAGTTATAAAGTAAAGAAAATAAATTAGAAAATGAAAGATAATATTTTACCTAAAACTAATTGTTTCATACCAGATTATGGTGTAGCAAAAGCGGAGAATTTTGGGATTATTTACCCGGTTATTAACAATTACATTCTTAACAATAAGGATTTAGAAGAAAGCCGGAACGGGGAAGTAAAAGAACTACTGGATGTCAAAACTATTATAACGAATCCTTACAAGCGTTGCACAGGAGGTTATGGTAGAGATATTAATGTATTCTTTCTTCTTGCCGAAGCGATTTGGATAGTAAGCGGAAGAAGTGACGTTGAATTCTTGAATATCTTTAATTCTCGTATGAAAGACTTTAGCGATGATGGAATTGTATTTCATGCACCATACGGTTTTCGTTTACGTCATTGGGGTTCTCGTTCTGATGATCCATTTTCTTCAAACGTTTCTGTTCAAAGAGGTTTTGATCAAGTTTTGGAAGCTATTAGGATTTTATATGGTAATCCAAATAGTCGTCAAGTCGTTATGTCGATTTGGAATCCTGTTTTGGATTTAGGAAGTAAATCACGCGATATACCTTGCAATGATTTAGTTATGTTCAAAATTAGAAACGGGAAACTAATAACTACAATAGCTAATCGGAGTAACGACTTGCATTGGGGACTTCCAACGAACGTATTCCAATTCAGTTTCCTATCTGAAGTAATAGCTTCTTGTTTAGGAATAGAGTTGGGGACTCAAACTCATAACTCTCAAAGTCTTCATATTTACAATTGGAATGGTACGGCGGATGAAATGGACGAGGAATTTGAGAAACAAGGCGGTGGTCGATCTCTTTACGAATCTACTCCAGCGGAGGAAAAACCTATGGACTTCAATTTTTCTCATGATGTTCCTACAAATAAGTTCATAGAAATAAACTATTACTTTGATTTAATTATCCGTAACCTTTTGGAAGATCAACGCGGTGGAGAAGTAAACAAAGATGAAATAAAGCAATTACAAGAGTTTTCTCACTTCTTCCATAACGTATATCGGCTATTAAGTATTTACGTTAAATACAAGCAAAAAAACAAGGTTTGCAAGTCGGTAGAAGAAAAGGATGCTATTAGGAAAACGGCTATCTCTGAAATAGAGCTCATGGAAGCGGAGGGTGCGCATGATTGGGATATGGCAATATTAGCTAAGAATTTCTTTGCATCAAGGTTAACTATTCCAATGAAACATGATTATCTTGGAAAGTTATGACGGAAGAATTGAGCCTTTGGGTAAAGGAAAATAATTTAGTAGTATCAGAATCTTCTTTGGAGGGTTCTGATATTATTTCTATCGAGGAAGTTGGAGATTTTTTATACTTACATCCCTTTGACGGAAAGATAATTGATGAGGATTTCTCGTTTCTTCTTTCAGATGAAGAATTTGATCTTTTGGACGAGGGTAAGGTTAAATACATTCTGTTTGAGTTCGGAAAGAAATTTTATTATTCGGCGATCGTAAAAGACAAGAACCGTTATAATGAAGTAATCTTCAAACCTCAATTTAATGATTTCAAATATCTTGGTAAAACGAGCGAGGAATTTATAACCGATTATGTTCATCTGGGAGTTCACTCAGAGTATGAAATATTGAATGGAAGCGGAGGGTGCGAAACTTGGGTGAGGAAAGCTGCGTTTATGGGTGTTAAGTCATTAGGTATTTGCGATAAGAATACTTTAGCAGGCACGCTCTCTTTTCAGACTTTTTGTGACAAGAAAGGGATTAAATCTATTATTGGCGAAACGGTCGTAGTAGCAAAAGAATATGATGCGGAAAAGACCAACCAAGAAACCTTTGAACTTAAACTATACGTATTGAATTTTGAGGGATGGTTGAATCTCTTACAAATCAATAAAGCCGTCAATGTAACTTATCGTGGGTTTATTCCCGATTATGAATTGTATAAATACGGCTCTGGGTTAGCACTCGTTATTCCAAAGGAATCAGAAGTCAATTATTTGAAAGATGAGCCGGAAACGGTTAGGAAACTAATCAAGACATACAAGAAGAAATTTTCAAAAGTTTTTTATCAAATTGATACGGTTGAATACGTATCGGAGACTTTATTCAAAAAACATCTTTCCAACCTTGATACTTACATACTTAAATATCAAAAATACGTTCGTCCGATCTTGATAAATGATTCGTATTATTTAGATCGGGAAATGAGTGAATTGAAAAAAACTCTCAATGCTGTTTTAGGCGAAGCAATGCCAGAAGCTAAAGACCAATATTTCAAAAGTTGTCGAGATACATTCAATGCTTACATAGATTGGTTAGATGAAGTAGAGCCTTTGTTTGAAGTAATAACGGAGGGTATAGAAAACGCTGTTAGTCTTTCTCAAGAAATTGAATTCAAAATTCCGTCCGGAGAGCGTAAACTACCGAAATTTGAAGTTAAGGATGCTACTGAGTTGTTCTTTAAAGTTTTGGAAAAGGGCGTATCTGAGCGTTTAGGCGATCTACCCGAAAAGGAGTTTGATGTTTATATGAAACGCTTGGAAACGGAATGTAAAGTAATTGTTCCTAATGACTTGGTGGACTATTTTATGATCCTTTGGGATATTATAAATTGGTGTAAGAGTAATGACATAATGGTCGGAACGGGTAGAGGTTCAGTTTGTGGTAGTTTAGTAGCATATTGTCTTCATATTACAGATGTAGATCCATTGAAGTACGATCTTATGTTCGAGAGATTTTTGAACGAGACGCGTGTTAAAGCCCCAGAGAATTTTGTAATTGAAATGGAGAATGGAGAAGTTATTAATATTCCGGTTGAAAAGAAAATAAAAATACCTTTAACAAATGGGAAAGAAATAGATATTGACGTAGATTTAGATTTTTCAAATATAGATATTGACGTAGATAAATTAAAGTCAATGTTATGAAAAAGGGAATAATTTACAAATTCACCATATTATCAGGGTATAAATTTAACGGACGAAACCCATATTATGTAGGACAGCATTGGGGTTCATTAGATAATTATTGGGGAAGCGGAAGAATTTGGGATGATTTTCTGAAACGACAAAGAAAGGATTATCCGACTTGTTGGAAAAAGTTGATTAAAAAGGAAATTTTGTATGAAAATTTTTGTTCGCAAAGAGTTCTTGATAAATTAGAAGAATGTTTCATTAAGAAAGAAAAATCTCATTATTCTTATGGGTTAGGAGGTTGCAATGTACTCTGGGGAACTGCTAATCAATTCGGTTCGGGTAGTCCTATGAAAGATCCAATTGTTCGCAAAAAGTGTAGCGAATCTGCAATTTTATGGAATATTAAAAACCCTGATAAAAGGAAAGAAAGAGAAAGAAAGAGATTTTTAAAATTGCATAATACGGATTATAAACAAAGAATATCAAAAACACTTTCTGGTAGATATGTTGGGGTTTTAAATCCTAATTACGGTAATAAATGGAACGAGGAACAAAAAAAGAAACAATCTGATATTATGAAAGGTAGATACATTGGGGTTTTAAATCCTAATTACGGTAATAAGTGGAATGAAGAACAAAGGAGACAAATGTCAGAGAAGAAAAAGAAACAATATCTTAATGGCTGTATTAATCCTATGACCGGCAAAGTTAGAATAAATAACGGAGTTTTGAATAAGGTTATTGATAAAAATTCTCCACTCCCAGATGGTTATGTTTATGGTATGAAACCGAGAATAAGATGAAGGCAATTTCTATAAAAAAAGTAAAAATTTTTCGTAGCGACATGATGCCGGACATAGATGTCGATTTTCCAACAGAATATCGGGATGCGGTAAAGGATTACATAAAACAAAAGTACGGCTATGATTACACTTGTTCTATCGGAACGTATGGGCGAATGAAATTGAAGACCTGTTTAAAGGATTTTGGGAAAGTTAAGGGTATTCCTTTTGATACTATGAATAAGATAACAAAAGACATAGATGATCAAATAGAATACACTTGGGGAGATTTAATTGAGTATGCAAGTCGATCTAAAGCCTTATTCAAGTTCGTTCAAGATAATCCGGATATAGTTCATTTAACGAAGTATAGTTTGTTGCAGTGTCGTTCGGCTTCCGTTCATCCATCAGCCGTTGTTATTGTACCTAAACATACCGTAGACGGAAAAGATCGAGAAACGGATATATGGGAATGGATGCCTGTAAAGATGATCGATGGCGTACTTGTTTCTGAATGGGAGGGAAAATATATTGATAAATCGGGTTTTCTAAAGGAGGATATTTTGGGACTTAATCAATTGGATAAGTTCAAAGATATGGAGACGTTAATTCAGCGTAATACGGGCAAGAAAATCAACTGGAATGAAATACCTTTAGACGATGAAGAAACGTTCAAATTCTTCCGTAGAGGATGGAATGAAGACGTATTTCAGTTCGGTACGCAAGGACTTATGAACTATTGTCGTCAAGTTAAGCCGGATACGTTAGCTCAACTCATAGCAATGACTGCTCTCTTTCGTCCGGGACCAATGGAATTGAGAGCGCATGATGATTTTGCTGAAATTAAAAACGGGAAAAGGAAACCTAAGTTTGATTTTGGTATGGAGGAAATAACGCGTGAAACGTTTGGACTTTATGTTTATCAAGAACAAATTATGAAAGCCGTAGTGGTAGCCGGATTGACTGAGGTAGAATCGGATATACTTAGAACTACGATAAAGAAAAAGGACGTAAAAACTTTGGGTTCGTTTGGAGAAAAATTCAAGGAGGGCTACATAAAGTTGTTAAAAGAGAATGACATTCCTAATCCAGAGGAATATGCTAAAAATGTTTGGGATAAGTTATTAGCTTTTAGTGGTTACGGTTTCAATAAGAGTCACGCGGCAGCATATTCTATCATGTCTTATTGGAGTCAATATATGAAAGTTAATTATCCCTTGGAATTTTGGACTGCTTCGTTACAATTTGCTAAAGAATCTGAAATACCTTATCGACTTGCCGAATTGAAGAAAACTGGTGTTGAGATAGAAGTACGCCCCCCGGATATAAATTTCTCTGAAACGAGATTTACTTGCGATCCAAAAGAACAAAGAATCTTCTTTAGTCTAACAAAGATCAAAAATATTGGTGATAAAGTTGTTCCTCTAATAATAGGGGAAAGGGAAGCGCATGGGAGGTTTTTCTCATTGGAAGAGTTTGTGGAACGCGTTCCGTCCAAAGTTAATAAGACTGTAATTCAGAACTTGATTATAAGCGGTGCTTTTGATGTAGTAGAGGATTTGAAAAATACACGTGAGCGTAAAAAACTATTAGCTTGGTATTTGGATAGGAAGAAAGCTCAGATGCCTCCTCAATATCAAACTCCAGAGTCAGAAACAAACTCATTTTGGGTATTTGAACAAAGACGTTTAACCGGATTCGGAGAAGTAGATTATGAAACCATGATTCGTGACGCTATCCCCAATCGTAGGGTTGCTAAGTTATTCGTGAACGACTTCGAGTTCGGAAACGTCAAGGAGGGCAGCGAAGTTACCATAGCAGGCAAGTTAATATATTACGTTGAACGGAAAATTAAAAACGGCACTATGGTTAGCGTGAATATAGATTGCAATAATACGATCATTCCCGTAACACTTTGGCCAGATGCCGTAGAGAGATTACCGGAAAGTATAGAAAATTACAAAAATAGAGTAGTTGCTATTTCGGGGAGAGTAAAGAAAGATAAGTTCAAAAATCAAAGGGCTCTTTACTCTGACGATAGGACAAAGATTTATATAGTATCATAAATAAAAAGGGTTATGTTAAGCAAAATTTTTAATGGTAAGTATCTCCAGCGTCTTGATAACATCATACAATGGCAGGAGAAAGACGTATTTAAACAAGAAAGCGTGAGTCAACACTCTTACAAAGTAACCATATTTGCGAGAGTTCTATTGGAAGATATATTTTCATTGAGTAATAATCCAAAGGTGAACATGTTCAAATTAGATGTAACCACCAGAGCTTTATTTCACGATTGGGATGAGACGTTGATACTCCGAGATATGTCTCATGAAACAAAATATAATGAGTTCAATGGCGAGGAAATAAGAACGGCTTTGAATCGACTTGCGCAGGAGAAAGCTAAAACTGAGTTTAGAGAAGCTGATGAGGATGGCACTTGGACAGATTCTATGAATATGATGGTATATACGATTTGCGTGCCCGTAGAGCCTGTTAAAAGTTTTGCTAAGCTATGCGATTGGATGGCGTTATTCTTCTATATGAGAAGAGAGAAATTGCTTGGAAACAAAGACTTTAGAAATTCTTGGGAGATAGTCGCATCAAAATTTCCCAAAGCTATTGAAGAAGTAGAGAAACAATTGAAAGAACATTTCCCAAATGAGGTTATGGACTTTACTGAATTAAATAACTTAAAAACTATTTTTGAAGATTATGAGTAAACAAGGAGAAGAAATGACGAAAGAAAGTATCAATGGCATTTTCAATGGCATGAGCGATTTGCTGGTAAAAAAGAATGCTGACTATAAAAGCGCTTCTTTTGATTTGGGATTGAACGGCAATATGGTTCATCTTTGGGATAAAGTACGTAGATACCGGAATATGGTAGAAAACAGTATGCAGGGCAAAGAACCTAACTTTGAAAGCATTCGCGATACTTTACAAGACATAATAGGGTATGCCGTAATAGGTATTCATATCTTAGATGCTCAAAAGAAAGAGAATGAGCCAAGGGTTTACGAAAAGTCTGTTTCAAACGATGATGAAGAATAAATCTTAGGAAGTATGCAGAAAAAAGTAATAACAATTGGCGGTCAAACTTATGTTTTGATTTTTGACGAATTTGACGAAAATGTCGATATAGACGCCATTTTGAAGATTGATTATTCAAATCTTATTGGAGAAATGGTAACTTTCCCAGTTATTGTAAATCGCTTCGGACAAATGTTGGCGGAGTCGGAAAGTCAAGTTGCCTTGGCGAAATTAAACTTGGAAGTTACGGAAGCTAAACTAAAGGAGTCTGCCAGAGTTATACTTAGTGAACAGTCCGGAAAGAATCCGAGCATTGATGCGGTTAATTCCTATGTCACTATGCAAAAATCTTATCAAGCCTTAAGACGGGCTTTTATAGATAAACAAAAGATAAGAGATTATGTAAACTCTATCTTTTGGTCAGCAAAAGATAAGAGTGAAAAACTCAACAAACTTTCTTTATCGGTTCAACCCAGCGATATAGCGGATTCTGTTATTGAGGGACGCGTTAACGGAATTTTAGTAAAGAGAACTAAAAAACTAATTGATTAATTTATATTATTTATGGCAACTAAAAAAACTTCAAAAAGTGAGGGAGCATCTGATCTAAGATCAAAACTTAAGCCAACTCCCATTAAGAGTCTTAAAAAAACAGTAGATGAAGACAACGAAATGATCGGCGTTCAAAATTCTAACGAGTATTTGCGATTGGAAGATGGAAAAACAACAAAGATTCGTATTTTCCCTGCTCATCCCGGCGAAGATAATTTTTACGTTAAGCGTAAGTGTTATTGGTTGACTTTTACTGGACAAGACGGCAATACTTATCGCGGTACGGTTAACGACTCAGTGGTTCACGGAGGAACGAAAAAAGATATATGCGATGAGTTCATGAAGTACGCTAAGAAGAAATGGTCAAAGGATTCTGACCGCTTATCTTGCTTCACTGGACAAGACGGGTTTGGAGCTCAGTTCACTTGGTTAGCTTATGCTGATGAGATTAATCCGGACGAAGAATTGAAAGCAAAAGTTTGGGAATTCAAGAAAATGGTTCGTGACGCTTTGAATAAACTTTCTTTCTCAGAAGAGGATGATGATCCAATTGAAGTTGATCCGTTTACTGATCCGGATGAGGGACTGCCTGTATTGGTAAAGAAACTCTCAAAACCAAACAAAAAGAAAGGTGAAAACTATTATGAAGTATCTTTCCCTAAAAAAGTTTCCGCACGGGCTTTGACAGATGAAGAGATAGAATATTTCATGAATTTGAAGCCCCTTTCAGAACTTACTCCTCGTTACGAAATGAGAGATTTTGAACGCGCTTTAGAGGGCTTGCAAACTTTCGATGAGGAAAATGATTTGGAAATGTTTGAAGACGAGGGCTGGTTGGAGATCGTAGAAGAAATAAAAGAGCAATATGACGCTGATTCTTCAGACGAGGATGATGAGGACGAACCTAAAAAGAAAGTTGCTTCAAAAAAGACTTCCAAGAAAGTCGTAAAGCCGGAGGAAGAAGATGATGAAGAGGAGGAAGAAAAACCTGCGCCAAAGAAAACTTCTAAAGTCGGAAAGAAAAAACCTGCACCCGAACCA